TGACAATAAGATGTATAGGCTATGGTTTTGGACTGGTTTTGATGAGAATAATGTAAGAAGATATGCCCTTCCTGATGGTGTGGTCGCTGATGATTTCTGTAGACTTTTAAGATATACAGGTTCTGAAGAAAATGTATACTTTAATGTAAGTTTTCGAAAATGTGATTTTAAATATAAAGATGAGTCTCTTATATATCAGTTGTTTATTGATGCAAGATTGCATTATGGTGACTATACCATATCCCTTTACAAAGAAAAAGGCAATGTAGCAGTTTTTAACCATTATGCCTCCTTGTATTCAATGTCTGATATTGATACAGTAAATGTTTTTGACGGTACATCTACTTCAAAGATATATTATCTTCCTACCTGTAACAGGTTAAAAGAGGTTGAAATACAAAATTCAGTAACAAAGTATGATACTCCTTTCGATCTTACAATTAATGAGGATGCTGAAAATACAAATACTCAATTCTTTGTTGATCAAAGTATTGTAACGTTGAATTCTCCTGACTTGGAATTTGATACAATTGTACAAAACTATCCAACAGATAATCTCAAACTTCGTATTATAGGTGTATTACCTATAACTGCGAATGCCTCCTCCCATAAGATAACTACATCTTCTTCCATGATTCCTCTTGATTATCAAACAGAAGAAGATGATAATGGCTATATTAAAGAGGCTAAAGATTTTGGAAGGGGAGAACTTGATATTAATACTTATTATCTTAATAAGAATATAGATGCAGGTTATAGGATGATTGCTGAATATATGTGGGAAGATGCATGGATAGATGTAAAAGCTGATAAGGCAGTTAGCTCTTATCCTGAAGCAGCACATTACCTTATATATCCTTGGCAGGTTGCAAGGTCTCTTACAAACGATTCAAGAGGTAATTCAAGTGCTTCTTCAGTTCTTAAGACCAAAATTTCTTCTCAGCTATTATATTCTTGCAATACTGCATATTTTGCTACTCATAGTATTTATAAATGTACTGTTTCTGGAAATACTACTCCTATCAAGTTGTATGATTTTGGAAAAACAGAAACCTGTGTACATTTACAAAATAATGAATTTATTGAAAACTTACGACTGTCAAAACAAGTACAAGATAGTCCCTTGAATGTAAACTATTATGCAAATGTTGACAAGTCCCTTGTTAATGATAGAAAATGGAGAACTCATGCAAGAGGTTATTTCTCTAATGCAAATAAGCAAGGTGCTGTTCTAATGAGATATAAGTCTGGCACTCATGCTGTTATGTCTTTACCTGCTTATAGTGTTGGAGATAATAAAGTAAATATTCTTCCATATGCTGTCTATGATAGCAATGGTGATACGATTTATGCTGGAAAATACGAAGGAACTGGTGGTAAGACTTTTTGGGGAGATAGGATAGCCTTTAATCAGGAAGGTATAGATATAAGAAGCAGTCTGATTGATAGAAGTCTTGCATTAAATAACAGTAAGCCTTATGCTACTTTATGGTTAGCAGAACTTTATAAGGATGTTGATCCAAGTTACATATTTGGAGGTAAAGGTATACAGGCTGTTCAAGCTAACAGATGGCTTGTAGGAGGAGAAGCACAGAGCATTGATACAGAATCTCCTATGACACTTAAATGGACTGAAGGAGATACTTTCTATCAAAGATATGATTGTTTGAAAACTTATCCGTATTCAGATCAAGACTCCAATCAAATGGTGGAGATATTCTCTTTTATGTGTGAGAGTCATGTTAATCTTGATGGTAGATGGGATAGAAATAGAGGACAAAGGGATAACACTATGATATCTCCTGTGAACTTTAATCTGATGAATCCTGTATATAATCAGAAAGATAACTTCTTTAACTATAAAAAGACGGAAGATGACAAGGTATTTAAATTTCCAAACTTGATTACATTTACCAAAACAAAAGAAAGTGGTGCTGAGATTGATCAATGGACTAATATTACACTATCGTCTAATTTAGAACTGGACGGCAGTAAAGGAGAGATTCGGTCTATACAAAGATTGAATAACCAACTCTTTACTTTCCAAGATAGCGGTATATCTCAAATACTCTACAATGAAACTGTTCAGATAGCTTCTACAGAAGGGGTACCCATTGAGATAGCTAACTCTCAGAAGGTTCAAGGAAAGAGATATTATAGTAATTCTATAGGATGCTCTAATAAATACTCTATCTGTAATACTCCTTCAGGTATTTATTTCATTGATTCTAATGATAAGGGTATATATCTATTTAACGGTGAACTGAACAACCTCTCTAATAAGTTTGGATTTAATACATGGTGTAAGACTAATATTTACTCTAATAAGAAATGGAATCCTGTATCTTTTGAGGACTTTGTAACTTATTATGACAGGCAAAACCAAGATGTTCTCTTTATTAATAAAGAGCACTGTTTGGCATTTTCAGAGAAGCTTGGAGCCTTTACATCATTTTATAGCTATGAGAATACTCCATATTTCTGTAGTTTGGATGAGGATGGATTGTGGTGGAAAGGAAAGGATTTATGGCTACATAGAGGTGGTGACTATTGTAAATTCTTTGGTAATTATAAACCCTTCTCTACAACTCTTGTAGGTAATCCTGAGCCTCAAGTAGATAAGATATTTACTAATCTTGAGTTTAGGGCCTCAATAGATGGAGAGGGTATAGACGAAGGGATTAATCACAAGCCTTTCTTACCGTTTGATAAGTTAGAAGCCTGGAATGAGTATCAGAAAGGCTACACTAATCTTAAAGATAAAGATGGCCACAGTCCTTATAAACATCACGATGGTGATGATTCCACTCTGTTGAGAAAGTTTAGAATATGGAGATGTGATATTCCTAGAGATAATGATAACAATGGAAGAAAAGCACATCCTATGGATAGAATGAGAAATCCTTGGCTGTATCTTAAACTGGAGAAGAAGAATGATACATCCAAGAGAACAGAAATACATGATGTCGTGATGACATATTTTGATTAGTGTTATTAGTTTAAGTTAATTGCAAAGTGTAGGGAGTGTTAGTAAAAAACTTTCACTCCCTTACTTTTTAATTAAATTATGGACTTTACTGAAAGTAAAGATTTATTTTTGCATTATAAATAGTATTTTGTATATGAAGAAAGATAGACTATATACAGTAAACAAGTGGAATAAGTCTGCCGTTGGAAATGTGTTCGATGAAGGGGGGTTATTTAAACCTCAAGGTTATTTAGCACCTTCTTTAGGTGGTACTCAATTCAGTTCTACTTCAAATCTAGGTATAAATAATATAAATCTCACAAAGCCAAATACAGTCCCTAGAGTTAATTGGAGCAATGGAGTAGAGAGATCAAAAGCTATAGGAACAAGTGCTGGTAAATTGGAGAATTTCAGAAAAGCTAACGGTCTTTCATCAGTTACCTCCAAACCTAATGTATCTGGAAATGTAAGACTGTTGCCTTCGATAGGAGCAGTTGGTGCTGCTCTTGGAGGTGTGGCAGGAGATGCAATCAGAGGAGGTTTTGATGATGGTGGAGTAGGAAGTTCTATTCAGAATATTGGTGGACAAATAGGTTCTCTCATTCCTGGTCCTGTTGGTGGTTTTATAAGTTTTGGTTCTGGTGTTGTTGGAGGTCTATTCTCCAGAATGTTCGGTGTAAAAGAAAATAAAGAAAACACCAATTTCATTAAACAAAATACTCAAAATGCTATCAATAGCGGTAACACTCTTGCTGCTTCTTCTGATAATGCGTCTTTGGTTAGTAATGCTGGTAAGATGATAGGAAGCTCTGGATTTAATTGGGAAGATCTTTATCAGAACGGATGGTTTACTTCAAAAGGAACTAGATTGGGAAACAATCTTATAGCTAAAGAGAATACTGGTTTAAATATCCAGTCTCATGGTTTGGCTACTGGTGCTGAAAATGTTGATACTAATATGGACAGAAACGCATTAAAGAATTTTGCTGCATTTGGTGGGCCACTTGGTACTAATATGGGTGCAGTTGATTATGGGTTTATGAGCGATTTTCTTACGATGAAAAATAATCAGAAAAATACAGAAGGTTTAGATAATCCTTTTGCAGGCGTATCACCTGCTTTCTTTGCTAAAGGAGGCAAGATAGAAATTAAGCATCCTGGCAGGCTTACTGCTCTTAAGAAGAGGACAGGTAAGACTGAGGCTGAATTATGGGCAGAAGGTAATCCTTCAGTGAGGAAAATGATTACTTTTGCTAGAAATGCCCGTAAGTTCAAACATGCTTATGGTGGTTACTTGGACGCAGTAAATAACCTTCTTGCATTTGGCGGGGATTTAGAGACTCATGGAGGAGATTATCCTACGAAATTAACTCACATAGACGCAGGTGGTTCTCATGAAGAAAATCCTAATCAAGGGGTTCAGATTGGTAAAGACCAAGAAGGTACACCCAATCTTGTTGAAGAAGGAGAGGTAATCTATGATGATTATGTTTTCTCTAATAGAATATCTGTAGACGATGCAACTAAGGAAAGATTCAATCTTAGTAAAAAGAAGGATTTAACATATGCTGATTTGGCTAAAAAGCTTGAAAAGAATATAGCTGAAACTCCCAATGATCCAATTAGTCAGGCCACTTTTAAAGCTCAAATGCAAACTCTTCAAGAGGAGCAAGAGAGGCAGAAACAAGAGATGGAGACTAAAAGAGCTAAAGAAGCATTTGAATCTCTATCCCCTGAGGAACAAGTAGCCGTAATGCAACAACAAGCAGCACAAGAACAAGCTGCTCAAGATGCTGTTATACAAGAGGAAGCTATGACTCAACAGCAAGTACAGCCTTCTCCTGAAGAGATTGCTATGGCTCAGCAACAAGAGCAGATGACACAGCCAGAGATTGTTGAGGATCAGTCTGTTATGGCAGAAGGTGGTAATCTCTTTGAGGAAGGAGGAAGCAAGAAGAATGTAGGTACTTGGAAGAATGACAAAGAGAACCACTGGGATGTATTTACCAAGCCTGGTTTAAAAAGATACATTGAGAATATCAGGCAGAGATTGGATATGGCTCCTGATGAAGAGTCCAAGACTGCTGTCAGAAAAGATGCTATGAATGAACTAAATAGTCTTCAGCAAAGTTACTATGACCATATCAGAAATGGTATAGGCAAGTCTAATTATGGGTACAGTGAGGATGTGCTTAACCACCAGAAACTGTTTGACAGGTTGTTTGGTAATACAGGTTTCTATACCAAGGATGACAATGGCAATATCAAGAATCTCATTGCAGAGGCAATCAATCTTCCAAAAGGCGCTGCCACAGAAGACAAGCCAGATAACTGGTTTGATGGCTACAATGGCCCTAGGACATCTATCAGAAACTTTGGTAGCACTTCTTATGGTGATGATGCCTACTACAAGGACTTGGTCGATGACTTTGCAGACCTAGGACTGACTTATGCTCCAAATGATAACTGGAAGGATGATAATGGAACTCTCTATGGACTTTCCATTCCAGAGATAGACGCTGCCAAAGAAGCCGCAGAAAAAGCTCCTAAAGTATGGGACTGGAATACTGGCAGTTGGATTGACAGGCCAGCAGAGGCAACATCAGAACAAAAAGTATTAACCCCTACTACACCCACCCCTACTCCCCAAATCACTAGTGAGGATGAGGATGTAGTACCAAGACATAGAGCAGAATGGCCAAGATATGCAGGATTATTTGGCCCTGTTACTGGATTGACAATGATGACTGCTGGTATAGGCAGACCCGACTATTCAGGTTTAGATTCTGCGCTTGCTATGGCTAGTGAGGCTTCTAATCAATCTACATATATTCCAATAGGAGACAAGCTTCAATATTCTCCCTTGGATATATGGTACGAGCAGAACAGGCTTGATCAAAATTCAAGAGCTACTGATAGGGTTTTGACTAATTCTTCTAATCCTGCTAGAATGGCAGGTATTCTTACTAATAGCTATAATAATCAAATTGCCAGTGCAGAGTTAGGAAGAAAAGCTCTAGAGTACAACGATACTAAGAAAGCTCAAGTAGCAGATTTCAATAGAAATACTGATTTGCAAAATAGTCATATGGGCCTACAGTCTTCTATTTATAACGCTGAAATGGCTAATAAGGCTAGACACTATAGGTCTAGTTTAGCCGCAGATATTGCAAGACAAAAATTGGAGAATGAGGCAGGTTGGTACAATTCTCTATATAGTAATATTAATAATCTTTACAAGGGTATGAGCGAGCTTGGCAGAGAGAATGAAGATAAAAACTGGAGAGATATACTTGCTTTATCTGGAGCTTTTGGCAATCTTAATCCTGAAATATACAAACAGCTGAGAATTAAGAAAAAGAGTAGAAAATGAAAGAACGTTTAACTGTTTAAAAACGGAGGAGTAAAATATGCCAAACTATAATTATGTTGTAGATAGTAGCTTTCGTCCTTATAGCTTTCAAGAGATGTTACAGCCTCTTACTATTTATAAAGGAGAATACGATAAAACTGAGGCAGCTTATGACGATTTAGCCAATAAAGCTAATATGTTCAAATATCTTGAACAAGTAGCTGAGGAGAATCCCAACAGTCAAGCAGCCAAGATATACAAAGGTTATGCTGATGATATGAATAAAGCTTTTACTGATTTCAGCAAAAATGGCCTTAATATGGGTAATAGAAGAACTCTGATGAATCTTAAGAAAAGGTATCAAGGCGAAATTGGTCAGTTGGAAACAGCTGATAAAGCTCTTCAGAAGGAAAGGGACTTCAGGCTTCAGATGAGAGCCAAAGATCCCTCTATGCTATATGCTTCTGAGCCCACAATAGATGATTTCTTAAATAATAAAACACCTAACTTGTATAATGTTAGTGGCGAGGATTTAAGAAAAGAGGGTGCTCAGTATGCTGCAAGTGCCTCAGCAAGAATATATGGCGATACTAAGATAAATGACACAGTATCAAAGTATTATCAAGAGTTTGTTCAGACTCAAGGTTATAGTCCTGAGAAGATAGCAGAGTTTCAAAGTAATTTGGAAGCTATTCCAGAATTTAAGAAAGCTGTTGATGATATCATGAAGGCTAGAGGCGTTGAAGATAACCTTACTGGCAGTAATTATGATAAAGCCAGACAAAGCATTATTAACGGTATTATGGAAGGTGCTCTTTACAAAGAAGCAAGAAATATACAGCGAGACTATGATGTCATGACTGCTTCTGAAAGAGCAAGTAATGCCAGAGCCTTAGAGGGGCAGAAGTTACAAGCAACAATGGCAGGCTTAGTACCAGACAAAACTAGTCCTACTGGTTACAGATATGATGCAACACAAGATCCAAAACACGCAACAGACATTTGGATGTATAACGTTGATAATGGAAGAATTACTGGGATATCTGACGAATATATAAATTATGTAAGGAGAGGAAATGTTTTACCCGGAAGAAGTAATCTTAAGACAGATAATAATACAAAACCAGCAAATTTAAGCAAAAGTGCAGCAGATTTAATTGTTAATAAAGGAAAAACAACAACAGGTGAGCTTCTTGTAAACAATGGGGATGGGACATATACCACAACAAAATTAGACTTAAAAAAGGCATTTCCTATATTTCATGCTGATGCTTTTAGAAATGACGCTGAAAATGGATTTGATTTAGAGGCTGAAGATACCTTTAGTAGCAAACCTTCTGAAGCTGAAGATTACAAGTATGAAAACTTAAAATCAGAAAAAGCTAAAAAACAAGTCCGAGATTATGTGAGGAACTTACTTCCTGAGGTATGTGAAAATATGTCTGACGAACAGATAAAGAAAGTAGTTGGCATAATGGAGTTTAAACGGGATTATGATTTTGCCAGTGACAACTCATTTAGATTGTATATTCCAGGTGTAGACGTTGAAGGAAAAATTAAAAACGTCAGCGCATTTAATAATTTCGTTGGCAAGCTTAATAACATTATCATGGAGGATATTGATATGCAAAATGACGGTGAGCATAATGGTATTTAACTTTAAATAAACATGTTATGGCAAATAGAATAGGACTTACATTTAATCCATATAACACTTTTCAGAATAGTTCTTCTAAAGCTGATCAAAGTGTTCCTACTGTAGCAGATGACTATTTTAACTATCAGGTTCCAACATGGAATTCAAAACAATTAAAGAAGGCTACAGAGTTCGTTAATTGGGCTGTGAATACTCCTGTTAAAGAACAGGTTGAACAGTTCAATGTAATGTCAGATATCAACAGATGGGATACTGGATTTGGTGGACTCAGTGATGAGGAAAGAGCATTGTGGGAACAAGAAAATGCAGACAAGATAGCTGATAAGTCAGACATCTTTAAAGAAAGATTATGGAAAAATCAAGAATATGTTAAACATCTTGGAATAGATGATTATACAAACGCTATAACTCACGGAGCTGATACAGAAGCAAGGGATGCAAGGTTAGAAGACTATCTTTTATCAAAAGCTGTGTATGACAAATATAAAGGCAATAACAATATCACAGCTTTGGAAGAGCTTACACTACAAGGTAAGAGAGATTTGCTCAAGTCTAATTATTTATCACAGCAGATGCTTGATAATAAAGAAGAGCAAAATCCTAAGAAGCAAGAACTCTTATTATTTAAGCCCGAAACATGGGAAGAAGGTATTAAGAATTGGTGGGATTATTCTTTAAAAGACAGAGCTTCTGCTGCGTGGGAGGGTTCTAAGTCAGGTGCTAAGTCATATGCCTTCTCTGGAAGTATTGCAGGAGGATTAGTAGGTGGAGGTGCTGGTCTTGGTGCTGGTATAATCATGGGTGTTTTAGGAGGTGGAATAGGAGGATTTGCGCAAGGCATTCTTCATCCTGAAGATTCTTATGATGTCGCTACTACAAAGAAACAGAAGGAAAATGATGAAATACTTGATAAGATTATTGTAGCAGATAATGAAAGAAAGAAGGAACTTGTAGCAGAAGACCAAGCCAGCAGGTATGAAGAGTTGTATCAAGCATACAACAATGGTCGATTATCTTCTGGTAAAATTGATGATTGGTTTGATGATATAGCTCTTAATGGCAAAAGAACATATAAAGACTCTTTAGGGAAGGTTCATGAAGAAGACTACATAGGCTCTAATCATTATAGTGCTTTTAAAGATTCTGGCGAGTTTGAACACTTTGGCACTTTGGATAAACTGAGATATATTGCTCAAACAGAAGCTATTGCAAAAAAGTTTGGTATGAATTCTGCTATGCAGGTATTAGACCAAGATATGCAGAAATATGCAAGTGAACATCAAAGTGGATGGTTATGGGCAGGGCAGTCTGGAATGAATATAGCAGTAGGTGGTGTTTCAAATCTGGCTAATAACGTTGTAGGTTTAGGAGCTTTGGCTACTTATTTGACTTATGGTACGTTAGGCTCAATTAATGGAGAAGACTTCAATGAAGCAGGAGATAAGGCCTTATCAAATTATTTGGACGGTAAAGATGCAAGTGGAGAAGGCAACAACTCCATATTATTAAATCCTCAATATTGGAATAAAGTAGATCAATATAATACCCTAGATCCCGATGCCATTGCAAAAGCCGATAAGAATGGTGGGGTTTCTAGGTGGAACAATGTTGTTATGCCTGGTACAGAAGGAGACTTCTGGACATGGAATACTGCTAATGAAGCTCTTAGAATGACCAAGTTTGCATGGTCAGATTTGCTTAAGAACCACCTTCTTAGCAAATTTGTTCAATCAGCTTCCACAAAACTTTTAAGGGGAACTGAGATATCCCCAGGTGTGTTGTCTTCAGAATCTCCATTACGTGCAAAGATAGCTAACAAAATAGGTCATGGAAGTATTCTTGCTGGAAGTTCATTAGGTATTGACGTTGCCTACGGTATGCAAACTTATAATGACGTTCTTGCGGAAAATAATGCTAAAGTAGATGAGCTTGTAAGAAAAGATACTGACGATGAACTTAAAGAATGGTTGCAAACTCCACAAGCAATGCAAGAGTTCCGAGAATTAGTTAATGCTGCAAATGAAAGAAGGAAACTTAATGCTGGAGAAAATGCTACATCTGTTGCTTTAAATGAAGAAGAAGCATGGAAGGCTTATGTAGAACACTCTAGAAGAAGGATACTTGAAAAACAAGAGAATAACCATTTGGAAGAAAGAGAACAAGCTAGGGCAGATGCTGCTCATAGTTATGTTTTAGACGCAACCATAGAAGCAGCAAGAATGGCTCCTACAAATGGGTTATTCAAAAGCTATCTCTTCGATAAAGGAACTTTGGCGGCAATGGGAGTTAATAATCCTTATTTAGGAACAACGGTTAAAGACGGTAAGCATACTTTAGCAAAATGGGCAAAAACCAAAAAAGCTTTAGCACAAGTTAGTAATCAAATATGGGGAGGCTTTCAGTCTAATTATTTTGATGATGTAACAGTGGGGTTTGCAAAGGCTTATGGCATACAAGATTTCAATAACTATCTGCTGCAAAAGTATAATCCCGCTGCATATGGTACTGTATTGGATAATTATCTAAATCCAATTGTTGCTGGTATGGCTGGAGCAGAAGAGGCCATGGCTGATAAAAGATCCTTTATAGATGGTGGAGTAGGAGCTTTAGGCGCACCTGTAACATTTAGTCCTAATATAGCAGGAGCTATTACTCATAAACAGAGAATGAAACAGCTTGCAGAATCTATTGAAAAGGCTGAAAAATCTGGGAGTAAAGTAGCAGGTATTCATTGGTCAGAACTTGTAGGGGACTTTGTCAATAATCCTATACTTCAAGCTGTTGCCGATGCACATTCTGCTTCAAGATTAACACAAAATGAAATAGATAGAGCTAATAAGACAATAAGTGAACATGCTTATGCGTTGGATAACATGACAGAGACAATTTCTTCTCTAAACCAAGTAGAAGCTAGTAGAGAAGGAACAAGTATTATGGAAGCCAAAGACGCAAAGGATAAAGCTGCATTTACATTGGCAATGGCACTGTTAGACTTAAAGAAGAATGGTGCTGTTACGAATACTCAGGCAGAACCTGATAAAGCTAAGTGGAGTAGGAAAAAGAAAATTGCCAATTCCTTAATAGGCGCTTTTAATACAGTATTAGGAAGTCCTATCTTTGACTCAATGGATACTTCTTATGGTAGGGCTATACAAACTCTTGAAGATGCAGCTGCCATAGATGAAAGTTCGGATGAAGAACAAGTTGAAAGGCAGAAAGAACTGCTAAAGACCTTCATTGGATTAGATTCTAATAAGGGTGTATTAGAAGGATTATCTACTGATGCTCAGATTGATATTGCAAAGTCCAGACTTAAAGAGAATGCACAGGGCCTGTTAAATATAATGGAGAAGACAGAAGACTTACAAGAGAAATTCTCTAAGTCTGTTGGAGCTACATATCATCCAGAAGTTGCCAAGCAACTGATGTATCAATATGTAATGAATGATAGATTCAAGGAAAGATTGAAGGAGCTTGAAGGGAAGATTTCTAATAGAACTAGCTGGGAAGAATCAATAGATACTCCCAGTAATCCATTTGCTAAATATGGAAGCAAGAAGGGTTGGGAAAGAAGTCTTAAAGCTCAGGAAGGAAGGGTAGAAGAAGCTAGAAGGAAGCTAGAGAAAGCCCAACAAGATGCCAAAAAAGAGGACAATCCTAATTTAAGTATTCGAATGAATGCAACACTTAAGGAATTAAGATATAGAGAAGAAATATTTGCAAAGGAAAGATTAGACAAAGAGCAGGCTGCTTTAAATAAAATTAAAACTGATGAAAAAACCTTTGCTGATGGGGCAGAAGAACAAATAATATCTGCTAAGGATATTCTCAAATTAAATGCTGATGATAGACTTAGGATGCTTGATGATTACTATAGGGATGACTATTCTAACGCCCAGCAAGAAGAAATAGATAAAGCAAAAAATCTTCTTGTAGAAGATGGTACTGTCCTTAATGATGCGATGGAAAGGATAAGGGATGCTGCTATATTAACCCATAGGATAGAAGATAATATGGAAGCAGCCAAAAGAATTATGAAGGATCCTATAGGAGCTAATTACCTTCAGCAAGCTTTGGTTGAAAATAGAAAGAAGAATATTATTGATTTCTTTAACGATAAGATAGTTGGAGAAGCTTTTAGAGAAGTGCTTAATGACTCCGAAGCAACCCTTTCTGAAGAAAATATGACTAAAAAAGCTAGAAATTATTCTACTGCCATATTAAGGGGAATATGGGATACTGCCGAAAAGTTAATGAAGGATAAGGCTAGAATTGTCTCTGATAAAGATCTTCAGACTATACAAGATGGTATTGATAATGTTTTGACAGAAAGAAATGAAGCCAGAAAGAAGGTTGTAGAATTAGATAGATTCTTAAAAAAATCCAAAACCGTTAAACATACTGAGGAAACACCTGATACGTCTGAACGAATTACAACAGATAGAACACTGACAGATAATGACAAGGGACTGATTTACTTAGCCTTAGATTTCTTAGCGGAAAGAGGATTCTCTACTGATGATATGGTAGGACAAGTTCAAACAGAGGACTTTCAAAAGTATATAGAGGAAAGAAATCATTCTGTTGATGCTGATGGGGAAGTAGTTAGTGTGGAAGACAGAGTTAATTCTGTACAACCTCAATATATGGCCCAGTTAGCAAGCGATGTGGTTAATAGTTTCAATGAGACCAAAGAAACCTCTGATAAGGCTATGACCCCCAAAGAAACCGCAACTCAGCCACAGAGTGTGGCCACCACTCCTATTGAAGTTAAAGGTGAAAAACAAACTCTAACTACTATGGAGGAAGGAGAGCCCAGACCTGATGAGAAGCCTGCTACAAGGGATATATTCGGCCTTAAGAAAAAGAAAATTGAACAGCCAATAGAAGAACCAAAGAAATCTGATAAGAACGATGCTGTATTAAGCAGTGCGGCAACACTAAATTCTAACCTGATAGATGATGTGGCCTCTTTACTAGAAGCCATAAATAAGATGGAAATGCCAGAACAGACAAGAGATAAAATCAAGGATATTATGTCTTCGCATTTGGCTAATACTGCGTTCACTAATATTAAAGCTTTACAGAATAAGATTTTAGAAGATGCCCTTATAACAGACCAAAGTGAAGCCCCTCAGATAGATGTTATGGTTACTAAACTCTCAAATTTGGAGCTGAAGAAGGAGGAAGAGAAGGTTGAAACTGTAAAGGAGAAAGAGGATGGTAAAACTAATAACCCCCTCTTCCCCAACTCCAACTCTCCTATTACCACTCTAGAATCAAGAGATTTAGATGCACTTCTTAAAAATCCTGTCTGGAAAGACTATATCAAACAACATAACGTAGTAGCTTTCTTACAGAAATTTTCTGATGCTCTGGCAAACGAATATGAAAAATGGAAAAAAGATAAAAAACAAGGGCCTTTACATCAAGGACAATTTGTTTTTATTTATGATCCGACAGTGACTCAGAAAGTAAAAGAAGAAATAGAGGGAAAAGGCTATAACTACGTTGCTGCAATATCTGCTCCAGTTATTCTAGCGTTAGAAATTACTAATAAGAACAAACATCTCATTGATGACGAAAGCAAGTTGATTCCTATTAAAGACAAGACCGATAATAAAATCCATAAGTATCAAGTAGTAGGAGTTATGCCTAGTAGTGAGGTTAGGACAAGTGATTCAGAAGCTATGAAAAAAACTGCCACAATGATGGGTTCAATTCGAGGTAGAATAAATTGGGAAGATTCTGATGCTCATGTCTTAAGATATGCTCCTAAGAAAGGAAGTAAATATAACGGCACTACAATTACAATGCCAGTAGACCAAGCTCATATAAACAGTCATACAGAAGAAGATGCCATACCGCATGGAACTCAAGAAACACCCAAGACGAGTGTGCAGCAATTGATGGAGGAAAATGTTGCTTCTGATATAGAAACTTTGATTAATGCTACCGAAGAAGAAAGACAATCCTATCAAGAAGCAAAAGAGATAAACAGTCTTCAGGAAGTTAGAAAAACTTCATTGTATGAAAAGATGCGAAAGACATTCTTAGACAGACTAGTAAAGAGGGAGGTTCCTGGCAAAGATGCTGATGATCCTAATAGTAAAGAACTTGATTTCAGAATACAAAAGGGAACCAATGACTCTTTGAAGAAGATTGTTCTATTAAAGAATATGGAAAATATTACAGATAAGAACACAGGTCGTCCTATTGTAGAAGAACTTCGAGAAGTAGATAATGAAGGAACCAATTCTCAGGAGATAATTAATTCTAATTCTAGATTTAGGAGATTGTTTAATCAGCTTTCCAAAATAAAGCTTCCTAGTGGATTGTTTGATTCAAATGGTAATCCAGTTAATGTTAGTCAGTTTAAAAAAACTCTTTCTGAATTTGGAGAAAGTGTTAGGACTGCTATAAACAACAACCTTATGGTTGGTAGAAACTCTCTTATTGTTGATGTAGAGATAGGAGAAGGTTTACCAGCGGAGAAGGTAATAAGCATAAAAGCATATTATGGGGCAAAAGCTGATGAGAACCTCCTTTCAACTCTTACTACTAGGTATAACGAAAAGTTAAGCCCAGCTGAATATGCATTATTCTTAAAAGATCTTATTTTAGATAAAGAAGGAAATGTCAGAAAGAGTAAAGATGATTCCAGATATGATGCCGTTAAACTTCAAGTAAACTATGAGGATGTAAACAGTATGCATGATGCTTCTACCAAAGAGGCCAGAGAAGCTGCTAGAACTAATCTAGAAGAGTTATATGATGATGGAATCTGGGAAATGCAAATGACCAAACTAGTCTATCCTTCAAGAAGTGTAGAAGTTAACATTAATAATAGGATGAGAAATGAACTTTACACAGATAAAGTTCCTACTCCTGATGCTGCTATTACTGTGACAGAGCAACTTCCTGTAGGACAGACAGACAGCCCAGCAGGTGTTGTTGATGGAGATACAGGTATGATAGTTGAGCCCTCATCAAAGGAATCTATTGTCAGCAGTATACCAAAGATTATAATAAATGCCGTTAACAAAATGATTGAAGATTCTAAAACAAGAAACTTAACAAATGATGGCAGACATTATATTATACAGGGACAAATTTGGTCAAGGGTCACTTCAATCAAATATGCTCTTGATGAAATGGGAGAAAGATTTGATCCTAATAGTCCCTATGCTACAGTATCTTCTAAACTAGGTGATAGTATTGATGAATTTGGTAGGGATGTCTTTAATGGTGTATTTGACAATATGTCGGAACAAGAAAGATTAACTGCCTTTGAAAGGTATGCCAACTCAACATCAAAAAATTATGCCGAGGCATATGCAGCTCTTAAGGCATTTGAAACTAGATTAAGGGGAAAAGGTCAGGTTATTATTCAGACTAGCTATACTGAGAATGGTGAGTATAACCCTGGTCATATTACAGCCAAAGGTGAGCTGAACGTTACAGTTAAAAAAGAAAATGGCGTAGGGACTGAGGAAGTCAGAGTAGCAGGTACACTAGACGTATTGGCTATAGACAGAAATGGCAATTTGCATATCTATGACTTTAAGACAAAACATAACAACATACTTACCAAAGAAGAAGCAGAGAGTTCAAATAAAGGTTATGATAGGCAGCTCTCTATGTATGCAAAGTTCCTAGAGGATGAATATGGTTTGCAAGTAGCTAGTATTAATATTATTCCTATTCAAGTAGAATATCCTAATCCTAAGACAAATGAAGATTATGTACAACAAAGACCTAATAGTAATCAACTATTACGAAAGAATGTTACAGGAGAATATGAAGTCTTTGATAGTGCAAATTATAAAGTTGGAGAAGAATTCAAGCTTAATAGATTGTCTGATGAAAAATTAGTAGCAAGCTTTGATAAGATGGTTGACGCTGAGAAAGAAGCTATAGTAGAAGCTATTCAAGATCAGAGTGACACTCCAGCAGAAACGATTACATCTACTGAAGAAATTGTTAACAGTCAACCAATTATTCAAGAGCAAAAGATGTCCCCAGCAGACGAAGGATTAGGATTTGATGTGAATAGTGATACATCTTTCCTAGACGAACAAGGTGGTACTGAAGAAGTAAGAGTCGATGATTCACCAGAAGGAACAGCGGATGCTGTTAATCCTAATGACGAAGATGGTTTCTTAGCTAGAATCAAGAAGTTAAAGAAAGATTGCGGAGGTCATGTATAAATTGGTAATGAGTAAAGCCTCTAACTCTCTATGGGTTAGAGGTTTATTTTATTTATAAGCGTTGTTTCATAAGCTAAAATAAATTAAGGTACTTTGTGGTGTTTTGCAAAACACAATAGTATTAACGATTAATTTATTTTAGAAATGGAAAACAATCTTTCTTATGCAGATTTTGCTGCAATGGCAAACAACGGTGGTGCTAACAGTCAGTGGAACAATCCTTTTATCTACCTATTGTGGATGATGTTCTTTGGTGGTAATGGCGGTTTTGGTTGGGGCAATAACGGTGCTGCAAATGCTGCACAAATCCAAAACCTCAGTGACTTGGTTTCTGACAACCATAACAACGATCTGACTATGCAGGCAATAGCAGGCAATACAGCCGCAATTACTCAGTTGGCAGGTGTGCTGAACACAAGCACTGATAATGTACAGGCAGCTATCAACGCTATGAGTTCTCAGATGCAGAGTGGTATGTGTGGCATCAAGACAGAGATTCTGTCTCAGGGCTACCAGAACCAGTTGGGTACTTGTCAGCAGACCAATACCATCCTGCAACAGAGTCAAGCCCTTACAAATACTGTTACCAATGGATTTACCTCTATAGGCTATCAGTTGGAGAGAAACGCCTGTGATATTAAGGAGGCTTCTTTAGCTAATACTCAGAGAATCATTGACACACTGAGTAATCACTGGAGTCAAGAGCAGCAGGGTATCATCAACTCCCTTCAGAGCCAGCTCAGTGAACAGAGAATTCTCAATGCTGTAAATGCTTCTAAAACAACTCCCACAACAGGGGCCTAATGTATGGATGTCTACAGTATCCTTAAAGAAGGACTCAGAGGAGAAGGTTCAGATAAAATGTGGTGTATTACCAAAATCCTCAGTGATGCCATCGAAGAGTTTGTACCAGAAAAACAAAAAGATGTCCTTAAGACAAAAGTTTATTATGGTACTAATGGTGGCCACTTTAATAGGGATTTCGCTGATAAAGTAATTGCTAAATTTTATTATATAGATACAACTGGTGTTAAACACCAAGCACCTTACTGGACTGAGCCTGAGGTTAAATTGATATATGATAAAGTAAAGGGTAATATTCCAAACTACAATTTCTATGATTTTGAGGTTACTCTGAACATGGTTAAATCAGATAACTGCAACAAGTTAAAGAAATGGTTCCCTCAAGCATCTAATGAAGAGTTATTAGATAAACTAGTAGAAGAAGCTGTGAACTATTTGGATGATGCAGATAATCCATATGGGAACGAGAAGATTTGGAAATACTTGAATTCTTGATATCAGAAGGGGCCTTTAACAAGACCCCTTTTGTTATTTTAGTATTATCTGTAAGTACTCATTAAATCTTTTATTAGGTTTTAGGTTGCTGAAGTGAGTATTTGTACTTTTGTATTTAGAAATACAAAGAAAGTTTTTATGGCATATAACATTTTAGGTGGTTTTCCATCTCAGCAATTGTCATTTAGGGCTAAGAATAAAACTTGGCGAAAAAAGGTAGTGGATTTTGCCGATAAACATAGCTTTATGCATTACCACGTTACAAGGAAGTCTGTCAAAGCAATGCAGATTAATTATGATTTGTTACGTGATAAAATTCATATGGATGATTTGGCTCTTGTTGTTAATCCATTCCACACAGAAGCTTCATATATTCCCGATAATATACAGCACTATCCAATTATTAATAGTAAGTTGGAAGTATTGAAAGGAGAGGAAAGTAGGAGACTGTTTGACTATAGAGTTGTTATAACAAATCCTTCTGCCATTAGTGAAATGGAGAAGGAAAAGAATGAATTAGTTAATCAGAGGTTGCAGGAATTAATCATGGATACTTCCCAAAGTGAAGAAGATTTCCAAAAAGAATTGCAAAAACAATCTGATTATTTTACATATGAATATCAAGACAAACGTGAGATAAGGGCTAATCTAGTATTGAATCATTATTCAAAAGAACTGGATTTGCCTATCTTATTCAATGAAGGCTTTGAAGATGCTGAGTGTGTGGGAGAAGAATTATATCATATTGATATAGTAGGAGGGGAGCCTTATGTAGAGAAACTTAATCCAAGAGAAGTTAGAATTATTAGATCAGGTACATCTACCAGAGTAGAAGATGCTGATATGATAATCATTGAGCAATATTGGAATCCTGGAAAAATAGTAACTACATACTATGACCAATTAACTAAGCAACAAATAAATGATATAGAAAATGGTGCTGATTCTAATAATAGTGCTTGGACTGATTCAATGGCTAACCGTGACCCTCGCTATGGTTTTGTACCCAGAGAAGACTTCGTAGCAGGTGATGAAGAGATAGATCCTTTAACCCTTTTTTCAGATGAAAGTGAACACAACCTGCTTCCATACGATTTGAATGGAAATGTTAGAGTTCTTAGAGTATACTGGATTTCTCGTAGAAAAATTAAGAAAGTTAAGAGTTATGACCCTGAAACAGGAGAAGAGGTTTTTAACTTCTATGATGAAGATTATAAGATAGATCCTAATAAGGGTGAGGAAGAGAAGGTATATTGGATTAATCAAGCATGGGGAGGTACGAAGATAGGTAAAGATATCTATGTAGATATGGGGCCTAGACCAATTCAATACAATAGGCTTAGTAATCCTTCTAAGTGTCATTTGGGCGTGATAGGTTCTATTTATTCAAGCAATGGCGAAACTCCTTTTAGCCTTGTTGATATTATGAAGCCTTATGCATATCTGTATGATGTGGTTCATGACAGATTAAACAAGACACTTGCTAGGAATATAGGTAAAGCCATTAAATTAGATTTTGCAAAAACTCCAAAGGGTTGGGAACCTGATGAATGGTTATATTATCTTCACACACACGGAATTGTTGTAGAAGACAGTGCCAAAGAAGGTGAAGGAATAATGGCTGGTAAGCCCGTAGGAAGTCTTAACAATGCTTCTACAGGTGTTGTAGATGCTTCTCTTGGTCAAGAGATTACTCAGTATATAAATTATCTTGAATGGATTTCAAACAAAGTAGGAGAACTTGCAGGCATATCTAAGCAAAGAGAAGGACAAATATCTAATAGAGAAACAGTTGGTGGTGTAGAAAGGGCTACTCTTCAATCTTCTCATAGCACAGAGTGGTTGTTTATCATTCATGAAAGTGTAAAGAAGAGAGTTTTAGAATGCCTTCTTGAAACTGCTAAGATTGCCTTTAAGGGTAGAAAGATAAAATTTGATAACATTCTTTCAGATGGCAGTAAACTTCTTGTAGAATTTGATGGTGATGAGTTTGCTGAATGTGACTACGGCCTTGTTGTAGACAATAGTAATGGTGCTCAACAGTTGAATCAACAGTTAGAAGGTCTGGCTCAAGCAGGTCTTCAGAATAATAAGATTGACTTCTCTACAATGATGAAGATATTTACTACCACATCTATGGCTGAGAAGCAAAGAATTGTTGAAAACTGCGAGAAGAAGATTATTGCTCAGCAGCAGCAAGAAATGCAACAACAGATGCAACTCAAGCAACAAGAAATTCAGACTAGGGCTGCTATGGAACAGCAGAAAGCAGAGATGGAATATAAGATGCATCAAGAAAAACTTGAAGCAGATATACTTATTGCTCAGATCAATTCTGTTGCCGAACAGCAACGTATGGCTATTATGAATCATGATAATGATGAAACTAGTGTAATTGAAAGAGAGAAGATAGCTGAACAAGCTAGACAATTTAATGCTAAACTTCAATCAGATGAAAGAATGCATAAAGATGATATTAAGGTAAAAGAGAAACAGATCGCAAAACAGTCAACAAAGAAGTAGACATTTTTTTCATAAGCAATATATGTCAATAGACTTGTTTGTAAAAGTAGGTCTGCACTACGATTAAAAAAAGAAAGGAGGGAAAACCCCTCCTTTCAACAAACAACAATTTGTAATACAACAAATACAACTTATGCATTATTTACCTCTTACTCTTCTGCCATATTCATAACTTGTAGCAGCATCGTAAGGATGGCTTAATGCATAATAACTTCTATAATAAGGGGCAAGACTTTTAAATTTCTTATGCCATTTGGCCTCACCCTTTGAGTACTTTCCTTTCTTAGAAGACTGATAATACAAATCTGAGTTCTTAAAATCTCTTTCACCACTCATTCCGTCTATGCCAGTTCTTGCCATCAGGATTCCTAAGTTCATTAAAGCAAAAAATCCACTTGCCCCAACAGGAACATAGTCTAATAGTTGGGTACCCTCATTAAATATTGCAGTTGGCCATGTGAAAGCACCTTGCTCATTAAACCATCTCATTGTAAAGTAATAAATCAAACCAGCCAAAAAATTGTCTGATGTGTCTACTTTATTATTCTTGTCTTCATCTTTGTCACCCAGACCAAAGTGAGCACCTGGAGAGGCTAATAAGTTCATTAAAGCTAAAGCTTCAAGAACTAAGAAGTCAGCACTATTTCTTCTCATATTATAATACTGATGTTCTGAGAATCCAGCCTTTAACATATCTGCTTTAAGCCTTTCTCCGTATTTACTAGAACCTAACATAAGATTGCCAATAGGCATCATCAAGAACATTGCTTCTCCAACAGCTTTCCAGTTGTCAGCATTACTCATATTAAATAATGATGACATGAACACTTTAAACAAAGTCTGATAACTACCTTCTACAACCTTACCTTGAGGAACATTAAATCTACTAGGAGCAAACCTTCTATTAATCATACCAAGGGCATAACCCCTCATAGCCATTACTAAATTACCATAGAAATTCTGCTGAAGACAAACCTTATCCTCTGAATTATAGATACCATGTAACCTATTACAGATATTTCTACATTTATCCATAAATGCAGATTCATCTTCCTCATTAAATCGGAGCTTGCTGGCTTTAAGTTCCAAGGCATTTTTTAAAGACGATAGCTGTTTAACATTAATAGGCACATCTAGTTCTTCATCGTGAAGGAATTCCTTCTCAGAGTCGCTGAACATATCTAGGGCTATAGCAGCATTATCTTTAATATTAGGATTATTCTGATAGAAATTATTAATTCTACCCAGCAAGCCTTGAACAGTATCAAATTTATCTATGTCGGCAGGAGTTTTAAATATGCCATCCTTCAGTTTAAGCTTTTTAGGTGTCCGACCTAATGTTCTTCCTCTTTCCCCATCTTCCCTCTCTACTGCAAATACCTCTTCACCATCCACAATCTCGTATGCATCAATAAGTCTCATTCTATTACCTTCGTGGTCATAGACTTTAGTTCTAATACCCATAGCATAATAAGGTATTGTCTGCATGTAGTGGTCTCCAGAAGAATAGGGTAGCATCATAGTGTGGTTAAACCATTCCCACATTCGATTATCCAATAAACTCATGGCTTTATTATCAAAGCGTTGATTGTATAGGAATGACCTATTTTCAGACAGGATATTCCAATGCCTAATCCATAGAGAATTCTTATCATCTGCCCTTTGTGGATCAGTAAACATATTAGTAAATGTTCCAAAATACCCATCTGAATCGAGTAGACCACTATAATACATCTTATGGGCTTCGGCTACTTCAGCCATATTAAAGTTTTCACCAGCAGCAGCTTCTTTCATTATTTCAAACATACCAGTGCCGGTATTAACTATTCCTCCATGAACATTTCCCCACAATAGAATTCTGCCGCCAAGAGAAGATAAATTGTTAGCAAATTTACGCCATACATTCTTTCTATCCCAATTAGGAGGCGTAACATTGATACCGTAAACTTGTTTCTCAAGAAACTTAAGATAGCGGGCATATGCCTTTGTTTGACCCTCATCTAAGTTCTTTTCAGATTTTTTCCCTTTTTCATCTAATCTTCTTTGCTTAAGAACATCTTTTCCTAACTCGAAAACATCTACAAGTTGGGACATTGCATGATAAGTAGCAGCCATAGAACCATACTGCATCATCGTCCCAAAAATATCAGTAGATAAATCTTCCATATTTTTTAGCTTATTGATGCCAAAAACAGGAAGTCTATTTATTTTTTCCCTCTGGAAATACATCTCATCCTCTAAAGGATCCTCATTCAGTTCATTAAACTCATTGTTAGAACCGAACATCCACGCTTCATCAGGCCTAATAACAGCCCAATCCTGCATACTTCTTCTTAGGGCATTACCAAAAGCAGCACGACTGTTGTTCATTTTAGCATTAAGATTCTTGTATCTGTGAGAAAATCTGCCAGTCATCTGGGGAGCCCTCCAAGGTACAGTAGCATTTGTAGGAAGTAATTCGTCCATATTCTTTTTTATCTCCATGAAAGAATTATACCACTTTAATCTTTTTTGTCTAAGACTTATTTCCTCTTCAGTAAGACTAGGATTTTTAACGCCAAATAGTTCTTCCCATTGTTTACTTTTATACTTAGAACTGTTTGGGACCCACTTCTCTCCAAACGTGGTCTTCACCTTTTCAGAATGTTCTACATGCCATTTTTTCCAAAGAGGATCTACAAAATTATGATATAAGACAGCTCTTTGTTGGTCAGTAAGGTTAAAAGCCCCACCTTTATTATTCTTATAATAAGCTTCTCTAAGATTGGCTAAATGTTCATTCCAACTTTGTTTTAGAGACTCTTTAAATTCTTTTCTAGCATTCTCCCACGCTCCATAATTAAGTTGTGATACAAAATTACCAGACTTTACTTTGCCAAGAATCTTCCCATCGTCATCTGTTACCTCTACTACTTCTAACAGAGGAGTCCAATCAGAATTACCGAACAATTCTTCCATTTGAAGCCTAGATGTTTCTAATCGGTCCCAGAACATAAATGCCAATCTATCAGCACTCATGTTAGCCTGCTTAACTTGTTTATTACCAACTGCTGTTACAAAGTCTCCACAATCTGCGGCAGATTCTAGATATCTATCAAACCATGATATATCCTCTTCAAGAGAATCAGCAAAATCTCTTACTTCTTTTTCCCTTCTTTCTGTTTTAACAAGTTTTGGCATCCAACCATTCTGCTGCCATACAACACCTGCAAATTTATTAATGGTGTCTTGACCGTAAAAATCCCTAAGTGCATCTATAAATATCTGCCTTCTCTTAGACTCTAACAAACCTTGTAAACCATTTACAGTACTCTCTTGTCCTTGTCTATCAATAAAGGTCTCATTATTACCTACTAACACATCACCCAATCTTTTAACGGCTTCTCTGAGAGTTTCTATAACCATATTGTCATCAGCATCACGATATGTAACAACTTCCTCAGCACTCAAAGAGTCTATTCTGCCTTGAATAGTTTCATATATTTGAGCAATATTTTTTATAGCTGTGTTTACAGTCCTTAGATTTCTAGCATTGGAAACCAATTGAGGAAATGCACTAACTTTATTAGAAGGCTGTATCTGCTCCAATAAAGTCCTAACATCAGTATCAAGAATCTGAGTAAGGCCTTCCAAAGTAACAACTATTCCTTCTATAGAAGCAGCTCTTGCGAGAGTTTCAAACTTCATTTGAGATTCGTAATTTGCTGAAACACCCCTTACAAGAGTTTTTAGCTTCTTCATAATATCTTGGTTGGTGGGACTTTCAGATCTTCCAATAGATTCTCTTAGTCTGGAGACAACATCCTTCAATCCTCCTAAGGTATCATAGTAGGCTACAATATTCCTCTTTACATTATCAGCCATTCTTTTTGACAAACTTCCACTTCTATATGTTGATGGGGCCGCTAAAGCAGCTTCTACATCAGCCTCTTCAGGATTATTAATGAATCCCATAGCAGCCGTAGAAGCAGCACTTTTAGCTTTAGCTATTAGCTTGCCAACTTCATCTGGAGTATAAGTCCCTAATACTCTTTGTGCAAGATTTACAATTTTTGTAAGTAACCACTTAATAGCTCTAGGAATAACAGGGCCTAAATTAGCAGGTGAATACCAATTACCTTTTTTTGCCTTTTCAATAGGTTCTAGTAAAGCCCTACCCAGCAAGATGCCAGCAGCTTCTTTAGCAGAAGTATCAGCCACTATAAAATCGTCCCTATTTAATTCAGACTTCTCATTTCTAAACAGTGCTCTTTGCACATCCGTGTCTAATAGGTTAATGAGTCTCTGAACTAAAGGACTGTCCTGCATACTAGCTACAATAAAGTGACCCGCTACTTCAGCTACTTCAGGAGCAGTGTTTACTCCGTTTAATACTTGAGCAACTGACATTAAGCCTTCTGCATCCAGTTGTATATTTTGAGTGTTATATTGAACCGCATAACTTGGATTATCCAAGAATTCAACCGACAGTCCCTTATCTTTTAATATAAGCCTAATAGCATCGGTAAGAATTTTATTTTGAACATGATCCGCCAAAGTATATTCAGCGTCAGGGGTTCTTTCTACTACTTCTATTGAATATTTTCCATCGTTCTCCTTCTTTAAAGTAGCCATCCAATTATCATTGAATTGACTGCTTTTATTAAATCTTAGCACATTGTCGAGAGCTTCAGAGTAATCATACTTGCCTGCTTTAAGCTCTCTATTAAGATGCTCTCTAGTTCGTGCATTGGAAAGATTACTATATTCTCCGTCCCTTTCTAGAGCTTTTTTTAATGAAGAAATTGTAACCTCACCATCAACATTAAATTCTAGAATATCACTATTCTCACGAAGGAAGTTATTATCCTTAGTAAGGAAGTAGTGGGTGACAGCTTGTCTTCTGTCACCCTTAAAGAATTTAGATAAGTCTTCCCATAAAGAGCTAACCTCTATTTTACCAGTCCTAGGATCTTTAACATTACACGTTAATGAACAACTTGCATTTGCCATATCTGAATCTAGATTAATCTATTTAACAAACATCTATCGGTTTGCCTTCAATATCAATTGTCTGCATTTTCTCTCCTCTATCAAGTCTTCTTGATAAGTCGTTAAGAATTTCAACATTCTGATTATCAGACGTGTCCATAAGTAACGATTTAATCTCATTATCATGAACTCCTTGAGTATCTTGAGGATACATCTGTCTAAAGTCTGATATCATCTTACTCCATTCTGCATCAGTAAACATTCCTGATATATCTTGGCCTACTTCAATATGATTTCCATCTGGAGTTTCTATTGGTATTCCATCAATAATATCTGTGTCTACAGAATTTTGAGAAACATCAGTTTGTTGAGACTGTTGTTGAAGGCTACTACTCATTCTATTAGCTTTACCAGCATCTTGTTGGTACTTCTCAAATGAAGCATGACCAAAGTATTGAATCTGTTGACCTTTACTACCTTGAGCATGAACTCTCTTATAAGTCATTCTGCCATCACCCGTAGCTGTAATATTAAAACCGATTTCAGATTTGGAATCTGCCATATAATATACAGTGACTCCATCTCTTTCAATAGCTATAACAGGTCTAAACGCTTTTAATGTACCTTTTAATCTACTATCGCTAAGAGTAAATAGGCTTCTAACATTCTTAGGCAGCTGCTCATAAGATATTGTAAATGAGTCATTCCAACTATTTGTTGTGGTATTGTAGGCTCCAGATAAAGCATTTCTAGCATTTCCAACAGGTGTGAATACAATCTTCTTGTTGTCAAGATGATTAAGGATATATTGTTTAGCAAACGATATCATATCATCAGCACCCATTGTTACATTGCCTTTGATAACATCGTTGATAAAATCAATATAACCTTCTTCTCTTGTATCTGTATTAACCCTTAAACCCAGCTTCATTAACGTAGGTGCAAGACTCATTGTAGAAGTAGGATGGAAATTATAACCTAATTTATAGAAGTTATACAGATACATGCCTTGTGCAAGATCTTTAATAGAAAAGTCCATGTTTAGCATGGCACTGTGGACAACATCATCAGAGTTATAAGCCTCTGCCCACATCTCTGTAAGTATATTAGATGCATTAGTCTGAAGACCTCCCATACCTTGAACGGTAATCTTCAGGTTCTCCATACTCTCCCCATCACCTGTAATGGTCAAAGCATCAAAGAATGGGTGGTTCGCTAGTAATTTTTCAGATTTAAGCACCTGAAGAATATTAGGGAACAGAGTGGTATAATACTCTCTGTTAGTAACAGGGATATCTTCTATTTCAAATCCAGACAAGGCTTCACCATCGAAGATACTGCCTTTCTGTTTAGATAACAGGTAAACAATAAACTCCCTATGCAAGCTATTAATTACATCTGCGTCCAGCACTCCATACTTTGTAAGATGGTTCATTGTATCTCTCATATTCTTATATAGTTTTGTAGAATATGGGAAATGTCTAGAGAATAATTGCTCAGCGGCTTTCCTAGTTAAGTCCATCATACATTGCTCAAAAGCTAGAGGATTCCTTGACATCTGAGACATATACTCTTCAGGTGTTAAACTTAGAACGTCTTCACCGATATTGAGAATACCTTTATTAGTAGTACCTAAGTTTGCTTTTTCAACATGAACACTTCTGTTTGATTTATCTTCAGGATCGAATAATTGGAAAACAAGTCTTTTCTGGTTCTTCCTGTTTTTATTCTCTTCATTTTCCTCATCAGCGTCATCCTCTTTCTGATATTTGTCGATAAATCTTTTAACTCTATCTTCTTGGGCAATCAAATCACCCCATGTAGAACCTACAGAATTAGCGGCAGTAAATCTAGTACATTGAACAAAAGAGTTAAGATCTGTTGTATCAGCCATTAACTCATTAAAAAGCCACAACACATGAAGTTGAGTCCTTTTAAATGCATCTGACATTTTAGAACCGTTTTCTGTAAAATTCCTAGCTTCAATGATATTGTCAGCTAATTTATCAGTTGTGGTAGAAGATTTGTCATATAAGAAGTTCTTATCGAAAGCAAAGTCTTTCCCACCATACTTAGACATCATCTGAGAGATTGCCATGTCAGTACCAACGTTGTTGTTAGAGGCATAATCACATAGTTCCTTAATAATAGGTTGATTGAATAATAAACCAATCTCTTGAGGTGTATACCCAATTCTAGCAAGTAAAGCTCCTGCATCAGCAGTTACTAGGTTAAGATTCAAAAAGTTTAATACTGGATCTTTAACAGCATCTACAGAAGCAGCCAGATACTCTGCTACATTAGTATCTACATCAATACCTTCAGGAGCATGTAACATGTCTTCAAGTCCTTCTTTGGTGTGGTTGCCAAAATAGAGCGGGGTAGCAAGTTTTAGCTCATGCATAGTTGAAGCATAAACATGATTAGTATTTTGATTTGCAAAAATACCAATTAACTTGGCTGCTACCTGATTCTGCTGGTTATACACTAAGACAGCTGTTGGGTCTGAAGGATCATACTCTGGTTCAGGATCTTTCCGTTTCTTATCTTTAATCTCCTGAACATAACTATCGACCTTAGACCAGTCAATTTTACCATCAGTGGTAATACTGGCTTTATCAGCAAACTGGAGAACCCTCATTCTAAGAGCAGCATCCCTATTGCTTTCAAACCCACCTGGAGTATATCTAGCTTTTAATGTCTCTTTATCCATCAGTCTTTGACGCATGAGATCAATCAACATATTGTTTCTTGCTGCTCTACTATTACCCTTAGTGACAACCTCACCTTTATTATTCTTTACAGGATTCAAAGGAGAGACTGTTGGGTCATAAACATCAAATATAGGATATTCTTTGCGATGATTTTCAAGATATTTAGTAAACGCTTCTTCTGGGGTGCCTTCTAATCCAGCAGACTCCCAGTAGTCATATAGTTCACTTTCTACATCTCTCTGACTGTTCAAATCACCTATGCCAGACATATTATCTTTAAACAAGCTTGCAATACTGCCTAATCTCTTCTGTCCCTCTATATCTAATGCTTTTGCTTGCTTAAGAGCTTGATATATTTCATTACCTCCTATTATTTCCCCTCCTTTATCAAACTTCAAACCATAGATAGCGTTCCAGATATCATTAATTTGCTTTTTTGATAGATGTGTTTGAGCAAACTCTCTCATAAAGAAGTAGAGTTTATCAATATCAAAGTCAAAACCAGCAGTGGTAGTTCTAGAAGAAGGGACTTTCATTGTACCACCTGCAAGAGGATTACTGAACCTGAACACTTTACAGTTAATCATGGAGTAATCCCTTTCAGTAGGAATACGATAAGCTATAATATCAAGAATGCCTTTATATTTAGTTTCAATAAGAGGTATGTAATAACCCTGTTCAGGATCAATAGCCTTACCAAACTTATCCCTACCACTTACAGGCCAAGATAGATACTCTCTTGCATCTTCTCCATAGACTATTTGGTCGGACAGCTTGAGGGTTCCATCAGTATTACACCAATCTTCAAACCTTAAAGGTACAGTCTTACCTCTTTTACCATTTCTTCCAGGAGCAGTATAGCTGAGATTAAAAGGCATCTCTATTTCATCATAAAGAACATTGTCGCCTTCAGGACTAACCACCTCAAACAAATCGCCACATTCAGTAGCTCTTTTTCCAGAAATAAAATCAGACGCTTTTGTTTCTGCCAGACCCCAAGGAGAAGCCTGAACAGCCGAGCCTCCTTTAATCTTCTGTTTGTTAACAGCCTTTTTGAATAAAGACCATAATAAAGCAGCAGCATCATGTTCCATTCCCGGCTCCCCTGGAGGTACTACAAAGTCCCCAGCATTATCACCTTCATCAATAAGAGATAAACCAAATGCATTATCTTCGGCCTGATTAGCATTGGAAGTAATGTTTTGAATCATCTTATCAGAAAGTTCCTGATTAGTAGCGGCATTGTTAGCAAAATCATCATAGCTATCAAAGAGATTAGCCATTATCAGACAATTATAAAAGCTGATTAGATTTCTGCCGTTTAGATGAACATTGCCCATTCCAGGAAGAGCTACTTTCAATCCTAAAGGATCGTCGGTAGTCTGCCTAAAGATATTCTTCAAATATCGCTGATAATCATCTTTCTTATTAATGTTAGCAAGAATTAATTTTCTTATCTGAGTACCAAATAATTGAGCATGATTTAAATGCTCAGGTACACCTGACTGAATTCTATAGTCTGCCCATGAAAGATTGTGAATGAATGCCCTGTTAAGTGTTCCTTGAATAGCATCAGCAGTATCAACACCCTTAAGATCAACACTACCAAAAGCCCCAACTTTAACACACTTAGTAGAAGCTACAAGGTCAACATCATTATCCTCCATCCACTGCGCAACATCTTTCAGTTTGCCATCCAGCATCAGTTCTGGGATTAATACTACTTCTGCATATTTATGCTGCACAGGAATTAAAGCAGTGTCACCATCATCATTAATTTGAAGCTTCTCCAAGGTAAACATATAAGGTTTGATAGGCTGGAAAATTGTAGCAAGCTGTGCAAGCTCCCTAATGTCTTCTTCAGTAATGGGCTGTCCACTATTCCTAATGTCCATAATTCTATTATAGGCACTTTCCATTGCAGGGGTCCATTGTCCTGCCATGCCCATAACGGCTCTGTAGCTCTTTAAAGACCTGTATCCCTGACCATCGGTAAGAGAATTCTTTTTGTAGGCATTCAGCACCTCAGGTTGGCCTTTAAAAGTCTCTTTAAGCATATTCCAGAAAGCAGGGTTAACATCTTCAGAACTAACAGATATATCATCAAAGTAAACAGCCTTCTCAAAGGGCCTATTCACATAAAGATTACCTTTATAATCTCTTGCCTCCAAAGATATGCCTTTACCTGGAGCATAAATTTCTTTATAGCGTTTCTGTAAGTCTTTTACAGGATACCTATGGTCATAGAAAGCAGGATCAACAGTAAAGAGTTGAAGTTGTTCTATAGTAGCATACTTGGTATTCCAGAAGAAATCTTCCAACATCTCTTCTATGTTATTTCCATATAGATCAAGATTTTGATTGAAGTAACCCTTAGTATCTTTATAACTAATAACTCCCCCTTCTCCCTTAACCTCCGTCAAAATTCCTACAGATGCAAGCTTTTTATTAAACTTATCAAGAGCATCTTGCATATAAACATTTAAAGCTTCCTCCAAAGACTGGTTCTCAAACGATTCTAATGCTTGTTGTACAGCTTTAGACTTATCCAAAGCCTTCATTTCAGCATCTGTCATATCTTGATTACCAGTAAGAATCTTCCAATATTTACCATTCTCAAAGTCACTATTAAGAAACTTTAGCATAGTAAATTCATTGGCAGTCTGAGAGAAATTATCAATCTTCTTAAAACCACCCTTTTCAAGAACTTCATTGGTAGCCTTAACATACTTAATTCTTTCTCTTTCTTGCTTGGCAACGTCCTTTAATCCTTCAAGTATTTCAGCTTTACTATAATGATGAGCAGTAAAAAACATCTGAGCACCTGAATCTCCAAGAATAAAGCAAGGATACTTAGCTAAAGTAGATTTTTTATTATTGTCTCTTTCCTGTAAGAATTGCTTAAGCATAGCTTCAGCATGTTGCTTCTCCGTAAAGTTTTCAAAAATAGATACAGTCTTATCAATGTTAGATCCTAAAAATTCATCAAATTTAAAGACTTTAGCCATTGCATCATTATTAACTTTAGAATCTTTTGTTATAGAGTCATACAGTTCTTGAAGCCACTTATTCAAGAACTTACCTGTAGACTTATCATAGAAGAACGAAGATTGTCCCCATTTATCCATAATGAAATCTTTCAGACCTTGCGCATCACCTTCAGCTACAAACTCATGAAGCTTATCTACCAAGTCTCCCATATAAGAAGGGGTTCTATCCGAATATCTGGAATTAGTCTTTCCTTTTCTATCAAACCAAGGGACTCTGCGCTCTGTCTTAAGATTATTGGTAACAGACGCTAATATACCAAGCATCTTGATAACCCTATCCATACCAGCGCCTTTAGACCGCTGCTGATTACCTCCATAGGTTTTGCCTAAAAATGTATCTCCTTTTCCGTTAAACTTTATATTTCTATTGTTTAAGTCAGCTAAAGCTTCTCTATACTCAGCCTTTTGTTCCATTGTAGGATGTTCTGTCTTCCAAAAAGTCTCAAGAACTTTAAGTTTATCAAGGACATCACCCCTAAACGCATTTCTAGTTTCAGTTCTAAATTCTTGAAGAGCTTTTGTATATGCACTTAATAGTGCCTTATTACCAAGAATCTTATAAGCAGCCTTATCAGTCATAGGAATACCTAAAGATTGAGAGGCTCGTTTAAGATATTCCCGTCTCTGAATTTTATTAAAAGTATTACCATAAAATCCTGTCCTATAAAATTGTTGAGATGCAAAGATATTCTTACTCTCTTTTTCTTCCTTATTAGGAGAGGGTAATAGCAACGAAGATTCTACATTCCATTGGGCCAATTTTTCCCAATCTACTGTACCTTTTTCACTATATATTGATGAGCCTTTATCAAGTTGTTGATTAATTTGCATTCTCAATACAAACTCGTCCTCAAGTGAATTGGCTTCTTTATTTAATATTTTGGCAATAATCTTTCCAACCTTATTTCTTACCAACGCAGAATATGGAATCATATTCTTATGCATGTCAAGAAGTAGCTGTGTCAGAATAACAGGATTTTTAGGTCTGTTTGTGTCATCAATAGATTTAGACAAATCAGCCTGAGAAGCCTTAGCTAGAGCTGTAAGTATGGCATTTACCATAGGGTCATCGGACAATGATCTTAACTTTTTTATCATTGCACTTTCAGAAGTTACACCTCTAAGTATCTCTGCTAAATACTGATGAGAAGTAATAGGATCCATCTTAATGGCATAGCCTAAATCATCTTTCACCGTTTGGCCATTACCATCAACTTGGTTGATTGTAGATAAAAATCTTCTTATTTCAGAACCCAAAGAACCAAAAGCTGAGGTTTCAGACTGATGTACCATCCATGCCTCTCTTACAGATTCTTCCAGATTATAATAATCCTCCATTGGAGAATCCATTGTAAAATTATCAGGAGAGGTTGGAGAAGCATACTCCAAATTCTGACCAAGTTTAAGGCTTTCAGTATCTCTTAAAGACATTCTTGCGAAGGTTGCCAATGCTGACCAATTAGAAAGAATCTTAGGATATTCTTGCGCTATAAGTTTGGCATTTCTAATCTTCTGTTTATCTTCTTCTTTAAGAGAGTCGAGTTTCTCTTGTGAGAGGGTTTCTGCTTTGGCTAACAACTTTCTAGCATTATTAAAACGAGCCATTAATTTATCAAAGACAGACTCAAAAATGCTAAATTGACCGTGCTGAAATTGCCCATTAGACTTATATCCGTTGATTACCTGCTCCCTAGTTAAAGAGACACCTTCAGCTTCAGCCTCTTTCAATCTACGACTAACTTCCGCAGTAAACTCAGCAGCTACCATATTAATACGATTTCTACGAGTAGTAGCGTTCCAACCATCTACGTGATAAAGCTGATTAAACGTATTAGCCATATGGTTAGTCGTCCTTTTCATTTCTTTAAGATGTCTTTCAGCTTGAGAATTCTTATATTTCATAAGTTCATTAGCAGCTGCTAAAACATCCTCGCCAGAGAACATTTTAGTCTCGTCAGAACCTTCAAGAATAACAACAAGGGGCTTCTTATGATCCATATCATAAAGACCTCTCAATGCTCCAATATCCTCTTTTGAATAACCTGTCAGGACTTGTGAAATTCTATCATCTATACCTCCTTTAGGAGAGAAATGACAAATAATATCGCTCATAGATAGTATGATTTATATTTTGAGGCAAAGATAATATATTAAGCTTAAAGCATATCAGCACTTAATAAAAATCTTTATCCTCGGTAAAGGGTTTAATTGTAAAAAGAAAGGGAATGATTATATCTTACCATAATCAGGTTTTTGGTAAATAAGATTGTAATCTAGTTTTCATGTTTTCTTACTTGCTTATCAAATTTCTTAAGACCATTCAAATTTGTTATAATTCCGTCAGGCAATCTGTACAATCCGTTTCCTAAAGACGTTACAGTTGGGATGGCAGTATTTTTTATAGTCTGTACAAACTCTTTAATGCTAATTTCCTTCAACTTCTTCATAGGCTACAGGCTCATAAAATGCTTCGCCAGTTAACAATACTGGAACCACTAAGGTTTCACTTAATAGTATACTCCACACAAGATTGCCAGCGTTAATATCATATTTAACTCCTTCAATCTTTCTAGATGTGTTCATCCATCCATAAGGTTCGGCTGTGAATTTTGTACCATCAGCCTTTTCAAATGTTTTAGAGTCTGCGCAACATGTAAATAACAATATGATTGTTACTGCAAATAATATCTTTAATTTTTCCATTTCAATTAAACAGTTTACTATCAATATACTCTACTATTTTTCTCAAGTTTGTCTGAATTTTCTGTCTTTCAGATGTTGTAAGCTTACTGCCTTCTATAGCAGCTGCTGAATCACATTCTCCTGCCAAGGAAGATACTTTGTTTCTTAATCCAATAATCCATTTATGTCTTATCATAATTTATCACTCTACAAAATACACAAGTATAATTCTAACAATTAACACTACAATAAGAAAAGTTGCAGTACCACACAAAAAAGATAGAAATAAGGTATCTTGTTCTTTTGTTATTTTCCCTAATATTGGATTATACCTATCTTTTTTAAATAGTCTCTTTTCTGAAAACATACGAAAAAAACTATACGTCAAACCTCCTATAAGTGTAAGAGCCCATAGAACAACTGCAATTTTACTCATTTTCTTTATTCTTTTCTTTTTTGTTCTGTAATACTGTTGCTATAGCCAAGTCACTTGCAAACTTTTCAGTTTTTACATAAGATAAACAAATAGTGGCTAAGAATCTAATCTGCTGTGACTGTATAGCAGTAATTTCAATACATTTTTCTAACATACCTTTATCTGAAAAGCCCCGATCTTCCAATTCTCTCAAACCTTTTGCATACTTTTCAGAAGAAGTTATAATTTTTTTAACAGTATTTTCAGTATCAGTAACCAGTTTAACTAAATCAATCATAATTTTTTTACTATTTTAAGGTTTGATACAAAATTATTATTAATGTTACCGTCAATATGTTTTACTCTCAAGGAAAGATTAAAGAGATCAAACCCTTCAATAAATCCTTCTGCTACAAGTCTATGAACACAAAAATATGCCCATTTCCCATATCTTTTTATCCATACTCTTAATGAGCCACAATTCTTAATAGGATGAAGTTCTCTTTTGGTTCTCACACTACCATCTTTTTTATAGAATATTCTTCGTACAATACCCCTGTCGCATACTTCATATTTGTTATCTGTATCAGGGATTACTTTCCAAATATCGTTGTATATCTCCATCTTTTATAATATCGCTATGTAGTGTTACTTTCTTTCCATACATCCAGTGACAATCGCTTTCCCTATGATTTAAAAAGCTTAAAACATCATTATCCTGTTGTTCTTGGTCAAATTCCGTAGGATAGATATCTACTTCACCTGTTGAAAAATTCAATACTGTTAAATAATCCATAATTATCCTTCTACATATTCAGTTTCATCTTCTGTCCATCCTTCACACTCTTCAATCAGTCTTTGTGTGACTCCTGGATTTTTAAATACCAGTCCATTCTTTAAATTTTCTTCAAGACACTGCTTAAAGAGCCCTATTAACTGTAGAGGAGTATAGTGGTCATTGTCATGATATTCTTCTTCCCAGTCTATGTTAGCAGTATCACTATAGACAACTCCGTCTTCTGCTATAGGGGTATAGGAACTGGAGAATATTAAGGCTGATTTACTGAGTGTCTGACTGCACAGACATTGGAATTCCTCCTCTTTCTGGTCTTTCTGATTCCAGGGGGCTTTATACGAATCATGCTCTATTCCTGTATTACTGTAATTCTGCATTGTCTTTTTTCTTTTTTGATTTGTTCTTACCTCTTTTCGGATTATTAAAGGCATCTTCCTCGATTACAGGAGGTTTAATGCCTGGAATCTCATAAAAGCATCCTACAGCCAATCTGACAAGATTCCCTAATAAATAGCAGAAGGGCTCCTGATTGGTAAGAAACACTTCCGATTTGATATAATTCCAAATTTCCAAGGCAGCATGTCCACACTCATGAGATACAATAGATGACGTAAATTCTTCTACCTTCTTAATCCATATGAGAACACATGGTATACCCGTCTTTCTTTCTAATACCCTATAAGTTGTGCCTGTAGATTTAGGAGCTATGATCCATGCATCTTTATACTCCTCTTCATAGGGTCTGTAGATTTTATTTACTTCCTTTTCCAGTTCACCTATGACCACTGTAAAATCTATTGGATAACATACCAGATTAAACTGTTTTATGTTACCCCTCTCGTTCAATACCATCCTTGTACTATTTTAATTTCATAATCACTTATTATCAATATTTTTAGTGTCCTTTGTTTTAATGCCAATATATTTCTTATGACATTGGATTAATAGCATAGCAAGGGATTCAATAGGATACTTTGATTTTGCATAGAATTCCTCATGTTGCGCATTATCCTCTTTATTTTTCAAATCGTAGTGGGCAATATAAAAAGGAGCATCCTTTGATACCTTCAATCCTCCAGAGTATTCTTCCCCATCAATAGTAGGATATATCCATTCATGCAGCTTATAGAGTAATTCTGACACTGTGTAGGTAGGAATTTGTCGTATGTGGGTACAAGCAAATGTTAAAGGCTGCTTACCAAATCTAATATAGTCTCGCTGCTCATTTATGTCATAAACTATGTAATACTTAGCATCACTCATATCAACTCCTGCCTCCAAGAGTCTTTGTACCCACTCCCTATTAAGGAAATCCTGTTGGGTTTTCTCATTCAGTTCTATCATATCATTTACATTTAGTTACATCTCTGCCAATCCCATCATTGTAACAGATAGTATATTCATGAATACCTTCTGTTTCTCCCCATTCCTTACAACCTGCTATCTTCATACTACCAGCATAAGGACATTCTTTACCCTTGTATTTGCAGAACATAATTCTCAATTTATAGTTACAAAATTCTCAATTTTCATCAGAGTCATTCTTCTTCTTCCTAGATTTCTTTCTATTCAGTCTGGTTGTCTCGTTATTAGCATTACTCCAAGCATTTACTACTCTGAGATTGCAGAGCCTGTTGTCATGACGAATAGTATTAATATGGTCTACTATCCATTTATCATCTTTGAAGTCATCTCTTAAAAATGCTTTGGCAACTATCCGATGAACCATAACAGCTGATGTCCAGCCATTTTTCCTTAGATATACAGCTGCATAACCACTCTTTTGGATATACTGTTTCATGATGACACCATCTTTCTTACGGACAATCTCACCTTCATCACTAACTTGGTAGTCATCCCACCAAACAACATCTCTCCACTCTGCCATAATTCTTAGGATTTTACTTAGATTTTAAAGATTCTCATAGAGCAATGTCAGGTGGTTCTTCTTCACATCAGGAGCCTCTAGGAATGCCCCAAAAGTAGCAGCTTCAAGAGCCTTGAATCCCTTCTGAAACTCTTGGAGGTTAAAAGGATGACAAATAAGATGCAAGCCATATTTTGTAGGCATCTGATAAACTACCTTCTCTGCATGTTTTGACTTCTGAAGGTTAATGTAGATGTGCAATTTGTTGATTGCTTCCTCAGAGTAATCTCCATCCAAGTCAATGACCCATAGGTTATTACCCGAAGGAGTATATTTACCTGAACAGGACTCAAAGATGTTGTAGAACTTCTTATAATCATGAGCTGCAATTCTTCTTGCTGACTCTGCCAAAGTGTCAAGAGCCACCTGAGACATCAGTTTGTAGTTTACAGAGCAATAGGCTCTCATCTTCAAGAGTGTGCAGATGGATTTAATCTCCTCCTCATACTTCTCCAAGTCATACCATGAGTAGATGTAGTAGTTCCTGAAGTGATAGTTAGCAGCAGGCATATCAGGATTATCCTTGCCTCTGCGCATCAACTCTATTACATAGTATTTGTCAAGAGTTCCTTTCTCATTAGTGTCAGGGAGTCCACCACAAAGATTAATGAACTCCCTGTATCTATCAAAGTTGTCTGTCATTTTCTTTTTGTTTTACTTACAATATTGACCAAACATAGGACTGAACATAGATTGCTCCATATAGCACATGGGAGACTTAATATCCTTGAACATCCTCTCCTTGGCTTCCTTTGTAATACCTACAAGTCTTCCTGTTCTGTATGGATTTTTACCAGTCTCACCATCTCTGACCTCAATAATCATTAAGCCTTGGGCATCAATGACCTTCTTGCAGTCATCACAGAGTCCCATTGCTACATCACGAGGAGCCTCTGCATCTCCTTTAAGTCTGCCAAATAAAGCCAGACCAATCTCTTTTCCACAGCACTCACAGTGAGTCACTGAGGGATTTACCCCATGTTTGGGGGATAGGGTTATACTTTCATTTCTACTCATATTAACTAAAATCTATAAATCCTGCAAATCTCAAACCATCTGAATAGAAGTCAGAGTTAGTGTAGGAAGTAAACTTATATCCTTCCCTTTTAAGAAGATCAGTAAGTTCTCCAGTGACAGGATAGGAAGTGCGCTTTCTGTCATAGGATGCAGCATCCCAACCTTCATTATCCTTCTCATAGCCCCATTTAAGAGCCATGTCCCAAAAGATTTCTTTGTCTTGAAGCTCATTATACTCATCATAAATAAGCACATCCCCTTTATCAATAAAGGATTTAAGCCCTTTTTTGGTAAGAGGGTATGTATATAGAGGAGTGTCTGGGTCAGGAACATACCTCCTTATACCATTATTATCTTCTAAGTGTCCATTTCTAATTACAAAGACATTAGGGTTCCATAAGAACTTCCAGCCACATGACCTCTTGCCCAGATGTACTACTCCACCAGTAATATGACCTTCTCCATACTCAACCCTAATGCGATCATACATTTCATTCGTTAGTTTGTTAATTAGAGGAAAGTCATTAGCTTCTATAGCATCGTGGAGTTTCTTCTTCCTTTCTTTTGAAGGAATGATATGCGCATAATAATTACAACTCATATTAAACCATTTTTGTATATTTCCTCAAAATCTTCTTCTTGAGGGACATGTCCTGCTTTACTCTCTATTAGTTTCATATTTTATTCTTCTTTTTCTTTCTACTGTCAATATCGTATAAATGGGCTATTTCATTCCGCAAAGTAGGAGAATCTTGGTACTCCTCATGATTCCTAAGAAAATCATTGATAATATCCCTGAGGGATTTTCTTGGCTGATATTTTAGGTCTAATTGAGAGTAGATTTCTTCTGCTTGATGCATAGCAGGCTCAATGTTTGAACTACGAATTAATTTATCCAGTCTCTTATTACTGCTACTTTTTTGCTGTTTAAAAGCTTCTATCTTATTATTAAGATCCTTACCATAGCCACTTCGATACTGTTTATGTGATATGTGCCAACAACAGCAAGCCTCACAGTAGTATGCTCTGAGTGATTCACCCCCACTTTCAAAATCATCTGCATTCCATTTAATAAAGTTTAGAGCTTTCTTCTCAGATTCAAACTGCATCTTGGGTCTTCCACAGTCAGGACACATTATACGATTTTTTTCATTTGGCTTCATCTTAATGCTTCCTTATAAAATGTTATAGTACCTGTATCAAGCATTTACTAACAGGAATTTGCATAAGTCAATCTACTACATCAAATTTATGAATATAGATGAAGTTCTCACATTCATCTCCAGTATCCTCATAGCCAGCATTCCAGGCTTCTACTTCCTCCTTTGACTTAACTCCATACTTCTCATTAAGCCACTTATATACTTGCTCTTCAGTTTTAAAGTACTCAGACACATAGATATCATCTTTAGCGGTATCTACCCAGTATCTCTCAGGGAAATACTTCCCTTCTTTGTCATTGGTACAATAAACCTCACATCCAGGCTCCTCTACAACCCAATAGACCTTAATATCAGGAAACTTCTTTCTGAGTACCTCTTCAAAGTCTTGCAAGCCCCATCTCTCTTCAGCATAGAATCTGAGTACTCCATTCTCTAAGGTAGGATCACTATCAATTTCACCTCCAAGCCTCTTGTTATCTAGTTCCTGCTCACTGAAACCAAGATGTTCACAAGCTTTATACTCAGTCCAGTGCTTTTTATCTGTCATTGCCAGACAAATGGCCCCCATGATTTTTTCTAAATCTTTTTGTGGCCCTTCAATAGCATAAGCCACACTTGCCATATTTGCCATAATTATTTAATATTATAGTATTACTTCTTGGTTATCTTCATCCCATTCCAGAATCTCTTTGGGCTTTTTTAGGTATTTTCATATACTCAGCAATAATATCCAAACTAGTCCAAAAAAGCTGTTCACAATAGTCATCAGCCAGTTTACTAGCTAATCTTTCCATAGTTTCATCTGATACTTCTGAAGTATCAAATCCCAATTCTTCCAAGTCTTCTCTAGAAACTTCGGTTATTACAAACGATTTTTTCATAATTTAGTCTTCTTCAAAGGTTCCATAAGGACATTCTATATCCTCGTTAATCTCCGCATTATCTCCATAGATGTAGTTTTCAGGGTTTTCCAAAATGTTCTCCCTTGCTTCTCTTATAATGGAATCATAAGCTTCCTCATGCTCTTTTATTGCAAGATTGCAGTTATTAGGATTAAACTCTTCTGGAATATCAACTACTACTCTTGTTGTAGTAGTGAAAGTTACTAAATAAGCTTTCTTTGCCATAGCAATTATTCACCTAAAGACTCTAACCATTCTTTATCTACCAGATAAGTACTACTGCCAATACCTATAGAATCATTGGGCTCTATCAAAGTAGCATTATCATCAAAGCCATCCAAATCCATGAAAGCCTGAATATCAGGCCAACCTATAATCTCATAATCTTCCATATTATCTCAGTTTAGTTTTCTTCAATGAGTACTCATAATACTCTCTCATTGTTTCACCAGAGTTCTCATGCTGCCACTCAACTCCTGTATAAGCAAATATATAACTAGGCTTATCTCCTTTATGATAATCTCTATAGATTACACTGCAACGTCTTCTGGAAACATCTTTTTCCATAAACTCTTTAGCAGCTGCTCTTTTTTTAAAATTCTCCTGAGCAATCAGCTCAAACTTATCTTCCAAATCACCTCTGACCCAATCTTTGTCATGGTGATGTACTGTTACTTGATACATAATTATACTTTTTAGTTATTTATAAACCCTAGAATCCCATTTATCTTTTACATCCTTATAAGTGTCAGCATCTTCTACAGATATTAATTCTACAAATTCAGCAGGGCATAAGTCAGAGCATTCAAACTTTGCTCTACATTCTTCTATAGTATCTCCTTCAACATAGGATTCTACTCTATAAGTTATTCTTAATTTCATAATTACTTATCACTTATATTTCCAGTATCTTTTGTTTTAACCATATCAATTAATCTTCTTTACTTGGTCAGCATTGAACCTCTCATTGTCCTTTCTATTTAGCCCAACATAGCGCATGATAACTTGGGCTAAATACTCTGCTTCATGTTCTCTTAATCTGAGAAAACCTACACCAGGATCTCCATTCTCATTATTGTTGTCAATCATGATGTCAATATCTGCAAAATCAGTTATATTCTCATTGAAAGATAAACTAACAGTTGTTTTATTAAATTGAAGGCTTATTTCCATATTTACAATTCGTTTGATTTTAAGAAAAGTATACTAAATTTGTTTAATTCTTATTAGAGGGCCTTGCTCAGGACAGGTTAAAGAAATCTACTCCAATCCTCAATAGCATCAGCCATGAGTCTCATTTGACCCCCTGTTAATGTAATGGTATATTCTTTTTCTTTCATACTTTCTGCTCTTTTGAAGGAATAATTTTTGCATAATAATTACAGCCCATGATTATTATTTAAGATTTAATTCTTCCTGATAACTGTCTACAAAGGAACATATATCAATGAGTTCCATTGTAGGCACATATGAAATATCATACTCACTACAGTCCTCTGTATCAAGGGTTATAAAGCCTCTTTCATCAATTTCTACCCCATATACAGTAGAGTACACATTACTGGCATATTCAGGATGATTGCCTCCATCATATGATACTGTTACAGATTCTTCTATATCATCATTATTCCTCCAGTTTATCTTATTGCCGTTTTTGTGAAGAATGTCCGTAAGGTACTTAATACAACCATCTTTTACTTCTATAGAAAGTTTACACAAGGCATTTATTTTTTCATTTAACTCATTATCCATAAGCTTAGGAATATAGTTTCTTTAGGATTGATTCGCTGGCCTCTCTTAACTGCTTACAATAGCTTTTATGCCATTGCATATCATAGTCATTGCCTTCACGAAGTATGCTTTCAGCAAGAGCCTTCACTTTATTTGCGAACATCAGGCTCTCCCTTATCTTCTCTTTCTGTGTCATTTTGAATATCTATTACAGTGTGTTAAAAAAGAGCTAAGCCCCTGTTCAGGGCTTAACTCCACTTCTTTCTCTACTTATAAGAAATCTACAAACTTATAAATATCTGTATCAAATTCTACATGCTTAAAATAGAACTGTTTCCAAAACCAAGGAATTGGAAGGAGCGTTTGCCAATGCTTACCATCAAGGGGTAGGAATGCCTGTTCATTCTTTGGGAACTTTGCAGGCAAGATGGTTTTCCAGTCTACTACAGCATCATTGTCTGTATACTTTACAGCAACTGGGCCCCATTTGATTTTTGGATAAGTCTCCTTAAGATAATTTACTTGACTGATAAACTTTGCTAGCTCCTCTTCTTCTACTAGCTTTCCTTCATAGGTAACAAGAATATAGCATGTTTCTCCAAAAGAAGATAGTTCCTTAAGAATATCAACAAATGTCTTCTTAGTCATAAACAATCCATGAGCCATGTGCCATATGTTTTTACTCTTTCTAATACGAAGATCAAACATTCTAGCACCAGCTTCATATTGTTCTTTAATCGTTTTACTTTGAGTCCTTGCAAAAGGAATCATTATCCATGACAAAAAGTTCTTGGCTTTTTCACCAGTCGCACTATCATGGGTTGCAATCTTCGGTTTTGCCATCTTGTAATGTTTTTATTTTATCATTAATATACCACATTGCTTTCTGTAGATCCTCAATCATCTTTTCTTTAAGAGTCTTATCTGCATCTTCCTTACGTCCACATCTAAGAATGTATTTAGTGGCATTGCCTAAGTCAAAATCCATGTGACGGACAATGTCTATTACTTCAACACCACATACCTCTTTAAGCCAAGAATAGTGAGGAGGATGATTTACCATATCAGGCTTCTGCTTCTGTGCTGTCACTTGTTCCTGCATTGTCTTCGCTATTTAAGTATGTATAATTTGCTTCTTTAATACTTTCAATAACCATGTCATAGCCTTGCTTAGCAAGTTCTGTAGCACGTTTAGTAGCCTCAGCCACATCTTTAGCCCACAACAATATTTTGTACTTTGTTACCTTTTCAGTACCATCAGTTTCAAGGAAGATGTCCTTCAATGTGACGACAAAGGTGGTATCACCAGTGTATTGGGTATATACTTCTTTAATCTGAGAAATCTTAAGAGATTGAATCTCAAAGTCTTCGAGAAGGTGCGATTTTTTCTCTTCAACAAGCTCGCTCATCACTTTGTTCTCGGCTTCTACAAAGAGTTCACAATTCTCAACAAGATAGTTTTCACTTTTCTTTCTTGTCTTCTCATCAATGACTCTTACGACTTTAACTTTTACTTCTATTAACATAATTCTACACTATTATAATGTTGGTTTATTTTTGCATCCCATATTACCATGATTTAAAATCTGTTATATCAGTCATAGTCTCTGGCAAATCCTTAACCATTACTTTGGTAGTAAGACCTATACCAGATTCTGATGACTGAGTTATTAATACTGAACCTACTAATAGGTTATCATTACAAAAATCTGCCAAAGCCTCCACTTCATCTTTAGTGAGTGAAATTACTACGGGAGTATTACTTGCTTTCATCTGTTTTGTTTTTGGTTATTAGTGAATCCAATATGTAGGCAAGGGGCCTTTAGAGTCAAAGCAGGATTTATCCTTTATGGCAATAGAATATCTCTTGTCTTCTGTAACATTGTGGAATGATTCCTCATTGATACAGACAATATCTCCCTGATGAGCAACAGTCTCTCCCTCATAAACATAATCCTTAATGCACACACTGAAACGTGATTCATCTGCATCAAGTGCCAAAGTATGCAGAAATGGCTTAGCCTCTTCTCGCATGATAGTCTGAATAGTGTCTTTTACAAGTTCTCCTATTTTAGCAGGTGCTTCTACATTAGTTTCATCATGGACTGGAATACAAAGCTTAACTATATTAAAATAACCATTGTCTACTATCCAGTCAAAGAGCCTCTTGTTGAACTTCTTAAAGATAATAGCCCCACAGCCCTGTAGAGGTGAGTTACAGGCATTTTTCTCCCATTTGGTCTTGGCCTTAAAATGCTTGGAAACCTTTCTTGCAACCTCATCTCCTGTTCCTTTATGATACATTCTGTATTCTTCCCAAAATTCTTTATCCTGAGACTTCTCTATTTTACACCACCATTTCCAGTCCCACCAAAATGCTTTATGGCCTGTAACAGGAGAAATAAGAATATAGCCATTATCTACTACAAATTTCTTCTGTTTTTCCTGGAATTTTGCTATTCCTGGAAAACCTTTCATATAGTTATCATAGATGCTCTTGGCTACTTCCTTATCCATACCATATTGCTGAACCAAGGTACTGTCATTGCCTGCATATGCAAAACAGCTAGTCATAACTTAACAAATTTATGAGTTAATTGGTTGATAATTTGCAGTTTTTTCTCTTCAGTTAAATTAATAACGGAACCTTGGGTTAACCCCTCTGGATATACCATTTGTTCTAAGATATAACGTGCAAACTGAGCCTCTTCTATAGTGTCATATACATTGGAATGATACTGTTTTCCCTCCCTTCGTACATAGGCACTATATTTTCCACTCTTTTGTTGTTCTACCCCTTTTAACTGAAGGATGTTATAAGGTCTTCTGTTTGCTACGTTAAGACCATTTTCAGCATATCTAAGGTTTTCCTTCCTATTGTCCCTAATATCCTGATTTATATGGTCAACTTCTTGTCCAGGTTTAGCATCCATAACAAATCTATGCAATAGCATAATCTTTTTAGTGTCAGGATTTCTTGTTCCTGCATATCCAGTGCTTAAAGTCTGCCATTTATACTGGCTTACTTTCGGATAATCCTCTGCATCAATAATGTATGTTTGATTCACATTATTAGTTGGGAGGCTATACGTATCAAATTCCACCCTATTTCCAATGAAACGAAACTCATTGGGGTCATACTTTGTCCTAGGATTGCAATCGAGTACTTTCCCATATTTATCTAACTGGGTTTTGTGTTTCTTGCAATAACCATCTGCAAATTCATCAGTATTTCTTCTCCCACAAATGGGACAATACTGCACTTTTCTAGTTCTCATATTCTATGTATTTGTTAATTATATAACTTGTGGGCTATTCCTTGACCATGCAATAACGTACAACTGTTATTGTTTAGGCCCGCATTAGTAGTCTCTAGGAAGGTATGTAACCATACCATCACGGCGTTCATCTGTTCACCGTTATTTGCGATTTTACATACATGTTTCCATGTAAGGAGTCCTATTTTGAACTCAGGCCCTTTTGCTTCCTGTCTGTAGTGTTTATAGAGCTTCTTAATATCCTTGATAGGTGTATCGCGTGGGATTTCATTAGGAAAAATCATATAGGCCACAGTAGAATGCATGTCCTCACCTTTGAGGAACACATCCATCATAGCCTTATCCTGAGAGAAATCTGCCATCAAAACTGATTCCTGACCACAATAGTCTATTGAAATCCAGACATTACCTTTCTCTGCACAGAAGGAGGCTCTTGTAATTTCATCAGCAGGGAGATTCTGAAGTTGTGGATATGCACATTTTAGCTTGGTATCCTTAACCTCTTTGCTTACAGGCAGTCCTTTAATCCTTGCAAGGGATTGGTTCTGTTTCTGAGAGCCACAAGCCAATCTACCTGTGTCAGTTCCAATAGCCCTAAAGGTTGTATGAACTCTATTAGTATAGGGGTTAATGGCATTCAGATAGTTCTGACCGTAGGTACTACATACTTTTTGAGCTTCTGTATAGGCTAAATAGATATCATAGAACTCAGGATTAATATGTCTCTGAGGCTCAAGGACTGAAGCATCAATGCTATCCTTCTCCTCTTTTGTTTTCTTGTCAATACCCTTACAGTTAAAGCCAAGAGCGGTTAAGAACGGAATAACCTGTTTATTGGAGTTCCAGTTAATAGTACACTTTGGGGCTGTGTCCCAACCTAGAAAAAGGTCTCCTTGCAGATTAATCCGAAGAAATCTGCTATCATTAAAATCGACCACATACTGATTTAGTTTCTCCAAGGCTTCAGACATCTTCTTATAATCAGAAGCCATCTTTTGCTCCCATAAAGGAACATCCATATGTACACCACACCACTCATAATAAGCTATAGAAGGGATAAAGAGGCACTCTACTTTGGCTGCTTGAAGTAGATCGCGTTCTTTCAGTCTCTGAACCTGCATCTGCATAAGTTTGTAAAGGGGCTGAACATCCTTTGCTGCATAGATAATATGCTTAGTTTCAATTCTCTGAAGTTCTTGTGTAAATTCCTCCCTGACTTCCTTAGACATTTCCTCGCCAAAATATCTATACATTAGGGCTTTTAAACCGACACCACTATGTTCATAGATAAATTCAGCTACTTCAGGCTCGTCTCTGTAGAGCATTCTTTTCTTCTCTTCTTTTTTCAAATCTTCCCAACCAGGCACACTGTCTATATAATCACAATATTGCATCATTATTTCTTCTGTACAACCTATCATGAAATTAGGATATGCCATATAGAGTAACTGCTCAGCGGTCATGGTATCATAGCAGTTGCGAATAATAATTTCAAAGGCAAATAATACCTTAATATCAAACTTCAAATTCTGTCCTATGATAAATGCTGATTCAATAGCCTCTTTATAAAGCCTGATATCTATTTCAGAAGCATTAATTACTATCTGGATTGTCTCTTCAATATTACCAAGTTGTAACAAAAGAATCCTATCAATGTGCGGATCTAATCCTGTGGTTTCAGTATCTAATTGAATCATATGGCCCGTAAAGGAGTCTAATAACTGCAAAGACTTCTCTACAGAACACATTTGGTAGGCATCATGTTCAAATGCTTCCTGCTGAAGAGTGACATAGTAAATCATTGTTTACTGTAAGCGGCTAAATTCTTGAAATCTAATACAACGTGATGTTCTCTTAGGAAGGAGGAACCAATAATACCATGTATAGCAATGCCATGTTCCTTTTCAATCAAATCAAAAGTTTCCTTCAAATCAGTAACTAGAAAGTCAGCTGTATATTTTTCGTCTTTTGTACCAAATGCAAGCGATGCTGTATATACTTTTTGAGTTCCACCTACACCAGACAAATGAGTTTCTTCTGCATCGTCTTTTACTTTATGTTCAAACAGTTTTATTGCATTGCTGTCAATAACATTCTTGTCTGAGCCAGAATCTAAAAGAAATACAATCTTTTTATCTTCCTGATAAAAAGTAGCTATAGGAAGATTAGGACTTATGAAGCCCTGTCGAAAGGAAACTGTAAACAATGAAATATTTTTCTTACCCATCTTCTCATCAATTTAATTTTCATCGGTAGAGCCAAAGCCGCCTCTACTGTCATCCTCTAAATCATCTACATACTTAAACTCATATCCGTTTGTGAACAGCCACATAAGTTTTTGCAACACAGTTGCTTTCTGGCTCAAACAGATTTCAAACTGGCATATTCTATCACCAGCCTTAACGTGTACAGGCTTATAATGTCCTGATTTAACAGCTAATGCTTGGAATTTCCATATGTCGTCTTTGCCTTTGTATGAATTATCTATGTATCCCACACCATTGGCAAGAAAAAAGAATCTCTTTAAAGGATTACTGCTCCTGTCATATATCTTGGCTATACATCCACTGGGTAATTTCATAGATACACCCAATGAGATCAAATGTGCTTGATTTGGTGTAATCTCACAATCCTCTGTTGCAATTAAATCAAAGCAATCTCCTTTTTCATTAACAACAACATCAGCTAGTGGATTATGTCTAACTACTTTTACTATTCTTTTCATTATTCTTTTATTTTTATACACTTAATTATGTTTACCCCATCTTTGTTAATTTCATTAGGAACAGGTGGCCTTAGATTTAGATAAGCCCTAAGCTCTTTTCCCAATACAAAGGGGTCTACAATTTCCTCCCCATCATCAGTAATAAGAGTACCCTCCACTTGAGTAAGTGGAAATTTCCACTTGAGCGGCATAAGATTCTTAGGGTTTACTATAATAAAGATATAATCATTTAGTTCAAAGTCCTTAAAATAGGGATCTGCATTCATATTAGCCCTGATGATTCTCCAATAAAGGCGTGCTTGAATATAATAGTGCCACTTTTTAAAGTTCTCTTCAAAGTTCCATTCATCACACCCTAAAGAAGTTTTAAGATCAATAGGCTGGACAATCTTATGTTCATAATCCACAATTATTTCATCAGCCATACAGCGATAACCAACATTATCTAAAGTGGCTTTGAACTTAAGTTGATAGTATCTTCTGATAGGAGAAAGCCAATCATCTTTTGCAAAGAATCCACCAGTTGCAGGAGATTCTCTAAGAGCCTTTACCATATTTCTCACATCTTGATAATTCTGAAGTGAAAGAAGGGTTTTATCTCCAACAGCTACTTTAGCTTTCCAATAAGCTGTACCCGCCTTTGTTATCTTACCTGTTTTTGTTTCAGGTTTCCAATTATCTGCACCATAATTGAATTGATTACAAGCTTCAAGAATGTATGTTGCAGGAACTTCTTCTATAGTGGAATACACCTTACCATAATTATCAAATAGATAATGGACAATTTTATTTTCTTTTGTATCTCCCATAGAAGAAATGTCTGCTACAGCAAATAAAGAGTTGAATTCATCTTCTCCACCTGTAATTATAGCATCAACAGCACTTCCTAATGTAAGTGAAAGACTTTCTTTCTTATCAAATAGATGATCTAGACCAGAGAATCCCAATGTCATATAGTTAGATAAAATACTATATGATAACTCAGGCATAGCCCTATACTCAGGTTCTGTTATCTGAAGGGATATGTCACTAAGCTCTTTTTGGATTTCCATAATTAATTATCTTTAGTTGTTTTATTGAAATGATAGATTTCATGCAATGCCTCTATACATTCACCTAACTTAATGAGGCCATTCACCTTATTACTAAATATAGCTGGGGCATTACCTCTATCTATCCTTCCTTGTAAATCTTTTATCTCTTTCTCAATGAGGTCAAGGCCACTATCATAATTCCAATCAATAAAGTTATTAATGTTGGAGATATGATTAGAGATAGCCTTGCCTTCACTTTTATATTTATCAAAACGACTTCCCATGTGTTATAAGTTTAAGTTCTCTAACTTCCAGTTATAATCATATACAAACTGAGCATTACCCATCAATGAGCGCATAATAGGAGCTATAGTCCTTCCTGTTAAATGTAGGGTATCCATAGCCTCTCTAATTGAAGAGAATTTATATTCCACAGAAGGGTTCTTTTTGGTGGACTTAGAAGTCACCTTAATAACCTTTCCCAAAGTAATCCAATGATTATCTAAGACAGTAAGTAAAGACTTCTTGCAATCATGTATCTGATAAAACATTGTGTCTGGCTCATTGTCAATCAGGTATCTAAATACAAGCTTTTTCTTGTTTTTCCATTCAGGAGTTTCAAATCCCTTACATTCAATCATAATATTCCCTATGATGAAATCAGGCGTATATGTAAGGGCTCGAACCTTATCTTTTTGATAAGGGCATCTGAAACCCTCCAGAAGCACAATTTTCCTAGGTTCATATTCATAGGGAATATTTAATACATCAAGAGTTCTTGCTGTGTTTCTTTCAAGATCGCTTCTAAACTTTTTGCCATTATATTCCTTGGGTCTTTGGGCATGGTCTACATTCTTAATTCTTTCGCTCATTCTTGTTTGGTTTTTCGGTTAATTCTGCTACAATACCTTCAAGCTCTATAACCCTTTCTTCAAGTTCGCTATACCTTTTAAGAAGCTCTTCGAAGAATTCTTCAACTTCCTGATTTTCATCATCAAGCTTTTCTTCGTCTTCCACGTCTCTTAATTCTATAATACCTTGCTCTAAAAGAGGCTCAATTAAAATAGGATGGAATTTACACTTTATAACTTTGTGTACTGTTGAACCATCCTTTAAGTTTTTGGTTAAATTAAGTTTAACGATGTCACCAAACTTAATCTCTCTACCCGTTTCACATATAAAACACTTTTTCATTAGTTTTACTTTTTTTAATCGTTATTATTCTTCTTTAAACCACTCAATCCCATAGCCGCTTTGACCAATGAGAATTTTATTAACCTGTTTCCAAATGTCTGAAGGCATTCTCTCATGAGCTCTTGCATAGTATGCGGGATGTTTGGTCTTGAAGACATAATTACATTTAGCATTAATGTAAGGTTCAAAGGATTGTGCCGTACTTCCCATTAGTACATACACTAATCCAGGGCTACATTCAGACAAATTAATGAGTAAGGATTTTGTGAAGGGTCTCCAAAGTAACATATGTGAATTAGGTAGACCTGCTGCACAAGATAAATATGAGTTAAGTAATAAAACTCCTTGCTCTTCCCACTTCTCCAAACTCGCATCAAAAGTAGTTATTCCGTGTGGTTTAGTATAGTCAATTACTGACTCCTTTAGGACAGCTAAAGATGGTGAATAGAATTCTTCTGATACGTTAGGGGAATTAGCAAAGGCAAGACCTGTAGCTACAGGTTTGCCGTTAATAATGTTTGGATAAGGCATAATTGTTACCATAGAAGCTCTTTATCTTCTATTTCTACATGTTACCATGTAGTTCGGACTATATCTTCACTTACTATAAGTGTCGGGCACTCGTGTCAGTATTATATTTTAAATACCAAGGCTTATCAAAAGAAATATTTGTTAATTTTTTAATTGTTTCCCGCCCTAATTCTAAAGAAGAATAGGGACAATATACTTTTAATTTTTCCATAATATTCAGTTTCAACTGTTAATTAGATTTCTAAACATTTGTACTGCATACACTTAATTTGAGATACAATAGGTCGTATGATATTAAGAAACTTTCTACCTTCTTGTGTAGAGCATCTTAGTCTATACTTACCCTTACTCATATTAAGATTCCATTTAACATTCCATACATTTTGGAAATAGTCAATTATAACTTGATTTTCCTCTTTGCTTAAATAGGTGTTCAAATATAGTTCCCATGCGTGAATTTTATTATTTCTAACTTTCTTGCACAATGAACCATCATCCATCCACCATATAGCAATAGCTAAGGGAGTTAATCTATTAAGAGCTTTCAAAGGAATTGTTTTAGTTCCATTCTTATATAAATATTTATATAAAACTCTAAAATATCTATGAGACTTCATAGCTTTAACTCCGTGATAACCATTATTGCTAAATTCAATAATAGAGGGCTTGTTCCCTCCTATAATGGAATGTATTAGATTAACTTTCCACTCAAGATATTCTTTTTGTTCTATTGAATGAATTAAGAAAATTTCTTGATGAAAAGCATTACAGTTTTTGTATCTACTACATGCCAGATGCCCGTCACCTAGCACTATTCCAATTAAAGTTGCCTTTTCTTCTTTCGTCATAATCAAACATTTAGCTTGTTCTTATTTATATAATACTGTTAGTCTCTGAACCTTCACAAGTTGTTAAGCTTGTGCTTGGCTGCTGATTGTCCCATTGGGATGTTCCAGCAATTCACCCGATTTATACAGAACCCTTTTACTATACGGAACTAATTTATATTGTAAAGATGGTATAACATAATTCCCAATCAACTTCTTAAATTTTGGAAAATCTTTTGCTTGGAGATACATACTATTATCATGTTTACCTACATTAAAATGCAAATCGAACTTATCTAATAGTATTTTTGCTAGAATGTTTTGCTCTTCAATTGTAAAAGAACAAGTAGATAATATACAAGAATTCTTTGTCACATACCCGTCATCCATATACCAGATTGCCAATCCTAATGGTTCCAGGTCTTTAACAAAATCTTCTTTAACTCTTTTATGTCCTGTTTCATCATAATTATTATTTCTAATTTCTGTGAAAATAGGGTTTAGGCGAGTTTTAAATCTACATTCTGTTAAATCATGAGTATATCTGTTATTATGAATAGTGTTTTCACGGATAGGAGGTACTAAATTGTATTTATTTAAAATACTCCATTTATATTCCAAGTAATCCTTTTGTTTAATGGAATGAGCAATGCTTAAACACATATTCTTAGTTGTTTTGCTAACAGAACAAAAGCAACCATCTCCAAGAATGCTTCCAATAAGAAGCTGTTTTAAATCGTCTTCAACTACAATCTCTTTGTACTTTTTCATAATTACCCTGAATTATGTGCCAAAGATACGGCAGTTGACCTAGATAAATACCTATCTAAAAAAGTCCCTAAGTATTTCTAATTAATCCTGTCCAATAATAATTACCCTTACATTATTTAACTTACACAGCCTGAAGCATTTGAAGAGGTCTTCTATTTGAGGGCATATGATGACAGAAGAGGCCAATAGTCTTTTCATTACTCTATCGGCTTCTTGTAAGTCTATTACTCTAGACCAATCACCAAAATAATCACTTATCGTCATTTTCTTTCTTCATATATTGTCTGGCAATAGAAAGAATTTTATCTGGAATGGATTGATGATCGTATAAAGTAACATCTATGTCTTTTGGAATAGGTATCTTATAAGTTGCCTCTTCTTCTGTAGCCATTATTCCATCATACAGTATAGTAGGCACAAAAGGCTCCTCAAATCCACTATCTGTCTTAAATGGGATTACATGACCAGTATCATCATATTTAGCTACAGCTATGGGAAGGTATGCACAGCATCTCAGTTTTCCATATTCAGCTCTTGCCCAAGGAACGGCAATTACATCAGTAGGGTTGCACAAGCAGACTAACCCAACTGAACCATAGTAGTTCTGTGATAGCCAGCTTGTACCTCCAAGGTGTACAATTTTGTTATCCATGAGGCTTTTTATCCTCATGTTCTGTAAGTACTCTAAATCTCCTTACAGTTCGGCGTACATTTTGCTCCTGTTTTTCCAGGAGACGGATACTCTTGGGAGGATTATATTTATTCACCTCCTACGCTCTACACTACTTAGCAGCCTTACGCAATCTGCTTAGTTAGCTCGGTATTACTATAAAAATTAAACAACATTTTATATTGATTCATTTTTCTTGTTAGAAAGAAATTCGCGTCTTTATATAATAATGAGATTATTTCATATGCCTCATTATGGTTATAACAGCCAAGTGTATAAAAGGTTTTATTATCGTAGAGATGCCAAGAATAATTAGGTAACCATTCTTTAATATCCTTTAATATCTTAGAGCAACCGTTACACCAACATATGCTTATTTTTCGATGAGTCCCATTATCCAGTCTGTATACTTGTAGATTACCATCGCCATCAGTATACCCTCTTAGAAAATGGATCTTCATATTATCAGGAACTAATTGGAATATATTTGAATCTGTGTGAGTCTTATCAATACAAAATCCAAATTCCTTTAGTTTGTTGTACATATGTAAAGACTTCCATCTGATTGAATTTTGTGGTTTCCTTTTAAAATTTTGATTATTTGAAGATTCTATGGGGTTATTTGGACAAATATATTTTTGTATCATTTCCAATATTTCTACATCATCTTCTTGTAATCTTATGCCTATCCTCCCATCAGATGCAATATAACCATCCGCATATAGATACCCAAGTAAATATGCTTTTATCTCAGAATCTATTGAATCAAAGAAGTCGTCATTAGGACGATGAAATCTCTTATCTGCACAATTGCCTCCTCTTTTTCTAATCCAATAATCCCATGTTCCTCTTGGGATACCATATTTCTCTCTAACTTCCTTGTATCGCATTTTATTTGTGATACATTCTTTTTGATAAATCTCAAGCAGTTGTTCTTTTGTGTACTTCATATCTTTACTTTTAATTGCTGTAAAGGTATGAAATGTGCTCCAACAGGACAACTACTTAATGAATCCTATAAGTTGTACTTAAAATTTACATTAGATAGCTTCACCGATTTTACCCGTTATTTTCCAAAGGAATTACTTCCTAAGTGGGCTACACATTAACCCCCTAGAGCACTCCACGCTGCTATCACAGTCACATTCTGCCCTGTCAAGAGTAACCATTTTGCCTATCATAATCCTTGTAGTTCCAGAATGATGGTCAGTATAAACAGTATCCCCATACTTATCTAATTTCTTATAAATGTCAGCGTTTCTATAACCTACAAATAAACCTGACTTAGTAATAACCATACCCCACTTTTCAAGGAATTTAAAGAGATTCTCTCTTACGGCCTTATCAGGATTAAGAGAAAGAAGAGTCCAGAAATTTCTGTAAGCTTCCAGCTCATCTTTATTCTTATTCTTTTCAGCGTTCATAACTCTTTCAGCAAACTCCATAGGCATGGATAGAGAAGATACGGATTTCCAATAAACAGAGTTACCCTTCTTTGTAAGTTCTGATGACTCTTCTTCCTTTTCCCAAAATTTGATCAGACGAACATTATCTGCATATTCATCAACTGCTTCTGGGATAAGTAGATTAATGGTTTCAAACTCATTATCCTCTATTTGAAATTGTTTTATTTTTTCAAACATTTCATCTGTACATTCATCTGTCTGTAGAATTCTACCACCAGATAAAACAATCGTAAGACTGTTTTTATATCTAATTACTCTCATACAATTTAGTTAAATAGTTAATTCTTTCTCTTATCTTTACATAATAGTTAAAGTTGATTCGGAATCTTTTCTGTTTCATTAATATGAAATAAGTTTCTAAGCCAACTTCGCTCGTTGAATATAAAAGATAGGCTATATTCATGTATCGTTTAGTGTTATGATACAATGCCATTATTGTTCTATCGTATTTTTCCTCAGGAACAACTTTTAATAGTTGTTTTGCATCATCTTTTTGCTGCCAACTAGCATGCCCCAAGAAAGAATATTTATCTTTATATCCTTCCAATATCCTAACAGCATCTTGAATCGGGTTTGGCATAAATCGCATCCTTCCTATATACAGATGAGGTTTATTCACAATATATTGAATTGCGGCATATTTCTGAAGAATCCTATTATCCTCAGAATAGAGCTCTTCTATAGGCCTTATCCAATCTGGCATGTCTTCTTTTAACGCGTCTACCTTACCTGCTGAAACAGCCAAAATAACAAGGTTGCGATAGCCTAATCCTACAAATGCAGATATAAAGGGATTATCAATGTCGGTATAAACAATTCTATGTTTCTTACAACTAAGTTCTTTTCTTACATACCCTATTACTTCGGAAGTCTTTAAGGAAATATTATAGGCATCTTCGTGCTCACATGTATAAATAGAAAATCTAATATTTTCTGTATGCTTGAACTCCCTCTTTATAGTGTTATCTTTCTTGTATTGGGCATATTCCTTGCTGTCCATAACATTTGTAACAACAACCTTGTCTGAGATATAATTAATCATTTCCCTGACAAGCTGGAACATAAACCTTCTGCTCTTTGCATCCTTATAATCAGATATTAGAAACGTTGACCTTAGTAAAGACTTAATGTGTCTATGAGAAAGAGTCTCTGGAAATTGTTTTAGTAAAAGTATATAATCTTTTTTATACTTCTCTGTTACAAAACCTTTAAAGTATTGACTTGTAAAGCCTGCTCTATTTGGCAATGCAAGCACCATTTTATTTTCCCAATCAAACCAATGTTCATTATGGAGTCTTCTAATTTGGTAAGATCCACGTACACTATAACCTTGGAATAAATCTCCATGTTGAAATTTGCCCAAAACTTCAATATCTTTAGTCCAGATGCAATTTAAAATAGATAATTTATCTTTGGATGGTACATCATTCCATTCGGGCCTACTTTTATATACGGCATTATAAGATAAATTGTTACTGATAGGAAGTACATAATTTCCTTTTATAATTAATGTGTTTCCTGAATGTGTTACAACATCACTAATATACTGCCACAAATCAGTATATTCAGTATTGCATTGAGCAGTCCACATCTCAGTTAATTCATCTATACACTCATCATATTTCTTTCGAAGAGTTTCCTTTGTCCTTTCCGAATATAGAAGGCTTTCCCTATTCGGGGTGATATCCAAGTCACCTATTTCTAACTGAGGATATATGTATTTAAAACATCTTTCCCATGAGGCATGCCACATATCATCATATTCCCAAAGAGAATTATAATTCACAGTATAAGGTATTTTACCAAATAGTATTTCTGTATCTTGATATTCGTTATCAAAGGTTTTGCTGATGATTTTAAAATTCTTATAAGAAATTATTTCTCTTTGGTTAAACCTTTCTAGTCTGGACTGATCGGCTTCAAGATCACTTTCAACATATAGATTATCAATAAAACTAAGACATCTAAGAGTGTTGGTATTCCATGTTTTAATAGGAACTTTTACTTCGACTCCATCATGTTCTGTCGTAGTTTTTTCATACAATAAATCTATATGAAGTTGGTCAATGTCTTTATTCATTACATAGTAATATGCCTTACCATGATAGAATGAAGTAACATTAACCAAATCAGCTACACTTAGTGCCGAGAAGCGACCTATACCGAAATTTCCTATGTAGTTATTGGATGTTCTTTTGGTAGAAGAGCCTATATTTATATATATTTCTTGAAACCTTTCTGGTGAAATTCCAGTGCCATAATCTCTGATAGAAATATCATTATTTGTCCTATAAATTACAATAGGCTCCTCTGTCTTTGCTTCTATATGTGAATCTACTGCATTAGATACCGTCTCCCTTAAGAATGAAATCATAGGGTAGGAATAAAGATTAGATGATAGAATAGTCACAATATGATTAATATTCTTCTCATCAATACTCACCTTATATTTTTGGACATCACCTAATATAGTAACTTCGCCTTCTTCTCTATTATATATCATTCTTATAGAATTTAAAAGGAGAGAGACTTAAGTCCCTCTCCAATAATTTTAAACTTTAGCCAGTAAATTATCTAATAAACCAGCATCTTCTAGAACACCTAAGAAAGCCAGACAAGCTGCCTCATAAGCACTGTTAACTTCTTGAGCGTCTGGTTCTGCTACACTGTCCTTCTTCAAATCTTTTTTCTGCTTTTCCTCTACAAAGGCAACCAATTTATCAGTGGTGGTTCTGGTGTAATTTGTACCATAACGGGCAAATACTTCGTCTTTTAGATTGTTTGCTTGAATATAAGCATAAGCTTCACTTCTTTCCATAATGTAATTGTTTTAAGTTAATTATACATTTTCTTTTTCCTCTTCTTTTTCTTCAGCTGCTGGTGCAGCATCCCCTGAAACTTTTTCTTCTACATTTTCAGTATTAGCAAACATGTCACTTATACCAATAGACTTCTTATACTCCTCAAATGCAGGTGCATCCTCCAAGTACTTAATGGTCTGTTCAATGGTTAAGCCAACACCACAAGACTTAGTTGTCATGCCTATGGTATATTGATCCATTAGAGAAATCTGATCCTGACACTGGGCAACTTCTTTCTGAGAATCAGCAATTGCTTCTTCATACTTCTGTTTGGCAGCATCTATCTTGGCTTGTGCCTTTTCAATCTTCTTCAAGAAAGGCTTAATACTATTATAGTTACTCTTAATAACAGTTACTTGGAACTTATCAAGCCCCAAGTGATTTTTTGTTTCACTCATAAAATTTAATGATTTTTAGTTGTTGTTTGCTTTAATGGAGAATGCTTTGTTAAATTCGTGGACAAACCTGTCTTTCCCAAAATAAAGATATATATCTGACCAATCTTTGGCTTCATTCTTTTTTTGCAGACCTTGACTGATAAGCCATTTAACATCTTCATTATCTTCTGAAGGTGTATTTAAGATTGGACATTGAACGTTTATAAAACCAGTTTTTTCAGACAATTTAGCGGCATCTTTAACTCCAGCCTTATCTCCATCAAATGAAATAAATACTTCTTTATATCTCCTCTTTAACTCTTTACATGCAGTCTCGCTTAGGTTGTATCCCTCTCCCTGTGGTGCTACTGCTGGTATATGTGTAACACTGCTAATACAAAGTGCATCTTTTACCGAAGAAGCAATTATTATTTTATCTCCGCATTCAGGTACTTTAGTCCATAGGGATATTACACCATCACTCATTTTAGAGCACCATTTAAAGCCATCAGTATTCATTGGTTGATATACTTTAAGGCTTAATATATCATCTTTCCATTCTACAAACGCATAAGCGAGTCTGTCTGCTGGGAAAATATACTTTTTACCCTCTTTAGTAATAATCTTAAATGTAATAGGTCTTATTTCAGTATAGTGTAACCAATCAGGCTCTATACCATAGCTTTTCCAGTATCTATAATCATAGTCTCTCCAGGGTCTTTCCTTAATCTCCAATTTAGAAAGATCGCTTGCTTCCTTTCTAGTCAATGTCTTAATTTGTTTAGGCCTGACTATTACATCAGACTGTTCTTCATTTACCATTATTTCACATATTTTATTAAGACATTGGTTAAAAGTACAATGCCAGAGCTTACAAAGCAAGTCCAGAAGACTTCCTTTTTCATCACTATCTCCAAAATCTTTATAGTAAAGATGCTTATTATCTCCCATAAAGATACTGAAAGAGGGGTGGGCATCTTCTCTAAAAGGAGATTTAATTATACATGGAATACTTGTTATTTCTGGAAATACCTTGGAAAGGACTTCTGTTTCTGAATACTTGGTAAAGATTTCTGTTTTGGAGATACTGGAAGAAGTTTTACCTACAATCATAAGATTATTACTTTAAAGGGTTAAGAAAAAGCATAGACAGCCTAAAAATAGACTGTCTACATTATATTAATCCCAGGGAGCTTTCTTAGGAGCTGCTGCTGGTTGGACAGCTGCGGCATTAGTCTGAGTTATAGTAGTTGGCTGAACATCCCATTCTTTAAGCTCCTGAACAGCATATTCTATATTAGAGTACATGCCTGCTGATTTAGCTGATGCAAGGTTTTTCTCCAATTGTGTAACTGCCGATGCAGTAGCATTATTGCGGAGCATCATATCATAGCTTGAGCATACAGTCTGTCGATAAGACACCTTACCAGTCTGTGCATCTTCCACACGCTTGACACCATAAAGAAGCTTAATCTTATTATTAGGCTGCAAAGCAATCAGTTCTTTTACTTCTGATACATTGCCACCAAGTAATTTTTTGGGGTCTTCAAAGCCGATAATAACATCATTTGCATCTTCTTTCTTAGTCCACACACCGTTGGGCATATTGAATGAATCCTTGTTAAATAAGAACTTGCGTAAGAAATCAAGAATATCAGCCTCTCCAATGAAAGAGATACGATAGTCCTTATCAATCTTCTGAGGATCTCCATTTGCAGTTAAACAAGGTTTATGGGCATTTGCATCCTCAGTATTCATCCACTGAGCATTACCGAAGGTATCAACTACTCTAACCTTACTTTGGTCTTTGTTAAATGCCTTAGATGGGAATAGGTTAAATCTCAAATGGTTAATCATGTCTACGCCATTGCACAATTCAGGATCTGTCTGTACAATAATATCAACTACAACACCCTTAACATCATCACGTTCTACAGTGTACTCAGGGTCATTTTGTAGTTCACGGCCATAAATCTTTTCCAGTTCTGCTTTGGTTGGATTGATGGCTAATACTTTTGAAGCGCCTATACCTACATACTTCTTAAATCCCTCAGACGCTTCTTTTGATTCTTCAGTTTTACCTACTACAAGGAAACTGTAATGATTACTTGTTTTCTTCATTGTAAATTGTTTGTAATTGTTTATTTATTAAACATTGTCTCTTCTGTGTGGGCAAAAAGATTCTCCTTATCTCCGTCAAAGTTACTTCCTGCTGCATTCTCTGTAGTAGGAGGAACCTCACTCTCTTCAGGTATTGTAATGATATACTGCTTGTTTGCCTCATCATGTGTTACAATCTCTGTAGGCACAAATTCTGCTGTCATTGCAGGCTTACCAGCAGGGGTGGTCTTACCTGTAGGAACCATTACCTTCTTTACCAAGTCAGTAACATGGAATCCTATAATTCTTACAATGCCCTCTTCATAAGAATCAATCTCCTTTTGATTCTTATTAATTGCTTCTTGGACTGTCTCCAGTTTGGCGGTTATTTTAGAAAGCTCCTCTTCAAGTTTAGCTTTCTGAGTTTCTGCCTCCTCTTTTTGGCGAAGATAAGGATCAATAATCCTTGCTACACTTACTGCGTTTTGGTACTCAAAAAATGAAATTCTTTTCTCCATTTGATTAATGTTGTTTAACTGTTAATTATCTGTGTTTCCTACTGGAAGGAAAATCTTGGACATGTCTACTTTGAGATTACCTTGTTCATCAGATTCAGCAACCTCAAATACTTTTTCTCTTAAATGTAATGGTCTGGAACCTCTGATACTATTATCCCCACCTTTGAATGAAAGGAGAGTTTTATTCTCATCACGTGATACATAACCAATAGCATCGGCTTCTCCACAAATAATGTCTCCAACCTTACCTGCTAAATCTACTGCCATTTCAGTTGTTTCTTCATCATTTTTCTGGATTTGTTTATCCTTCACATGACATACAAGAATGAGAGTATCACAGAGAGGTCTGAACATACCAATCATTTCTTTAAGAGCCTGTCTCATATAATACCAACCACCTCCTTTTGGAAGTTGTCTTACATCAGCTTTTGGATCTGGAATTTTATTGCCATCTGCATCTGTCAATAAATTCCCAATATTATCCTTCAGAAAGCCCCATGTCATTCCCATCTGGGTCTTCTGATATAAGTGGTTTGCATAAACTACGGACATTTCTTCCAATCTGGTAGCATTGTCAATAGTGATAAATCTATAAAAAGGTTTGTTACCATTTTCCTCATTCTTTTCTTTAATAGCATTCTTGATATTAAAAATGTCTTCTGCGCTTCTAGCTTGAACACACATTACATCAAGTGCTCTATAACCATTTTCCAAGTCAATGATAAGATTGTTATCCAAAGAAGCCATAAGACTACTTTTACCAGACTTGGGCTTGCCATATATTACCATTAAACTTGGATTATGGTCTGTTGCTTTCCTACGTTGTGTAGGCAATACAATTTCACTCATTACTTCTACTCAATTTTAATCACGAATGCAAATGTATTTATCTCATAAGAAATAACACACATTCTAAAAATAACTCTGTTTAATTAGAAAAATCTTACTTAGGACGAATAAATTCAATTTTCAGGAGAGAAATGTTGGATATCAAGATATTCTGCATACTGATAATATTTTTCAAGTTCTTCTTTATCAGTTGTTTGTGGCAATTCTCTAAAGGTACTGGTAGCCCCATCAAAGAAGAGAGGGCAAATATTTCCTGCTGCCCCATAAGTCCTGTCATCAATGATATTTAAGAATCTTCCATAGTTCCTTAAACGTGTAATATTATAATCCTTAAATTCTTTCTTATCGAACTTGGCTGGATTAAATAAACCTATAGCGACAGTACAATCTCTGATCACTGTTTTATTGTCACCAAGACCTGATGCCGAAGGAATCATTAAATCCATCTTTTGTGCTTCAAAACCTTCTTGGGCCTGGCTTTGATGCTGTATAAGAACAAATATATAGGTTAATTGTTTCTTTGCCACAATACCATCCTTGGACACTTTCTCAATAGCTGCCCTTTGAGTCTCATAACCCTTTTCAGTAGTTATATTGGCCGCATTATCAAGAAGGATAATTCTATATTCTTCTTCGTCATCTTGAGTGTATGGTTTAATAGGATCTATTATTTGCCTATCCTCAAGTTCTCCTGTTATTTCGTTGGTATCTTTAATAGTAGTATAATTATAATGGCCATGTTTAAGAGCATAATCTCTATAGAATTTCCTAATACCAGTTGGGTTTTTGTCAGTATCGTTGAAAATAACCATATCCTCATAAACTTTAATGTACTTTTGATACCTTTCCGTTTCAAGTAAGTCTAGGATTTTTTGATCGCATGGTTTATCTACACTACGAAGAGTTCTAGTGTCTATATGAATACCATCCAATCTGTATAAAAGGTGGCACAAAAACTCATTATATTTTTCTTTTGCGGACATCTCAATAGAGAAATATATAACCTTTACTTTTAACTCAGGATGTTCCATCATGTAAAACAGGGGTTCATAAATGAACAGAAAATCTGCTAATTTTGATTTTCCCACCTTTTGATTCGCTGTGATTATCACGTAGCTTCCTCTTTCAAAGCCCGGAAATATTTTTCTAAATCTTGGAAATGGAAAGGGCAGACAATTATACTTACCCTCTTCAATTCTTTTCTTCCTAAGTTTATTATCCTCTTGGACTTCCTGAAACTTACTCATTATATCATCCTATTTTGCCAGTCATCACTGTTTATTTTCACCCCTTCATCTTCTTTATTTGCTAAAAAGTCAAGAAGAGGAGAGATAGATTCAACATAGTTCCCATCTGGGCCTTGTTTGGGATTATCTTTCCAGATAAAATATTTAAGTAGTCTGAATCCTGCTTGTTGGAAATTGCCATTAAAGCTTTCCACATACCTTCTTTCAGCATCTAATATCTCCTCATCAGATTTATTACCATATCTGTTAAAGAATGTTTTGAGTTTATTCTGAATTTCAGAAGGATTACACCTGAAATAATAAGGTGTGGGTTTGCCAGTATATCTGTCAATCATTCTGCCTTCAGGATAGGATTCCCTCATTTTAGCAGCAAGATTCTTTAGTCTTTCCTCGTCTTGACTTGTACCAGAGTCTGCAAGTATAACATCAAGCACTTCTGACCATCTTTGAGTAACATAGACATTACCATTCTTGTTCGTAAGAATTTGTCTATTTAGCATATTATTATAGATCTTAACAACATCGTTGCAATTTCTATATAACAATGCCAATAGTACTTCATTTAATGTCATTTTATGCTTGGTACATACTTTATCATCAATTATTATTTTCATTTTTTTCAGATTCAGTAAGAATTGCTGTAATCAGATTTTTAGTTTTATTGGGCAGTGTAATAGATGTAGGCTTGATAAGATTCTTTTGCACTATATTTCTATCTACAAGCCCACTGAATGTTTGAACATAATCTATTTCATAATAGCCCATTAGCATTAAGAGGAACTCTCCAAGGATTAAATTTTCCTTGGAGAGAACCTCTGTATCAATGGTTAGTTTCATGCTTACTTCTTGTCATTCATTTTCTTAACAACTTCCAACATCATGTTAAGACCAACTGCATCCATAGCACTGCCACTGCCTCCACCATTAGTCATAATAACTTCAGGAACCCAACGAACGTTAGAATTAGCTAAAGCCTCTGCAACACCTACAGTAGTCTTATAATCCCACTCTGCCCGTTCCTGAGGAGTTAATCCTGCTGCAACTTTAGCTCTGTTGGCTGCTGCTTGAGCCTCACCTTCTGCAACAATTCTCTCTTTTTCATACTTAGCCTTTTCTGCTGCAAGCCTTGATACTTCTTTCTCTTGTTCTGCTTTAGTTACAGCCTTAGCCTTTTCCTTCTCTTGTTCCCACTTAGCTGTCTCAGCTGCCTGTTTACCTTGTTCTGTTACCAAAATAGTCTTCTGAATAGCTTCCAAAGATTTGGTCTTGGCAGTTACAACAGCCAAGTTAGCTGCTTTCTGAGCATCAATTTGGTCTTGAGTAACCTTATCATACTTGATATCAGTAATTGAAACAAGATTACAGGTAATACCATACTGGGAGAAGGGAGAAACCTCCTGTCTCTTATAGCCGCCAGGTGCTGCATTATCCATAATCAACTCGGCTTTAGCTACAATATCACTGTCTCCAGTAAGCTCATTGACAATAGTAACCTTTTGAGTCTTTGTCTTATATACTCCATTATTTAATTGATCTGTTATATACTGAATCAAGTCAGTTCTGGTTTCACTTACAGACTCCAAAGATGACATAAGAGGACCACAAGAGGTAACAACTTTATATAGAGTAGGCCTAATCAAGGTTGATATAAGAGCTGCTTCAGAACCGAAATCCTGCTGAATTTTAGCCATGTGTTCAAAGTCTATAGGCAATACTACTCTTAAAGAGCCTATCAAGAAACCTTTACCTCTATCATTAAAGGTAACAGCTGCACCAGGATTATCTCCAGTAGCAATATAACCATCTTCATTCTTTTCTACGCCTGTGAACTCTACCTGTGAGGTCTTGTTGTACTCATTCAGATTACCCCAAAACTGCTTTTGGAGACCTCCGTCAGTCCATACTGCATATTTACCTGATAATGGGAACTGATTAACATAGATTTTGGATTTATCACAATCCTCAAATAGTCCTTGGAACAAGAACAACATTGCAACAATGATAATAGCTGAGAAAATGCCAATAATGGCAGTCTTTGTAACTTTAATTTCTTTCATTTCTTTTTAATTTAAATATTATTTGAAAAAGTAATAAAACGGTATTAACACTTTTGGAAAGGATATCTGTTCTCTGGAGAAACGGATAATACCAAAACATTGCAATACCACAAACACGTAGTAAAACAATACCAAGGTTCCCATGATGAAACCTATAATTCTTGCATAGATCATTTTATGTTTTCGTATAATAATGTTAAATGGTTTATACATCGGAAATATCTTCAAACTCACGTGGAGCTAATATATCCCATATGTCATATCTCTGTTATCAAGTCAATGGATTGAATATTCCAATGGCCTGCTCTGATTTTATTTTCAGCTTCTTCTTCAGAATGGGCCCAACACCACTCCTTGTCATAACCACCGCTAGTAGTAGTAAACCTAACTAAATATTTTCTCATACTATTTCTTTTATTGAATGAATAACTTTAATAAAATCTTTATTGAAATCTTTAATGTAATCCTTTACTATTTCTTCCTCTCTTGTTCCTGTATAGTAAGGAAACACTATTACAGGTGCTTTATGCCTCATAGACCTACCCAATCTCTGGGGAATAACCACCTCTGAAGAAGAGAAATTGCAGAAGACTGCATATTTGCAATCAACAAGATTGGCATTCTCATTCAGAATATTAACAGCAGAGATCTGATTCAACTTCTTTGCATTGAAATCTTCGTATATCTGCTTAGAGTCTTTATTCTGATAATGAATGCAGTTCTTACTTACTTCTGTTGCCTGACTAACAGATCTACAGAATATAATAGCTCTTTGATTGGAAAGATGTCTTGCGATATCTTTTATAATAGGAAGTTTTATGTCAGATAAGAATTCAAGCCTTTTACCAGCATGGAATAACCAAGACTGATGAATGCCTTCGTTTCTGGTCTGCATAAATTTATTTTTTTCCCATTCAATTAGCTTATTGTATTCTATTGCTTTCTGTTTCTCAGTACAAGTTAAAATAGCATGAACCTTTAATTTCTTATATTTCCATATCTCGTTAATAGAACCATGATAGGTTTGTCCCTTAACTTTAGCATTGATTTCCCATGTGTAACAGGGATTTCTATTATCAAGAGTTAATGGATATAATAGTATTTGAGGTTCTGGAAGGATACCACTATCAATGGCTTCTACAACATCACAAGAAACAACTTCAGCATGGTATCTGAATTTAAAGAATTGCTGAAGTTTTCTTGGAATAGTAGCACTGAGCCCAATGAAATAGTCAAATGTAATAGTCTTTAGCAATTCTCTCTTAAGGTCAGATGATAGATGGTGACACTCATCAGCAAGTATTACATCCCAATGTTCTGTACAATGCTTGTGGAGAGATGCGTAGCATTCTTTGACTATATTAGTCTTAAGATTTTTATGTTTTATTCCTCCCCATTTATCAAGTTCATTGGTCCAAGTAATCTTATGAACATCTCTATCTACTAACAAGAGAATATTAATTACTTTATGACTGTCATATTTAGACTGATTGATGAGTCTGTTGATATTATCAATGGCCAGTTTTGACTTACCTGTACCAGTCGCTGCCTGTAATAATAGGCAATTAGTTTTAGCTATCTTTTCAACACACTCTTTGAAAATTTCCTCTCTAGTCATATTAATGAATTATACATTATATTACCATTTTTTGAAGTAACATCACCATTAACACCCCCAGTAATCGTAATGTTACCATTTTTAGATTCTACATTACCTTCGACAGTGCTTTTAATGATTACATTTCCATTCTTTGAATTAATGGTTTTTGCAGAACCATGTACTGTAATATCTCCACAATCTGAAGTTATACATTCAACGTCTCCTTCAATAATTAAATAAACAACGGTAGGTTCCTTATACTCTTCAATGGGTTGTCCGTTAACAAAGATACCCTTGTCTGTAATTTCCATTGTACCTTTTATGTTCTCATAGATTTTCCCATTAATGCTTATTTTGCTACATTTGTTAATTGTGGTTGTGCTATAGTTCATAAAATAAAGCTGTGTTTATATTTAATTTTACTTTTATGCAACAAATTCATCTGCTTGTAAACTGGATAAAAAGGCATCTGCCCACTGCTCATCTAATTGTTGCTGGCAATTTGCCTCAGTATCAATAGCCCTCTCAATAATTTTATTGACCTCATAAATACATTCATTTAGAGCATCTCTATATGGTTCAGGCTGAGTTACATCTTTCATTCTGTCTAACCACTGAGATACAAGCTCTTGGAGGTCAGTGATGTATACCATTGACATACTACAGGTTCCTAATAATATTAACTAACTTTACCCATATGCTTGGATTAGACTTTTCACCTTCTCCATTCTTCCTGTTCTTAGATACATGTTTGGAAGAAGCAGTAAAGAAGCACAGATTAGCAGGGTCTTTGGAAACCTTGGAATACCATCTGCCTGAAACTGCACTTTCTGTTCTACCAAGTTCATCGGCTACAATAGTAAAACAATAATGAAGATTTTGAGGTCTTGATTGTACTTGGCGGATTAGACGAAGGTCTTCTGCCCTTGACCATCTTTTTCCGCACCTTACTTCCTGACACTCATCATAATTAAAATTTCTTTTTCTTTTCATAATACTTAACGTTAGTTATTATTAAATGTCTTATGACTTAATTGCAATAAAAAGTCTACCGTGTTTCACAACAAAGTAGACTGAAACCATAACTAATTAACCAATCAAAAAATAATTATAGAAGATTTTCGGTTTCTTCTACATTACTTTCATTATAATCTTTGAAATACTTACTTTCACCATAGTTATTTACTGCCTTAGGAACCATTACAGCAGCTACAAGAGTAGACAATGAAGTAATAATAGCCGCATATCCTTCCAATGAAGAAGAGATTGTATGATTAAATATTACCTCAACAAGCATACAGGCACATATTACCACTAAAGTAACAACTGACATTACACCAATTGCTATTACTATTAATGATAAGGAGCTTATTCCTGTGTTGCTTTGAACTGCTTTGCCTAAATAACTGAATACATTTTTTATCCACATGATAGTTAAATTTGTGCAAATGTAATCTAATACACATTAGAATTTGCCAAACTTAAATCTTGATTAATTTCATCTTAAGAAACTTGATAATATTAATACCCACTCCCTCCCCTCTTCCCCTACTATCTCAAGTAAATTGTATGAACGTGGGAGGTGTAATTAACCAGTTTTTCTCTATGAGACTATCATAAAATAAAAGGATACTATTACCTTAACTACTTGTATTTTTCCTTAAAGGTTAAGTCACTTTTTAAGTACCTTTAAGCCATCTGTTTATCTCCCGATAATACATACATCTTATATTTAAATTTGCGCAAGATAATTGCAAAATATCATGATAATTGTTGATCAACTTAGAGTTTCAGATAATGGAAATCAGCTTCTTATAGATGTACATGTAAACAAGGCAGATGCATTCAAGAATTTCTACCTTGATAAAATCATCATAAAGACTGCTGATAATATCTCAGAAATTGCTTCTGAGCTATTTGAAGAGGATTATATATATAAAAAAGTCTTTGAAGGCAATCAGACTGAGGCACATTTGGCTTTAAACCCAAATGACCAAGGGTTTACTCCTACCGCCCCAAATAATTTCTCAAAGGATTTATTCTTTGTCCTATTTGTTTGTAAACGCGATGGTGAATTAGACCCTTGTTATAGTTGTATTCCTTGTGAACTTGATAGTCTTACTACAATCTCTGCTGTTTTTGATGACACTCTTTTATACCAAAAGGTGATGGGCTATACCAAGGAACTGGCTAAGGGATGTGTAGAGCCTTCAAGAGACTTTGTTGATTTCATTTTATTGTGGAATGCTTTCAAAGCATCTATTATAACAGAGCATTGGAACTCTGCAATCAGATTCTATAATATGCTCTTTGCAAACAAGAAAGAGTTTAATGTAAAACGTTGTGGTTGTCATGGATAATATCCTTTATAATATGCTTAAGTCCTATTACGATATACTGGAAGTAACAGGATATCTAAAGGGTGCGATACCAAACAAACTTTTGGTATACAGCTTTTATAGAGACTTTGTAATGAATGACTATAGAGGCATTCTTACTAAGGATGATTATCGCTTGATAGAACAGGTTTTAGACTGTTTCTATGGTACGGAATGTTTAATGTCTTATCCTGATTATTTAAAGATGGGAAAATTACATTGTGGTGAGATTACGGAATTAGCTCACAGAGTTAAAAAGATTGAAGATACTGAAGTAGTCAAGGTCATACACGATATTGATGAAATTGCCAGTAATCCTCAGTCTGATGTTCAAATTATTGTAGAGGAGGATTAGTATGGCAGCAAAGGAAAAATATCTTGGAGAATCTCCTTTAAAGGGCAAACCAAAACAGAAGATGGCCTTTATATTAAAGGACAGTTCTGTTACTTGGGATAAACTTGATTCTAAAGTTAAGAATGCTATTATCAGTGGAAAGGGTATTGACGTTGGAGAATTGGGTTTTGAATATGAGGTAAATAAAACACCAAACATCAGAGAGTACAATCAAACAGAAACTGGTGATATATACGCAGATGATATAAAGTATCCTTCTGAAAGAGCTGTAGCCAAGAAAGTTTCTAACTTAATGGCCACAATAAACACAAACAACACAATACTTACTTCAAAGATTAATACTTTAACAAGTAGTATTGAGACAGTTCGTGCTTTAATTACAACAGCCAATGAACATATTTCCTCAATAGAAGCTGAAATGGAAAGTATTGAAAGTAGAATTGAAAGACTTGAAGAGTTCCATAAAGATGATCCTTCGCCTTTCGATCCTAAATATACTATAACCTTCAATTCTAACGGAGGTACTGGCTATATGCCAACTGTTGTGATTACTGGTTCTGAGTATATTGTACCTTCTTGTAGTTTTAGGTATGATAGTTATGGTTTCTTTAAGTGGGCGGTAAATTCTCCTACATCCAGTGAGACATATGCTGAAGGGGAGGCCATAGAGAATATTGATACAAACATTGTATTATATGCCGTCTGGAAACCTGTTTGTACTGTTTCCTTTGACTTAAATGGTGGTTCAGGATATGTTACTTCAGTAAGCTGTATGCAAGGGGAGTATGTAAATCTTCCTATATACGCTGGCTCAAAAGATGGATATAGACTTGAGCCCAACTGGATTATAAATAATGTTAAGTATCTTCAAGCAAGTAGGTATCTGGTTACTGAAAATGTAATTGCAACACCTGATTGGATTATGAATAAAGATATTACTTCAATTACTCTTGAAGGAGGCTCCATTCAAAGTGAAATCTATGGTGGGGAGGAAGCTACACTTACAAAACCTCATGTAATTGCCCATTATACCGATGGAACAACTGCTGATGTATCTAGGTATGCGAGTTGTCTTATCAGGGTAACAGACGGTAGTGTAAATCCTTCTACTTCTAGTGGTTCACTTAATCGGGTAACTGTTACTGCACCTAATATACTTGAGGATAAAGATGTAACAATTACAGTTATTTCTTCTTATGTAGAAGGACATCCTGTAGTATCAGAGCCTCTAACCCTTACATATAGGGCTATTGCAAAGCATTCTTATACAATAACCTTTGATAGTAACGGAGGTGATGGGACAATGACTTCTGTATCAGTTGAAGCAGGTCAGAACTTTGTAGTTCCTGTTTGCAGTTTTACTAGAGAAAAAAATGAATTTGTAAAATGGTCTATTGGTACATTAGGTAGTGGTAGATATTTATATCCAAATGATATTATCGAAAATGTACAAGAAGATTATCTCTTGGTAGCTGTTTGGCAAGCTGTTCCACAACCTGCTATAGAGTACACAGTAAAATTTATTGTTGATGATGTAGAAGTTTATTCAGTTACTGGGCCTACCAGCACCCCTATTGAAATACCCAGCAAACCTATCAAAAAAGGGTATAACTTCGTAGGTTGGAATACTGACCCAAATGCTAAGAATGGTATAACATTAAATAGTAGAATAGGTAGAAGGAACCTTACATACTATGCAATCTTTGCTGAAAGTGGAGTATCTGATTATTATGTAGGTTGGACAAATGGCACTAAATCTCAGTTCAGAGGATTGTCTAATGCAGACTTGATAGAAGGTGCCACACATTATAGTATTTCAAGCAATCCTACTTATACAAGAACGTTTGGTGATAACAATATCTTCTATCTATTATATCAAGAAGGCAAAGCACCTGCACAGATAACCTTTACATCTGGAGGCATTCAACAAGTATTGGACGTTGTAAATGATAGCACTTGTCCCCATGATGACATTCAGGTTAATGGTATGACCTATAAAGTATTTGGTAATAGACTCGTTACAGGGTATGATCCCAATGATTCAATTGCAGTAACATTTTAAAATATTTAAATATGGCAAATATAACAGCAAATAATGGTGGCTTTTTAACCACAAGATCAGATTTACCAAATTTAGATGTCAGATATGGCCCTTACTTGTCAAAGAATGCAGCCCAATCAATACTTGCACAAGATGAATTGATTTGTGTTGGTTTGACAGTAGGGATTGTAGAAGGCAGCAATGTGGTAGAATACTGGTGGCAAGGTGGTACAACATTAGAAAATCTTGTACCAAAGAATAATTCAACTTTAAAATGGAACGAATAATAATCTATTAAAACTTTTATAATTATGGCAAATGGACAAAATTTAAGCCAACTTTTGGCAGGTATGAATGTTAAGTTCAAGCAGACTACTTTTGCTGCTGCTGAGGCTGCTAAGTCTACTGAACCTGGTACTATATTCTTTACTACTGATGGTGAGCATAAACACACTATCATGGTAGGAGGTGTAAACTATGGTGTAGGTACTGTAGAGTCACGCGAAGAACTGATTGCTTGCGGTCTTAATGCGGCTGAAGGAACTATATATGTTACCCTTAAGGGCTTTACTGCTCAGAGTAATACACCAACTGTAAAGGGTGGTACATATCCTCCTTTGACTTTCTTTAAGCGTACCAACAAGCCTGCAAGTGAAACTGGAACATCTACAAGACACTTTAATGCAATTCAGTTAACAGACGCTATCATAGGTGACGAGAATGGTAAAATATCTGTTACTGCGGTTAAAGGCATAGCAGAACATGTTACAGACGAAGCTACTTTAATTGCAAGAGCATCTACTGCTTCTAGTGGTCATACATATGTAACATACGAAGGTTTTGAAACTGATCTAAACTCTGTTATACCGACTGGTGTTTATCTGCCAGGCACTGTATTTGTTCGTAATAGTAATACAGGAGAGTATGGTTACAAGTATGATGTATATCAACCTATTCAGACTAATACAAAGGCTGATCTTATTGATGGTAAGGTTCCAACAAGTCAGTTACCCAGTTATGTAGAGGAAGTAGAAGAGCTTGATGTAGTACTTGTAAAAACTGTAGGAAGTACAGAACGCTATTTAAAAGGTGATACTCCTAAGTCAGTATATGAAGGCACTGATATTCCTTCAAGCTATGATATTGTACCTGTTGTAGGTAAATATTACAATGCTGTAACTCTTAATTCAGGTACTTCTTTCAATAATGTAACTCAACTAGTTTCTTGTTCCCCTAGCGGTACTTGGGCTATTGCCTCCGCTCATGCTAAAAAGAGTGTAATATATGTTACTGTAGGTGCAGGAGACTTTTCCAATAAGACTTGGAGATGCAGTAATGAATCTGATGCAAATCTTGTAGAGATTTCTGCGTCTCCTGGTACAACTGACAATGTGCCTGAAGGTACTCTTAATAAGTACTTTACTGTTTCAAGGGCTCAACAAGCAGTTGTTGGAAGTACAGAAACATCTCAAAACATATCTGCTCTTTCATCTCTTATAGAAGCTTGGAGAAATGGATCACTTACTCCTGGAACAGGTGGTGATACTGTTACATATGAAGAAGGAGTACTTAAGACAAATGGTGTTAATTTAGTTACTGCTAACCAGATTGTACAGGATGCAGGTGTAGAAGATGCACTTGAGGCTATTGCTACCCAGCTTACTTGGGGATAATATATAATCAATGGGGCAGGGAAACTCCCTGCCTCTTTATAAGAATTAACATTTTATAAACAATTTAAATTTGAAAAGTTATGAGTTTTGTAAAATTTGTAAAGAGTAAAAGTAAAGCTCAGTATGATGCACTTAGTGCTGCTGAAAAAGTAGATAAGGTATTCTATCTTGAGAATGGAACTGATACTTCTGAGATGACTGATGCTCAGAAAGATACAGTAAATATTAATACTAGAATTCTTGTCAATGGTAAAGACTATACTGGTGTTAAACGAGTTAAGATAGGTACGACTTCTGGTACTATTAATGTTGATGGTGTTGATGTAGCTGTTAAAGACGTTATTACTTCTCATCAAGACATCAGTGGTAAGGCTGATAAGGTAAGCGGTGCTACCAATGGAAACTTTGCAGGTCTTGATAGTAATGGTAACTTAACTGATAGTGGTAAGAAGGCTAGTGATTTTATTTCTGCTACAGAAAAGGGTGCTAACAATGGTGTTGCGAGCCTAGGTAGTGATGGTAAGGTTCCTGCTTCTCAGTTACCTTCTTATGTAGATGATGTAATTGAGTGTCTGAATTTCACTGATACAGCTCCTGCAAGTTGTGTTGCAGGTGATTACTATTATAATACATCTACAAAGAAACTACATTATGCTACTGCTACTAATACTTGGGGACCAGGTACTGACCCTGTAGGTGGTAAGATTTATGTAAATCTTTCTAACTCTAAGACATATCGTTGGGGGGGTACTGACATGGCAGAAATTTCTGCTTCTCTAGCTCTTGGTGAGACACAAGGTACTGCATATGAAGGTTCTAAGGGTGCTGCTAATGCATCTGCTATTCAGACCTTACAGGCTGATAAAGTTAATAGGGCTGAAATATCTATTGCAGATGTTAGCGGAGATTCTACTAAGAAGAATATTACTCTTAAGAGTGGTACTTCTCAGGAAGTTCTTGTAGCTCATCAGGATATTAGTGGTAAAGCTAATAAGGCAGTTCCTGCTGCTGCTGGTAATGTAGCTACACTTGATGCTAGCGGTAACTTGTCTGATAGTGGAAAAACTCTTGGTAAGTCTGTACCTGCTGATGCTAATTTTGCTAACACTGTGTCTCCCGTAGCTGATACTACCAATAAGAAGATTTATTTTACTGAGTCTAGTGGTGCTGACATATACTTCATTGGTGGGGATATGAAAGTTACTGTGAAAGATGGTCACGGTGTTCAGTTCGATGCTAATATTACCCCAGGTACTGCTGTAGTAAGTACTTCTGCTAGTCAAGGTTTATCTACTGCACAACAGGGTAATGCTAGAACCAATATTGGTGCTGCTTCAACTGCTGTAGTTAATTCTTCAGCTAATGGTCTAATGACTCCTGATATGCTTGCAGCATTAGAGTGGGAATAATCTTATAAATACAGAAACCACAGAGGGAAGGGGATAATACCTCTTCCCTTTATCTTAATAATAATATTTAAATTCATTAAGACATGGCATATGTAAAATTTAATAAAACTAGCACTTTAGCTCAAGCTAAAGCTAGCACAAATCCTAACAAAATTTTCTTTCCAACAGATAGCAAGAAGATTGTTACTAACGGAAAAGAGTATGGTGGAGAAGATGGTGTAGACCCCATAGAAGTTAAGTCTATGAACGCTATTGTACCTAATGGTGTTACAGATGGTTTAGCAGCATTGACAAGGTTGCGTGGTAACACTATTAAGTGGAATCAGAAAACAAAGTTAAGCGATTGGAACTCTTCAAACACACATAATGTTACTTTGAATAATGGTGTTTTCACGGTCAATACTACTGGAGCTGACACATATTTTTTATTTAATGCAGAACCCCCGATAGTTAATCATAAATATTATTTATCTGTTATTTGCACCGTTCCATCAGGTATTACAACAAAATATGGTTTTCCTAACTCTTATAGCAATGTTAAAACACTTGTTAATGGAAAAAACAGTTGGCTTATAACAAACACGTCTGATGGTTTAGTGTTAGACGATACTGAAGCATCTTCTTATACTGGAACTACGTTTAAAGACTTTATGCTCATTGACCTTACCGAAATCTTTGGTGAGGGTAACGAACCTACATCAGTAGAAGAGGCAGAGGCTTACCTTGCTCAGTTAGGTAATGTTAATTTACCATATAGTGAAGGTACTATTACTCCAGTAAAAATGACTGGTATTAAGAGTGTTGGGTTTAATTTGTTTGACGAAAGTACATTGATTCTTGGCAAATATAGACAACCGAATGGGTCAGAGCAAACTACTGAAAATAGAAGATGCTCTTACGTATACTTTCCTTGTATTCCGAATACTGACTATTATTTAGGTTATGGTGGCAGTATTGAAGAATCATATGGTGTTGTTATTTGTTGGTATGACTCTAATAAGAACTTTATTTCAGGTACTTATAGAGGTTCTATTCCAAATTATGTTCATCATTCACCATCTAACGCAGCGTATTTTAGAATCTCATCAGCATCCCCCTCTGGGAATATTAACATCAATATTTCAGACCCATCTCGTAATGGAACATATAAACCCTATAATGGAGGTACAACCAATTTTAATGTTACTCAATTAAGAGGTAAACTCAATGGTGTAGGTAGCCTTGTTTATCCGTTTGACAATGGTATGAATGGATTTAATGGTATCTATGATGAAGTGTTGTCTTTGGGTAATGTTAAGATTGGTGTTAAGAGGTTTAGTAGAGTGGATTTGGGGAGTTTGACGTGGGTGAATATAAACACTACCTCATCATATAGGTTTGAGGCATTGGTTTCGGGAGCAAAAAGAGCTGCTACAACAACCTCAACAGCTAATATTATATGTGCAAAGTATATAGCCACTACACCAAATAGTACTTGGCTTGGTGATGAAGTTGGAATAGTCATATCGAACTCTGAAAATAAAATTCTTGTCTATGACACAGACTATACCGATGCTACTACTTTCAAAGCCGCAATGCAAGGTGTCATGCTCTACTACGAACTTGCAACACCTGAATATTATATTCTTGAAGAGCCAGATGGTATATTGCCAAATATTCCAGTTGAGGAAGGTGGTGTAATAAGTGTATTACCTGATAATACTGATGAGATAATTACTGCTGCACCATTGATGGATATACGATGGAGAGCCGTAGCTGCTGATGTTGCTAAAAGTGTTCTTTATGCAACTACTGCGGGAGCAGTTGCATGGGATAATATAACTGGAAAGCCTAGTTTAGACTTAGATAGAGAAGTTATAGCAGAAGCACTTCTTCAGCTTAGGGCTGATATGGATGGTCTTAAGAAAAGACTTGATGAAGCTCCTAAATGGGTGGATACTGACTACGGATATACCATAAAGGGACAGAAGATGTTTGACTTAACTAGTGGTGCTCCTGATTATGTGCCACTGAGCAAAGGTCTTATAAGAATGGATGCAAGTACTGGTCATGTATGGGTATCCACAGCAGTAACAAATAGTACAAGTGATTGGAAACAGATAGCATAAACGGATTAAAGATATACTATTATGGCAATAAGAAAATTTCAAACCATAAATGATTATAACAATGCTACACTAAGCACAGAGGAGTCTACTGTTTCCTTGATCGAAGCAGGTAACATTGTAAAGAATGATGGTATAAATGTTATAATAAAAGAACCAGTGTTAGGTGATGCTGTATATTCAGATGGAGATGATAATGTTATCTATATTAAAATGGAGACATTAAAATCTTCCGCTATACCTAATACTTGGTCATATATTGGTTTTGTTATTGAGAACAGAGAAGATGGAATACTTATAGGTTATGGTGTATCTATGCCTAGCAAGAAATTCCTAGGTGTATGTGAATACGTTGTAGATATAACTGCCGAAATAAACGATGAAACTCATGCCACCTTCTCAAAGACAATAGGTTTGAGATTTGGTGTACCTAATTGGGATACAACACAATCAATAACATTTGAATCTACTAGAGATTATTACGCAGCAAGAAGTGCACTTGAGACAGCTCTGCAAACATGGTTACAAGCAAATGCACCAGAACAGACAAGTCAATGGTCTGTATCAGCCAGCTATAGTGGTGGACATTATTATCTTTTTATCAATAGGACAGCTTGTGATGATTACAGATTTTACATCTGTGAAGGTTGTACGCACAATAGTTGGAAAGGAATGCCTGAGAGTAACTGGTATATGAAGGTGAACAATAAGACTACCAATTATAGAGGTCTTATGAATATATCCAGGGGAAAAGCTTATTGGTCTACAAATGGAAGAACACCAGATTCTAATATTGCTGTTGGTAGTGAAGCAGGAAATACAAATCCAGTTACAGAAACCGCATTTAATAATTCAAACTATTGTTATAATTTAAGAAAAGCTTATACAACTTATGAGAACTATCTTAAAGGTGAGTTTGGTATAGATGCAAAACAGGAATTTGGATGTTTTGGTTTACCTAATGGAGCAAAACTTACAGTAGAATATGGCCCAATGAAAGTTAATTCTATTCCACGATATACTGCATTGAACTGGGCTTATGAACTTGATTTGAACATTACTGGTCTTAGTAAAGGAGATTGGCATTTATGGGATGTAAGAGAAGGTCTTATTATACATAAAGATGAGAACCTATCTAAGATTGACCAGTGTCAGACTAAAGCAGGTTATAGTGCTCTTGGAAACAATACTTATAGATGGTTTGCACAGAGGTATGGCGTGAATTTTGCTTGGGTTTTCCATGGTTCCAATGGTAGTTTGAACAGCTACAGCGTGTACTTTAGTAGTCAGTGTGTTGCAGTGGCGCTTTTAAAACACTAATTCTTAATGCTTCCCTATGTCGTCCCGAAGGGCGACTAGGGAGCAAAATTGCAATAATAAAAGAAGTATAACGTATGAGTAATAAAGCTAAGAATGATAAGGGAAGTATCCTAGTAGATATTGAAAATTTACTTGATGCTTTTGAACCTGCATTTATGAGAATGCCTAAAATTAGACGTATTCATGGAGCTGCTGTAAGAATGGAAGATGCAGCGTATGACATTATTCATTATTTTACAATAGCTTATGAACTAGGTCCAAATGAAGGTAAGGAGAAGAAGTTTTATATTGCACAAATGCTTGGTGCTTATGGTAGGCTTCAATCTGCTTTTAAACGTCTCATGAAAGTAGACCTTGATACTATGAAGAAAAGTGATGGTTGTTGTAGCCATCAACTTCATCTTTTTAGTGATAAAACTAAATTAGCTATTGCTCAAAGTATGGAGAAAATAGAGGAAGGCATAATAAAATGGCGTAAATCTGTAAAGGTCTTAGACATCATGTCTGTTGAAAGGTCAGCAACACTATTGCCAGAAGTTCAACGGTAGTATATCTAAGAACAAAAGGAGGTACTACTATCATTTATAGTATTAATATTAAAGTACCAACCACGAGGTATGACGTGAATAATGCTTGGAATTTCAATGGTAACAATGGTAATTTGAACAACAACAACGTGAACAATAGTAATCAGTGTGTTGCAGTGGCGAATTTGTTTGAAGAATATAATATGTCTGAAGAAGAGTTCTTTATTAAACAAATGGAACTTGTATTTAGCACTCAGAAGAATAAACGTAGGGGTGGCGATAGTCTTGCTTATGAGAATAATATCATAGCCCTTACAATTAGAGGAATGTATGCTAGATTAAATAGGACTTTAAGGATAAAACATAATTATGCCTTCCTTGTTTCTATTCCTACTTGGAGAGAAATCATGGCTACTGAATTTGAAGGGAGAAAGATTGACCATGAAATATGTGATAGACTTATTCCAGCAGCAGACAAACTACTCTCTCCTTATACTTTTAATAATAGAGTTGGTAAAGGCTTAATGGCTGCTATAAATCAACTTATAGAACATATAAATGAAGTATCCTGGGGTTATACAAAACCTACAAGATGTATTAAAATAGATTTTAGCGGTTATTTTCCTAATGCTTTGTGGAATTATGCTGAAACTGTTATAAATAAAGTAATAGATCATTATAAGATTATATATTTTCCAGATTCAGAAAAACCGTATTTTAAATGGCTTACTATGATTGCCCTTCATTGTAATCCAGCGGGTAATTGTGAATTAAGAACCCCTAAACAATTATGGAAAGAACACATTAAACCTGAAAAATCTATTCTTGATAAACCTGAAGGTATTGGGGCTGCTATAGGCAGACTTATATGGCAGACATCCATGTGTTTATACATTAATGATATTATTGAATGGCTTACTGATGATTGTAAAATCAAACTTGTTTGTTTTGTAGATGATATAGTTATGATAGTACCTGAAGAACAACATCAGTATGCTCTTAGTTTACTACCTGAACTTAGAACTCGATTAGCAGACAGAAATGTTAAACTTAATGAAAAGAAGTTCTATGACCAACCTTATCAATATGGTTTAGAATTTCTGGGCAGTCATATAAAACCGTATAGAATACATCTAAATAATGTTACTTATAATAGAGCTATAAAGAAGATCCAAACATTAAATACACAAAAATATAGAGACATAGATGCACTTGTAGCGTCTTTTAATTCATATTCAGGTTTACTTAAAAATAGGACAGATTATAAAAGACTAATTAAATTAAAGAACTTAATAGCAAAAGACTGGTGGAAATTTGTATATTTTAATAGAAGAAGATTATGCCTTGGTTATAGAAAAGGTTTTTCAGTTAATGATAGATTGAACAGAAAGTATAATTTAAAATTGAAAAAATATGACAAGAGAAGAACAGCAAGAGCAGCTTAACTTGCTCTACATAGAGATGAATAATCTTGAATCGGAACTAAAGAGTAATGATTACAAGAATGTAAAGAACGGTGAAGCAGAAAGAGCTAATAAACCTCTTCCTTATGACCCTCTTGGGCTTTATACAGAAAATCAAGCTAAAAGAGATAGGATTAATGAAATTGAAGAGGAAATAGAAATTCTCAAGGCTTTTCCTGTAGATGATGAACAAGAGGAACATATTCTTCCTGAGGTTCAAGAAGAAGTTGTAGAAAAGTTTAATGAAACCTTATGATTGGTTCTATACCGAGAAGTGGTTAATGGAGTGTTAAATCTAAATACAATTTTAATAAAAATTGAATATCAATTTAATAGAGAGAAGTAATATATTATTAATCTATACTTTTGTTTCAAAGAAGAGTAAGTTATGATAGATGTAGTTAAGAGACAAGTAGCAAAGCTATTAAGGGAATTTGCCGATAAGATTGATAGTGGTAATACCAATATCAGTGAAGATGAGGCAATTGGTATCCTAAGAGCTGTAGCTCATGAGAGAATGAGTAAAGAACAAGTCTTGATATACCTTAATATGTCTAGAAGTAAGTTTGATTCTTATGTCAGATATGGAAGATTTCCCAAAGGGAAGAAGCGTAAGGGTTACAAAGAACTTGTTTGGTATAAAGATGAGCTTGATGACTGCATCAGAAAAATCAAATTTGAAAAGGAACAGAAGAAACTTAAAACTCGTAAATATGCCAAAAACACCGTCTAAAAGAGCTTATGGTGGAGCCTCAGGCAGACCAAAGCCATTAACATCAAAGGCAAGTTTTACTAAGAACAGAGCGAGGAGATACAGCTGTGGAGGTAAAATCAAACGTAAATAAAAGCCTATACAAATTAGAACTGTATTTAATTAAAGTTATTCCAATGTCTTTTGCCATAATAACCTTGTTAAATACAGTTCTTTCTTATTTTGGTATAGATGTACCTATGTTATCTTACATAGGTAGTGTATCCATATTAAGCTTGGCTTTTATGTATCTCTCAAGCTATGTATTTAAGTTCTGTGGGTATCATAGAATGTTTATACACTATACAACATTGAACTGGTTGCTGAACATCTATGATTATTATATTGGTATTCCCCTGAGTAATAGAAGCATATTCATGTTATATATGATAATAACAGGTGTGTTTCTATTCTTAATTCTATATTTGCATCAGAAGGAATCTGATTTCAAAAAGAAACTATTGTATGATAAATGATAGAATGTTAGTTGTCTTACCTTATAAGCAAAGTGGATCTCAAGGCAATGAGATTAAACTTGCACTTAAAGGCTGGAAAAAATACTGCCAATTTGACTATCTCTTTATAGTAATAGGTGAGTTTGATGATTCTCTGGAAAAGGAATTTCCCTGGGTTACATTTATTTACTCTCCAATGCCTGAAGTAAGAGAAAATCAGTATAATCCTCATTTGGATATCATGCGTAAATTTAACATTGTGTCAGATTTATTCGAAAGTGCGTATGATGGGTTTATCTATGTAACTGATGATGAATATGCTATAAAACCTTTTTGTCTTGAAGATATAATTACTATCCACCACCACGCCCCCTCCTTTACTGGAGACAAGAACGCTCCTACATCTTATTGGAGGTATGATAAATGGAAAACTCGTCAGTTATTGGATGGTATAAATTGTCCTCATATTAACTATACTACTCATTATCCTTGTTATTTTGAGTTTAGTAAAATGGAGTTGATAAGAAAAAAGTTTAACATGCTTAATGAAAGCTATGTTTTTGATGATGTATACTTTAATTTCTTTGAGCATGAAGAAGCTATATTAGACAGTACCATTAGATTAGGTATATGGAACAGGGATATATTTGAAAAGGATTTTGATAATGCTATCAATAATCCTAATATAAAATTCATGTGTAATAGTGTAGAAGGATGGAGTATAGAGCTTGAAAATAAACTCAAGGAAATCGTAAATTAATATCCTTAATTTTAAAATTAATAATTCTGATAATGAAAATAAGGTATTTAAATAATTTATAATATCTCCATACATTTGCACTATAAAAGTTCAATTCTAAATACAATAATATTGTTATGGGATTTCTAAAACCTATTAGAACAAACAACGGTCAAGATTTATACACTAGTACGGCCTTAACAGAAAGTGCTAAAAGTGCTAATGCAGATAAATTATATTTTGCTATTGATTCCAATAATACTAGCAAGCGTTGTATTATTATGGGAGGTAAAAGATACAGTTAATCGTTTATATTATGGCAGGTCAAGTTAAATTTGTAAGAACAGCTACTGAGAGTAAGGCTCTCAACAATTATAATAATGATACTGTGTACTTTACTTGTACCGCCTTTACAGAAGGTGGTTATAACAAGGAAAGACGTTGTATTATTATGAAAGGAAAGAAATATAGTGAATACATAGCTATTATGGGTTCTGTATCATCTGGTAGTGGAAGTGGTTCAGGCACTGGTTCAGGAAGTGGGGCAGGCTAAAATTCTTTATTTATTTCTTCCATATCCAGTGTCCAAGTATAATCTTCTGAATCAAAGGAAGGCGGATCTATCTTTACAATAGGTTCTGATTTATCATATACTCGTTTTAAAGTTTTATAAAGGGCTTCACTGGCCCTTCTATTACCTGCATACTTTAAAAGGGTTCTAAGTCTTACTCTTTGTCTTTTATTAAGAGGAAGAATCCATAAGTAAGGCAATGTTTTACTAAGAGATAACTCAAGCTTTGTAGATTTAAATACATGACTACTTAGCTTGGGTCTTTCTTTTATATACTTTTTCCAATCTTCAAAAGAAGGTAATTTGATAACAATGTCATCCATAGTATTATAATTAAAACCTATCCCTACTTTCACATAGGATTTCGGGATAGGTGAAAAATGGCAATATTACTCCTCCAGCATCTTTTCAAGTTCCTCAATGGACTTATTCTCAAGAGCTTCATCCTTCTTCTTGGCAATGATTTCTGCAATGCGTTGTTTACGTTGCTTCTTCTCATAGTCAAGGGTGGCTGCATCTCTAGCTTCCTTCTTAGTCAGATATACATCCTTAAGAATCTTGAAACGAAGAGAGTTCTGAGTCTCTGTAGTATCTACACCCTCCAAGAATGACAATTCATCATCAGTGGCCTTTTCTTTCTTTAGAAGAGCGTTAACCTTCTTGATAGAAGTGGACAAATCTGTCATTGTAAGGTCAAACAATTGTTCTGCTGCCAAAGGGCCTTTAGGAGTGTCAAAACGTAATTTTAATTGTGCTGCTTGCTTATACATAAGCTTTAATTTTAAATGTTAATATTAGAATTCTATTTTTAAGATTCGGTTATGAGTACCTTTCAGTCTTACTACCAGTTCATCATGAACAGTAGCATTGAAGCCAAGTCCAGAAAGCTGCTTGTCAGTAGATTCTACCAAAGTGGTATTGGCAAGTACCTCCATAACTTTTCGATGCTGTAGAAGCTCTGGAATGAGGTTTTCATTGTGGAACCCACGAATACTCTCAGGAGCCTTACAACCCTCTAGCATAAAGAAGTAATGTTTGTTGCCAAACTGACCATCCCAATGGTTTGGAGATAGGCATACAAGATTTACCTTGTGGAACTCATTAGTGTTCAAACCATACAGTTCTGTACTCAGAGCATTGCTATCAGTCAGATACTCAGAATGCTTAATGTTCACTGCTTCACCATTCTTGATTGTAACTGTTACAATATCTTCAGAGCCATAAATGCATTTGTCAATATTGTAAGTATACAAATCTCCATTAATGTATAGTTCAGCTTTAGAACATTTATGGGGGTGGCCATCATAGTTATGAATGAAGAATCTGAATGTACCATCAGGAACTGACTGATAGAAGATATTCTCTACACCCCTACCAGTGGGCCTAATCATATCTACATCCAACATTCCCTTTAGAGGACTTAATTGACATTTATTCGAGAAATAAATTTCATAACCTCCGTTTTCTACACAGTGAGCATCAAGATCTACTAAGTCACGGCCATCTTCATTCCACATAATAGAGAACCTAAAAGGTGCATCTACGACACCACCAGCTTTCTTAACCTCTTCCTTGATTTGGCTCTTACCAGCTAAATTGCCGTTATAAGTCCAGGAATAATTATTGGGCCACTTAAAGATAGGTTTGCTGTCTTTGGTAGCTGCTGTAGTTAAAGTTACCATGTTGCCTTTGTGAGTATTCAGCAAGAAAGCCTCTACAGATGTACATGTAGGCAGAATGTCCTTCATGAATTTATCAATAGTAACCCTCTCCACTTGGTCAAACTCACTTCTTTTATGACGAGAAGAAGTAGCCTTGACACTATCAAAGACAGATACCTTTTTAACAGTTCCGTCTCCTGCATTCAAATGAAGAATGTCAGAAGCTTTAATGTCTTCAATGGTGGCACATCTTCTATCGAAGGATTCTGCATAACCATTTTCTTCAACAAACTTCTTAGCTTCCTCAATCTGCTTTTGTGTGATGGGGGCTTTAGCTTTCATGTAGTTAACAGGATCTACACGCTGGTTCCAGGCTTGACAAGCTGCATTAAGGTCTCTGCCTTCTGCTAGCTCTATACAGAGGGTACCAATCAGTTCACTACGGAATCTGGCATGCTTGAAACCATAGGAATTAACCCAACACCAAGTATTCTTCTTGTCGACAGGAACATCTTTATAAGCTTTGGCCATTTTAAGCATGGCTTCTACTTTGTAAAGATGTGTAGCACCATCAAGCAAAGAACCTTGATTGATGAGATCTCTTACAAGCTCAAGAGTATCTGTTGGAATTTCCTCCATAGCTCTCTTGAACACATCATAATCAACCTTGGCAGTACCTTTAATGGATTCTGTTGAATTACCAGTAAAGTTGACAAATTGATTGGGAATGTTTACAGAGAAATGCCAGAAAGTCCTAATTTCATTTGGCTTTACTACACCAAACTTCTCAGCCTCTTCCTTAGTATATCTCTTTACATTCTTAGGAACACCAAGAATATATGTTTCTTGATTCCTTGTTGGATTTGTCTCATAGCGTAAGCTACGATACAACATATCATAAGTCTCTACAAAGATACCTCCAATAGGGGCGTTTCTAAGAGTCTCTGCCATCAACGCAAAAGAATTCTTATATTCATCCTCCACATTTTCAATATCATAGAGCGTCATTAAGTTCATATTTGCATCAACTGCAACAATATTGCCGTATCTGTGAAGGAAATTCTTACAGTTGTTACAGTTGTGTTCAGAACTCTCAGGATCACGGAAAATTGGATCTTCTCCAAATCCTTGCAAATACAATTCAGCTACTTTAGAACCTGATATTGTACTGGTGAATAATTTACCTGTAGCACACATCTTATCGAACTGTGCCTGAAGTAATGGTAATACTGCTTTCATTTTCTTTTTTTGTTTTATTACTTTATAAATGGGGAATCGTATGTATTAATCTTTGGAAAGATTTTTGAAAATTCATCAAGTCTATCCATTTCGTCACAATGAGTAACTTCAAGCTCATATTTTACCCCTTTCCTATCCTCATATATTCTGTGACTTAACTGATTGAGATCAAGTTCACCATATCTGAATTCTCCTTGGAACTCATTATAGTGATTTGTTCTGTCTTCTGGTATATCCTTGGATAGACTGCTCCTAAATACGGAATAATTGTCAATATGTCCAGCACCATGTCTTGTTAAATAGGGCCTTGTTACATAATGGGCTGTTATATCCATATCAGGTAAATCCCGAAGCAATTCAAGAGAATATGAGATGCCTGTGTTAGAAGGGGTAGTGTCAAAGGTATCTTTTCCTGTATCACACAGAAGAAGCCCTTGCCCATTCTCTAAAGGTTATTATATCTTTTTCAAGTTTTGCAATCTCCTCTGGTGTATTAAAGATATGTTCTAGGGATTTTGGTATTTTCATCATATTTTACCCTCCTTTCTGAGCTTTAATTTCTTGTTCTGTTGCAATACGAAAGCAATCACTTGGTCTTACCAATACTTCAATGTGATTGTCGTTAATAAGGGAATTGTCATAAAGACTTGGATATACCTTCCCTTTTGTAAAAGAATCATAACCTTTTATGTCTTCAAGACACATATAACAATTACCTGCCTTAATTTCTGTCATACCTTTTCTCTTTTCTGTGCTTTATTATTTACTGACATACCAAGTTCAAAGAAATGTTTGGCAATAGCCTTACCGACAATACCATTTACCAACTTGTTATATACAGGGTCTTCCTCAACAAAATCCTTGTATTCCTTCTCCAAATCCACCTCTTTCACTTCAAGGGTGTTGAGGAAATCTTCAAAATCCATAAGAGCACAAAGATATGTCGGATAGTTTCCATCCTCAACATCTTTTTTGAAAGGGATTTTTCTTCTCTCTATCTCTGCCACTAAAGCGTCTTTGTCTATGTATTGTGCCATAATTAAAAATTTCTTGAATCTTTTAAAAAGTCATGTAATAAAGTAGGTAGATTGACATTCTTGTTATCATCTACAAAAGCATAGTTCTTTAACCAGTCATACACCTTCTCAATAATAGCATCAGTACGAATGTATTCAACTTGGCTATTTCTTAGCCTCTCGAAAGTGCATCTTCTAACAATACTTTCTCCATCTTCCATAAGAAGCGGATTGAGATATATCTTCTCAGGTGCTTCATTTGCGTTCATAATTCATCCTTTCTTACTCTCCTTTCATATAGTTTTCGAATTTCTCAATATCTTCATTAATTAGATAACTATGAGTATCTTCATTATAAAAGTTGTTTAGCCATTCCGAAGCCTTTTCAATAAAGGCATCCTTGCGGATATATTCAATATCATTGTCATACGTCTTTTCTGTTCTAACCTTTGTCGGTTCTTGAAGGTATATCTTCTCTGGTGCTTTCATATCTTTGTCTCTTTATAAAAACTCTCAAATCTTGCTTGTAAATCTATCAGCTCTATCCTATATCCATTTTCATCTGTAATATCACAGACACGATGGATTTCTGACAGAAATCTTTTAGCCTTGATTAGAAATTCTTTCTCGGCATAATCGGTACGGGTATATTCAACAGCCTCCATATTCTGAGGTGCATAGGATATATCAAGCGTCTTGTTGTCCTTGCATCTTGCATAGAGTTTGTCGGGATAGACAAATTTGCTTTTTGCTTTGTTTTCTTTCATACGCTGCTGTTATAACCATTCGTTATCAACCATTATTTGTATATTCTCACTATCTTCAAAAACATCTACTCTTGTTATTTGAAGCCTTGATTGGGTATTTAATGGATAGTCGCTATTATACTCTCCATTAATTTCAATATTTCTATCACCAAACTCAAACACCACTTTTTGTAATTGTTGTATTAATTCGCTTACTTTCATAACTTTATTCTTTTAGTTGTTTTTATTCCAATCTTTTCGACAAAAACTTATAACGATAGACCATTTCAACCACGATAAAGAAATTTCCCATAGATACCAATACTTGTGTCGATATTCTATGGAAGGAGTTATATACCTCCACCCATAATCCACTGTTGCTAAATAATACTCTACTATCATATCTTATTCTTCCCTTAGTTTCTTTAAGTCGTTATATAGTGATTCGATAACACTATCCTCCCAACCCGCACTTGTACCATTAAATACATTGTGAAGTTGTTCCATCTGCTCATCACTCGGCTTCCAAGTGGGCTTTAATAACTTTAAAAAATCAATGAAACTATCACATTCTTCCGATGAAGGGAATACTCTTGTTTTGAACGCAAACATCATTTTTAATATTATTTCTTCATCCTCTTCACTCCACTCTTTTCTTATAGGCTGAATTTTATTTCTTAATGAAATAAGGAAAGGGCGAACTTTTGACTGATAGAATGTATCTGTAGGTATTTTCAAGCAATCAAATGAAGCTACTAGCCAATCAATTATTTCAACTTCCTCTTCACTCCAAGGCTTCTGTTCTACAAGTTCTAACTTGTCTTGAGTTGAAATAGGAAGTTTAGCATCACCACATATATAATCAGTATCGGTGATTTCTGTAATAACATTATCACATTTATGTCCTTTGTATCTTACTTTATCACCAATATGAAAAATAGGAGTAACAATTTTCTTTAATTCTTTCTTATCAGCATCCCATTCATATCCTGCTTCTTTCATCTTTTGGAATAAGAGTTCACGTTGTTCTTTAGTAGCTGGTTTTACATCTTCATCATTAGGTGCAAGACATCCATTTTTAGAGTCAGATTCAAAATGAGGATACATAATGTTGTAGTAACAGTGGTAACTTAAAGCATAATGTTTCTTTGGCATCCCTTTGAGGATGAATACAATCTTTGGTTCACCACATTCATAAGTGCAAAGCACATCACCATCCTTTGCATCTTGGATAGTAAAAACTGACGCTGATTTGTCAACATCTTGAATTGGGCGTGTAATTACACTACCATCACATCCAACAAGAGTATATTCATGTTCTGTGACATTTTTAATCTGATAAAATTTACTTTGTTCCATAATGAATTACTTTCTTTTTATAATTAGGACAATCATCGTATTCCCATGTAAAACCAAAAGTTTGTTTGTATGTGCCGTTTAAGCATTTCTTTATTCCAGAATAATCAAAGCCAGTCTTTGCACTTGCTTCCTTTATGCTACCATAAGTTGCAACAACAACACCATCTTTTAGCTGTTTTATTGGTCGGGAACAACATAAAGATTGATTTACATTCTTTACGTAGGCATCAATTTTAAGAGGATAGGCATCTTTGGTTTTGTATTTCCATTGGAAACCACCTGCTTGAGTTGTCTTACCACTAAGACAATCTTGTACCCTGCTGCTATATTTTTCTCTTGCTTCTTTTACACTTTCAAATTCATGAATAAAGTTACCATTAAGGTCATATTGAAGTACAGGAGCGACCATGTTTCCAAGATAATCAGAACCATCAAAGCACTTGCCTGTCCTTGTTCTTTCTTTTGCGGCTTTACTAACCTTCTTTGGATGTTCACCATAACTATTGTTATAACTTGCGGTACACCACTCCAAATTGTCAACATGGTTGTTTGATGGATTCTCGTCTTTATGATTGATATATGGATAATTATTGGGGTTTGGAAGGAATGCTTTAGCAACCAATCTATGAATTAACATATTCTTACGTTTGCCGTCTTTGTGAAGTAAAACACTATAATATCCGTGCTTTTTTCTTCCTGCTGAAAGCATCTCCCACAGTCCTTTATGCGAAGTCCTTACTAATCCATCAGTAGATACCTGATAGAGATTTTCATATCCTTCTACATCTTTCCATATCCTACCATCGTTTGGGTATTCTTCAAATGGTGTATAAGACCATGCAAAACCTCCAGCATAGCGCATTTTTCCATTACAACATTTGTATATTCTGTCTGAATAAACACCTGTTTCTTTTTCTGCCACCAACACATTAGGATATGTAACAACAATGTCACCTTTCTTACAATAAACTATATTGTGTTTAAAATAAGACTTTCTTTTGGGCTTGTCAGTATATGCTTTAATTGTTGCCATAGTTATTCAATCTTTGATATAAACAATTTCTGTTTTAAGGAACTTACAACTCTTATTAGGGTGTCTTAAAGTACATCTCTGACAGTAATCCCTTCTCTCTATAGTCTTAGGTCTTGTACAAGAATATGTTTCATGCGCAGATATAGATGTTGTTTCAATGGTTGACATAGTTATTCAAATTTTTAACACAATTATCACATAGCCACTTATATCCAGTGCAAATTGATTTACATTTGATGTTATTTGATTTAATTGTTACTATAATTAATTAAATTAAATTTTCAAGACAATACTTACCAAAATTATGTAAGGTTTTTTAACGCATAGATACACGCTGCTTCACATGCTTGTTCAAACTTTCTATATCCTGCATAAGATTCTGTTAAACAAGTTGGATCTAAGTCTTTTGTTCTATTCTTAATATCAAATATCTGCCAATTATAATTAAGGTCATCATTACCAATAGATATAAACAATCCATGCACTTCTCTTAACCATTTCATTGTCCTTTGGATAGTTGGAGCAGAAACTATTCTTTTTCCATTATAGTCATAAGAATTATGCCCGTACCAACCTATTTCTTTGTAAAAGAATGGGCCTTCAGTTGGCTTATCTAAATTATACCAAAGAGGACAAAGTTCATTAAATCCCTTTTTCTTTTAATAGTTTTGCTGTTTCAAAGCTAACGTAGTCCTCACAGAGGATAGTATGACCATTTATACCCATAAGCTTGATTTTTCTTATTTAAACAACATGAACTTATATTAGTTTTTTTAAATCCTAATTCTTTTTCAACGCATGACACAGAATCCCATATTTTTATAAGATTACCTTTAGAATCATACTGGTAGACTTTCTTTTCACTGCCATGTGTGTTTTTTAGGTTTCTTGTATCTATTCTTTTTCTCATACCGTTATTGTATTTGGTATTGTATGAATAAGTACACCATTCAAGATTATCTACTTTATTATTATATTTGTTCTCGTCTTTATGATTTACACATGGCAAACTATTAGGATTTTCAATAAAAGTAATAGCAATTAAGTAATGAACATTGTATGTTATATGGTGATTATTTTTAAACAAACCAACCGTTAAATATTGTCCAAAACCTTTTATTAAAGAAAGAAGCCTTTCTTTTCTGTGGATAATTTTGCCGTTTTTATAATGGATAACCCTTGCACATGATTTTATCCTACCGTATGAACTTGCTTGGTATATTCCTTCATAATTCGGAATATCTTTCCATGTTTCTTCAGTTATTGTTACCATAATTATTTATTTCTATATTTTTCTAACTTGGCATTCGCCCAATTTTTGACATCTTCTTTAGATACTTGTTCTCTAGAATATGCAATAACATCAGAGTCATCCAAAGATATCACCATCCATTTACCTTGTGTCCATTCATTCAAACAAGTATAGACACCTCCACGACCACATTTAATGGTTATATAATATCCATCCTCTTTAGGTGGATATTTTGCCAATTTGTAATTACCATCGAAATCAAAAATATGTTCTGATTCCAATTTAGTTGTTGTCATAGTTATTTAATTAAATGATTAATTAAAGATTCTACTTTACAAGCAGCGTAAGGATATTTTTCTTTAACCTTGTCAAAAGAAATCCATCCATAACTCCACCAGTTATGGTAAAATTCAAAATTATTTTTGTTCAATCTTATCTTTGTCAAATATCCATTAGACCCTGAACTAAAAGGAGACGCATAGTTATCATTTATAGTTAAAACATGAGAAGGCAACTCAACTTCTCTATCTCCATATAATTTTTTAAATTCTTCTTTAATTGTAGTCATAGTTACATAGATTTGCAAGTTACACTAAATTCAAATTTATCACATACACCTGCTTTAACACCTTTGCATTTTGTCCACCAGTATTTACAGTTATAGCAGCATCGTGTAAATTTTTGTTTCCCTTTCTGTGTTATAGTTATTTCCCATTTAATCTTGTTTGTGTATAATCGCACTATAACCTCCTGCAAATGCTGCTCCAATACATATAATGATAATATTATCTATGTGTATTCCAAAGGATATTAGCACAATAGCAGTACACAAAAGAACACATGCTAAATACTTTTTCATGATCACTTAAATTTAATTACCAACATATACTTTCTTGATATGGATGGGGGAATAAGTTTTCTTCAAGGAATTGATAATACCCACCGCAAGCACTTCTCCAATAATTATCCTTTTTTTGATGTATCCTATATATAATCATTCCAAAAATTGGTAGCCTATTCTCGTCAAGGAATAGTCTAATTTTATCGGGCCTTAATGTGTTTCTATCATAAAATTCATCAAAATTGTCTTTATGAGAGGTTTCTGCTTCTTGGATAATCATTTTCATGTCACGTTTAATAGCTAATCGACAATCATAATGCTTTTCCAAGTACTCAAAACTATTATCATTTATTGGATATTCTTTGATTTTATTTGTTTCCATAGTTATTTTACTTTATATTGTACATATCTTTGGGTGCTTCAAGGGCGAGACCCATTGAGATTAAGCCACGATAGTCAAACATGTTTTTATTAAGCCAATCATTAACCACCCAAGGAGCATTACACATTGTTAATGTGTCATAAGTATCCTTTTCTTCCTCAGTCATACTTGAAAGCGGACGAAGGTATGGTAGCTTCCATCTTGAATGAGATTTTATATCTTCATTTTCCCAACACTCACAAAAACAATTATAATCAATTTGTTTAAGTGTCATAGCTAAACCTTCTCCACAATAAACTTTTACTCCATAGGGTAATCTTGTACAGAGATCTTTAAGTAATAAGGATTTTTCTTCTTCTGTCATAGTTACTTTTCTTTTTCAAAATCTTTATAACTTAATGCATAGTCAATACCTTGCGATATTCCTACACAGTTGATAAATGCCACAAGAACCCCATCAATTTGCTCTCTACTTGGTATATTACTTTCGTCTATACCAGTAAGATGCTTATTAATGCTGATAAAATTTGGCTTTTCTCTAAATTTTACAGCTTCCTTTGTTAGGAATTCCAATAATTCGCCTCTTGTCATAATTATTTTTCTTTTAATTTTATTTATTTCCTTTATTTTATTCCTTACCTCAGTTCCCCTTTCAGGATTCGAACCTGAATGTCTTGTTATTTTACACGCTTGTAAAGTCAGTAGTGCTCAAACCCAAAATACACGAACCAAAAAATTAATTCCCAATTCCTACCAACACATAACATTGCTTTATCCAGTTAAGCTAAAGGGGTCCCATATTATTTGTTATCCTTTGTTTTTTTTCTGTAATATTGTAATTAACAGTTGTCTTTCCTTTTGAATATCTTACGTCTTATTTTTGAAGGTTTATCTTTTTTCTTATAAACAACTTCAATCAAGTTACTTGCAAGATGGTCAAGTTCAGTATTATCATGTAATGCTTCTTGATCATCCTTCCAATCATCATACCAACTCATATTAATATTGAAAATTACCTGTTTGAATAGATGCTTGTATTTGGCCTTTAAAGTTCCAAAATGCTTGCTGTAAAACAGAACCTAAGAAACTTTGGAACATGGTATCTGCATTATTTACAAGAATGTCCTGAATAGCTTTGGATATTTCAGGTTTACCATGCTCGTCAAAAGTTTGCTTATAATCACCCTCGTTGAGAAATTCTTTAAGGTCTTGTTGAAATCTTTCATAAAGAATATCTCTTATCATTCTTCTTAGAGGAGAAATTGTAGCAGGTTCCTTAACATGACCCCAGTTATCATAAGTCGGAGTATCAGAATAAGGAATCCTTTCTTCCCAGTCTGTATAAAGGTAATGCCCATTTTCGTCCTTATGCTCATAATCTATGTCATGATGGGAGACAATTCTACCTGTAGTAAAGACATAGAGTTCTTTTTCCAACATCTGTTCCCAGGCATCATCTGGAATAAGACTGACAAATGTTGCCTTTATTCGGTCTTTAACTCCTTCCATCAGTTTAGAAGGGTCAAACTTCTCTATTTGATTATCCATCTTCTTTTCCTAGTTTAAGTAAATCTTTGCGAGTTAAGTAGAGATCTCCTTTTTTAACTTCGTGTGTCCACAAAAGCTTATTACCCCTTTGTACTGGAACAATACCATAGTTGAATATAATAGTATCTTCTGTACAAAGTCTCCATTTAGGAGTATCTTTATTTATTACATTGAGTAGGCCTTTAATTGCATTTTGAGCATAAGTGTCTACTTCTTCTCTTGTCTTGGGAATACCTATTGCTTCCCATATAATATCAGAAAGTTTCTTTGTAATCTTATCCATATCATTCAATCATTGATATTGCCCATACTCCAAATATTACTAATCCCACCAGTATACTCATACCTACTCCATATAGAAACTCTGATTGTTGTTTGGCCATATAAGCAGCTTTATCATAACCGCTCCATTTACGTTTATTTTCATAGTAATTACCTTGTATAAGGCAATAACAGGCTACGATATATAAGACTAAACAAATAATATATATTAGTATCATATCTTATAAGTTTTTATGAGTTTTCCCTAAATTTATCTTGTAGATAATAATAAAAGTCATCTATATATCTTCCGAAATATTCTCCTAAGAAACATGTAAATGCTCCAAAAAGAATAACTGCAAAGAATATCCAAGATAACAATGCTAAATCTCTAGGTATAGGAGGCTCATCACATTCTTCCAGATTAGCATTTGTTATAGCAGCTAAGGCTAAAACAACACCTACAATATAGAATAATAATATAATTATAATTAAAGCTATAGTTGTCATTAGTCATCCGATTTAAAGGTTAATACTGAGATTATAAACACTGCTAATAGTATAGCTATTAACCATGTGTATGGCTCTTTCATTTTAGTTATATTTAAATTAGAAAAAAAGAGGAAAGGTGCTATTCACCCTTCCTCTTATACATCATTTCCACTATATGCACTGATATTATGGTTATTCCATTTAAGATTCTACAGTGGAACTTGTCATTTACTCTTTTTAGAATCTTAATCTCGTCAAAACCTCTTGTCTTATCAATAGGAACGAGAATATCACCTTCTTTAAATTCACACATTCCACATCAATTCTATAAGTCCATACATACCATCTCCAGCAGAGATGGCAACTATACAATAAGCAATAGCCATAGCTATACATAAGCCTAGAATACCTTTAATAAGTGTTCCTAGGAGTGTTTCCGTAGTTACCTTCATAGCGTACATATTTGTCAAAACGTACTACTTCAAGTTTTCCAGACTTGGATATAAAACATGAAGCTACAATCTGTCTTCTAGATTTACTGATTCCTTCCATATTTTTGCTGTTTTAGTTTTTCCTGTTCATCAAGTTGTTGCTCTACCAGACAATCCATTATTGGATTTAAGAATTGTCTAAACTTAATGAAGCTTTTAGTGATAAAGCATTTACTGTTTTTGTCTTCAATCTCTGACTTAATGTCATTGATAGCTTGTTCTTCTGCTTTTGACATACTGTTTAAATTTAAAAGGTTTATGTGTTAAATAAATTATATAAGTCCTGGTCTTTATATTCTCCGTCATCTGGTTCTTTAAAAGGCTCTTGTTTAAAGAAATCCTGAGGTTTTATATTTAGTTTTGCTTGAACATTGTTATGTATACTTGGGAGGGTTATCTGATTTCTGTTCTCAAAGAAACCCTTTAGAACATCAAATAAATCTGTATTCCAATTGATATGATTGTCTTTTATATATTGTACTAATTCTGAATATTGTATCATTTTTGATGCCGTTAAAGTGAAAAAAAAGAATGCAGAGAATATTTATAACCAGTTACGCTACTTTCAGCGGTAAGGTCTTTATTCTCTGCATTCGGCAACTAAACCCTTTAAACAGTATGACAAGCATACTTTGTGGCAGAAGAAGGACTCGAACCTCCATAGATAATTCCTAGAATCTTATCCCATATTACTATCGAGTGAAAGTAATACTGCTATACCATTCGCACATTCTGCCTTAATAGTAGCGGGGGTAGGGATCGAACCTACAACACACAGTTTTCACGACTATTGCTCTACCAATTGAGCTACCCCGCTTAGAGATCAGCGAACAAATCCATCATACTGACCTCCAAAGCATTTGTATATTACATTCTATCCACTTAACTTAAAGCTAGAAAAACCTCACATGCTAACCATTACACCACAGCCCCATATTTATGTTATATTAGAGGGGCTGACAGGAATCGAACCTATATCGCAAGATACTGTGTAGTCTTCAGATAGGTAATATACTGTAATCAACCTGAATAATGCTTTTGACCACAACATTAATGCTTTCTATCTAGGATTTGATAAAGCTTAATATAAGGCTAAAGCTAAGGTCAATTATTTTAATTTAAATTTCTATTTACCATAAATCAGATGCTTGAAAAGCTCTGTAACATTACATTCAACTGCATCTCTGTCATTAACAGTCTGTAGAGCAACATTAATGGCATCAAGTAATTCACTTCTACGCTTAAGAAGATTTGCTCGCTGCTGATGAGTCCATTCACCTGTAAAGAACTGAACAGTATAATCACCAGTCTTAACAGTCTTCTTAATTTGAGTTACTTGTGCTCTATAGTTGGAAGGAAGAGCCTTAGGATCAAGATTTGGGTCTTTGAGAATCTCTTCATGAGTTTCAGTAGTCTTGGTTTCACCTTCCTGACGCTCATTTTCAAAGATATTACCCCTCTTCTGATAATCCTCATCTGTAGAAGGCTTCCATATGATAGTTTCCTCTCTTACAGGAATCTGAGCCAACATTTGAGCCAACTTATCACTTTCTATAATACCTCTAAGACGAAGAAGTACAGTAGCAGGATAAGGGCCATAAGTCTTTCCTTCAAATACCAGTGGTACGGTAGTTGCACCTTCACCATTACTGGCTTCAATGGAAAGTGCTGTATTGATATACTCAAGAGCTTCTTTAAGCCACCAATCCATCTTTTCATTGACAGTGGTAACGACCCTCTCATTTGATACCTTAGTTGGGTCTACAGCATATCCCTCAAGAGGGCTATGGGTTCTTAAAACACCACGAAAAGCACCTTGTTTGTTCTTGAAGAAAGCAGTGTAATCACCAACCATGTTAGCATAACGGTTAGCTAGCTTCTCTCTTAATGCTAATAATACGTTTAATTTCTGCATAATACTATGATTAATTTAAGTTAATAACTATTTGGTGGAAGTGGAGAGAATCGAACTCTCCTATAAGACCTATACAGTCCCTTCAGCTCAAGAGAACTTTTAGAGAGACAGGATTGCTGAGCCATTGTTCCACTGTACTTCTCTTGATTCAGTGTTCCACCAATCAATTCCTCAATAAAAAGAAAGAAGATAGTCACTCATACAGTCCAATCTGGTTTACCCACTCTGGCCTAGTTATTGTGACTATCTCCTTTCAGAAACCTTTAGAATCAGTCTCTTTTGTACTCCCTATTGGATTCAAACCAATGACCCTCTCATTAGAAGTGAGATGCTCTATTCGCTGAGCTAAGGGAGCAAATATCAGGCTGCTTTGAGTAAACTATTAAGTAACCTCTCTCAGCTTATTTAAATGATAACTTCATCACCTGATTTAAAGAAAAACAGAGTGGCTTCGAGCGGTTATATCTCTACTTTATAATGCTTGCCTCAGCTGCATCCTCGGTATCAAGCCTCACTCTCTTTAGGCAGAGTAACATTCATGTACTAATAGTGAAATTTTGGAAAGGAGGTGTTTATATAAACCTATTGTACATAAATAGTTACTCTTTATATGGGGCGGCACTTAATAGAATTGTAAAGAATTAAAAATACGAATAACTTTAAAAGAAAAAGTTCAAAGATTCTTACATCGCTATGTAAAAGTGCTGCCTTTATATGAAAAAATGTGTAAATTGAATACTTATAAAAACCCTATCTATCTTCACAGACGGATAGGGGGAAATTTAAAAACTATGAAAAAACTAATTATCCCATTTTGGGCTTATTTGGTCTCCTGTACCTTTACATCCTCAGAGAGGTACTTCTCAATGGCAGCAAGACGGTCAACAACAACCTGCTGGGTCTCCTTCTCCTCAATCAGGTCTGACAACTTCTGAATAAAGCCATTGAAATCTGTACAGGTGGGCAGAGTCTCTACTAAGTCAGCCATCTGACCTTCCAACTCCTCAATCTTATCCTTTGCATTGTCAGATGCTGTCTCCATTGCACGATAGACACGCTTAACATTTCTCTCTGCCTTCATTGCTTCCAGCTTGTTCTGGAAAGCTGCTACAATTCTTTTCATACTGTTTTTTAATTAAAATTAAACTTAAGTTTTGATTTGTTTTTATTTACTTGTAATACAAGCTTTTCTTTATTGTTTATTTGTTTAATACTATTTAATGCTGAAATGCCTTGTAATGGGTATGCCTTATAGTCTATAGAGATATCAGAAGCATTAGCATATTTAACTAATCCTACAGATAGTACACTGCGCCATAGTTCTATAGTTTGATTATCCATCAAAACAATTAGACGATAGCCATAGCCATCTATAAACTTGTCAGGAGAACAATTCCATTGCACATCATCTATAATTGCTAAACGTTTTGCATACTTCTCTCTGGCTGGAGTTTTGCAAATTTCCACATATTCTTGAGGAATGTTTTCTATAGGAAGAATTGTTACAATATCCCCCTTTTTAAATTGCGATTCCATATTATTTAAAGTTAAGTTGCACTTTCTGCTTACTTTTTATATGTAGTTGTAAAGTGGGAGCATTCTTTTCCAAATAATCTAAATAGGATGTCTCTTCTTCTTCTGTCTTTTCAGCTTCTCTGTCAATACTTTTATAAGGAACATGGCTTACTTGACTGACACTGGCCCTATCATCTATTCCCAGCACATCAGTGAGAACATTATCAAGACGCGAAGCGGCTTTTACAGAAAGATCGGTTCTATTAAGTTCTACTACAGGACTCTCTGATTCAAACGGCATGAGCATTTCTTCTGCATAAAGCCAATGTTCAGGACATTCTAGAATGTAATAACTATTGTTAAAACAGGATAAAGATTTTATAGTAACGGGACCTTCTATGTACATTTTATTAATATATAGAACATAATCTTCTCCATAATGTTCATCAGGTTTTAAACCTTTTCTAATAAGTACTTTATCCCCAATTTTATATTTACCCATATTCACTAAAGTTAAATAATATTTTACGTTTATGCTTATTTACATTAAGAATAAGAGGAATTGTTTTCTTGGATTTGGAACTGAAAAGATATTCTTTTATCTTAGTTAGAATACTTTTATTGATTTGTTCGGGCAAAGGAAATATATTAAGGGCAGTATAAGGTTCAAACATATCTTCTGAATACAGATATGACTTTTTTTCATATATAAAATAGTACTTAGAAGAGTGGACTTCTCTTATGGTAACAGGCCCTTTAATATACATTGCGTTTAAATACACGATATTTCCGTAATATCTTCTATTGACCAAGTCTTTTTTAATTAAGACCTTATCTCCTATTCTATATCTAGCCATTAGTTCTTAAAATTAAAGATGGGTTTTCTCTCTTTCTTATGCACAGATAATTCAAGTTTATTCCCACGAGAACCTAAATCCCCTTTTGTCTTTTCAGAAGGTGCTTCTAAATCAGTCTTTGTAAGAGGAGAAGGACAAGGTTCTATACTGAAGTCATATTGCAAGCGTTTTGAAAATAATTTAAGTCCTGATGAAAGCCAATACATCCTTCTTAACTCTATATCAAGTACTGTTCCAGTATCATTTATACGGCATAATCTATAATCATATCCATCTTCTCCAGATCTGGCTGCTGTAAGTCCATTTTTTCTTACTTCCTTAATTACAAATAGAGTTTCGCCATTATCTATTCTTATAGGACTGATTCCATATCTGTAATCACATGGTAATTCTTCAGGCCTTGACAATTTAACTATATCCCCACACTCGTAAGTAGGAGCGTATTCAAGCATTTTTGCTGCATAACAAAAACCCCTGGGGTCTTCTGTAAGCCAATAATTTCCATTTGTTGAGATTGCAGATATTGTTCTTACATCTGAAAAGTACATTGGAGCCAGTAAAGTGAGGCCATCATATGTTTGACCTGCTATTAAATCTTGTTTAAGTCTTACTTTATCTCCTACTTTGAATTCCATGACAGTAAAAATTAAATGTTAATAATAAAAAGAGGACTACCTATCATCACTGACTAGTAGTCCCATGAATAAAGTATTATAATCACCTAATCATAAATAACCTACAATAGTGTCTGTAGCAGGACTTGAACCTGCACGCATAAGCATTAGTTTCTTAAACTAACGTGTCTTCCATTCCACCATACAGATTTTAAAAAAGGAGGTAAGCATAATACCTGGCTCGGATGGATGCCCTCTCTGCGGACTTGCTTTTGATGGTCTTATCTCCTATGCAATACCTCCTTTGTGGGGAAAGTGGGATTCGAACCCACACACCTTACGGTATCAGAGCTTAGATCTGACGTGTCTACCTTTCCACCATTTCTCCATCAGAGATACATGCAGGATTCGAACCTGTAACTCCCAGCACCTCTTGCTACTGTCGACAACATGCAAGACCCTGTTAAGAACAGTGATTTAAGGTCTGGGTCACTATCCAGTTGTGCTAATGTATCTCTTTCCTTCATTTCTCCATCCGTACCTACTACAGGTCTCGAACCTGTGACCTACAGTTTTCTACTACTTTGTATTACCATAGCATGAATAATATTCACCGGAGTAGTCTGAAACTAATCAGTCTCTACACATTTGTTACTATCTTTATATCAGGATAGCAGCCGTGACAGCTCACTCTATTATTCATTTATAGTCTGGACTATTTTTACCATATTGAAATTCTTGCAAGATGTTACAGGTATTTTACCTTTTGAGGGAACATTCTCTAACGAGGATAGTATCTCATATATAACAGTATATCTCTGCTTTGTAACAAATTTCAACTTAGGTATCTCCTATATAATCAGCATTTATGAAAAAGCGTGATAATCATTATTTACGAACTTAACAGTTCATAATGAAAATCCATAGTTGCTTAAGCTCCCACTACTTTCTTTCCCAATTTAGCTCGGTATTGTTCTTCAGCATTATTGATTAGCTGTATGGGCTTCCCCCATCTGAATATTATACAAAGGACTTCCACCGAATTAGGGAGATTCTACTATGAGATTTCTCGCCATAGCATTTAATTTTCATAGAAAACTGTTGCTCTACCAGCTGAGCTAAGTAGGCATTCCTCTTACCGCTGTAAGATAATTCAATAACAACAATAATAAATTAACCAATGGCAATTCACCAATCTAAAGTCTTCCTCCCAAGATTCGAACTTGGAACCTCAGCATCCAACTATTATTTATAAGTGCTGCGCTCTATCCAATTGAGCTAGAGAAAGATGTAGTCTCTGCTGATGGACTTGAACCATCGACTCCTACATTAAAAGTGTAGTGCTCTACCAACTGAGCTAAGCAGAGATAACCTGCCTACTTATCACAAGCGGGCAGGGACTTTTAGAATATGAATATAATCAGTACAGTAGCGAAATAGTAATACCTTTAATGAGCACACGCAATGGATGATATGTTATACTGTACTGAGTTGGGATAACAGGAGTCGAACCTATAACTTTGGGACCAAAACCCAACGTATTGCCGCTATACTATATCCCAAGGTGGGAGGGGAGGCAGACAGAGGATTATTAATATGAAAAGCACATCCCGCAAGCAACGGTAAAAAGGACTGTTCTTCCCTCCCATATTTAGTCCGTTTAGTTTATTTCCCTGTACTCATTCCTGAGCTTTCCTTTAACTTGCCACGGCTCTTTTTCTGTACTTGAAGATATGTTGAACCACTGAGTCCAAGTTATACCCTCTTTTGAATATCTTTGATATCTTTTCTGTAACATAATGCAAAAGTATATTAGGCAGTTATTATATCAAACGGTATAAATAATTTAATTAGATTAGAATTCTGATGGAGATAGGCCAAATTTGGCTATTAATTCTGAAACAAATTCCCTTTGTATATTCTTACTGAAAAGAGATAATTTATCAAGTATATCAGGAACAAGCTTCTCTTTTATCTTATCATAGCTTTTGTATTTCTTCAATAGCTCTTTAACTTCAGGAGAGTTCTGAGGAAGACAATTATAGTTCTCTATCACCATGAGTTCAGATACATAGAGTTCTTGATAGTGTACAGTATAAGGCTGACCACAACCATTCTCTTCATAGGTAAGCTCTTCTACTTTAAGAACTATATCAGAATGTATCTCGCCATCATAAGCTTTATAGAAGATTCTATCTCCAGGTTTATAGTTTTTCCATCTCATAATCAGCTTTTTCTACTTTTATTATCTTGGTATGAAAAGGATCAAAAGGTTGATAGAGTTTAAATTTATTAAAATGGATACGAAGAGTTACTAAATCACCTTCCTGAGGCCTGTTATTATATTTAATAAATCTTCGATCACATTTGAAATAATTTTTTCTCTCCCAATCTTTGGCTTCCCTCTTAACATATTGACAATATTCCTCCTTATCCAGTTCTACCCTGAATCTAGTAAGATACCAAGGTCGGCTTATATATGAGGTAGTCAATGCTTTGCCATGTATCTCTATATATTTTTCTTCTGGTTTAAGAGCTTTCTTTTTAGCTTTAGTCTCTTTCATTTTCTGAATAGACCTACGCCTTAATTCGGCTCTTAAATCCTCAGTTGATATCATTGATAAATCAGTCATGTTACTTGTTATTTTCTTGTGTTCCCATTTCCTTTATGTCGGAAAACATTTTTTGTGTCAATATAGTAGGGGCATCGTCCAATTTTCCTCTAATAGCAACTTTGCAAACCTTATCTATTGGATCAGTAAAATAAATTATACTTTCCCCATGATAGTTATTTCCAATATGTTCTTCAGTACAATAGGGATGTTTTTTTAGGAACGGCAAAACAAACTTTACCATATCTCTTATAGGAAATTGTACAGCCATTCTTACATTAATACAGTTGGCACAAAATGCATATTTACCATATAACGGTCTTTTAACTGAAGGGTCAGTGCTTAGCATCATTGTACGGATAAAATTAACATAATCATGCGCTACTATTATACTCTTATCGTTGTATAAATCCTGTTCTGACATTTTAACAACAAATTCATCTTCGGATAATTGCTTAATGATTTTCATAATAATTCCCTTTATTTAAATGGCAATAAAACTGACAGCAAAATGCTATTAAACAATGCCTTGCCTGGTGAAGGATAATATGCAAATTTCATATTCTATTCTTTCCTTTCTTTCTATCCCTCTCTTGCTTTCTCCTCCAAGCTCTTGCTGACATCCCATGAGGGATATCCAAATGAGCCTGTACAGAATTCATCTCATATATTCTATATGTTATTGCATCAGGATCGAATTCCTTATTTATTTCCCTTTCTGGGCATAAAAGCCTCTTTAAACCCATCTTTTCCATACTGTTGCTATCTATATTATACCTTCAGCACATAATTGTAAATAGAGTTGATATATCCTACCGTATGCATCTTTAATAGGATGAAAGTTGTGGTCTTTACAGAACTTGTACCATTTCTTGTCTTTCCATACTCTGTAATCCCCTTTATCTTCTTCTGTATCTATTTGGAGAGATGAAGTATTAATCTCCACCACCTCCCCAAACGACACAACTATATGCATTTTCATTATTCAATAATGACTTTCATTATATCCGATTTATTAACCATAGTGACAATCTTGCATACAATATCACATCCTATATTGAGTGTGGTACACATAGATTCCACCTTGCTTTTATCGCTAAATAGCTTAGCCTCAGTAACATCTGTACTGAAGTTAGCCGTAGATCCCTCCCTACTGACAAAATAATGGGTCTCATCTTCAAGAGAATCTATTGTAATAAGATATAGCTTGTGTATCATTGTGTAATCATTATATTTTCAACTTCACTAAACCGCATCTCATCCTGTGGTTGGTATCTGTTAAGCTTGTCAATGTCTTCTTTCAATATGGAACTACCATCTACATGATAGTTGGGAAATGTAGAAACCCGGCAAACCTTCTTACTTACATCCATATTAAATGCACGTACAGACTGGATTCTAATATCTCCAATATTTTTGTATCTAAACTGTATTGTCATTGCTGTAAAGGGTTATTGTTGTCAATTGTATCGGTTTTTGAATTTCTCCAGATTATCCCTACATTGTTGTATTATCTCATCATGATGCTCTTCACACCATTTGATAACCTCATCATAGTTACTGGTAGAAAGCAGCACATTTCTCTTCAGATGATAGGCTAACCAATTATCCACTATCTGAAATTCTGTATATACCCTATCAGGATTATATGCTACAGAAAGCACAATCCCATAATCTGATGAAGACCCTTGTAACCCCAAGCTACAAAGAGGCTTTGCACCTGAATACGCATAAACCTCTCCTATAGGTCTAATGGGCTTTAATTCTTCCATAATATTATTGTGTAATTAGCCTTATTTGTAAATATATACCAAGAACAATAGCTATAACAATGAAGACTATAGCCATTTTTGTAGCTTTGTCGTCTGATAATCGGTGCATTATAAAACAGTATTAGTTGTTACTCACATCTTTAAATAAAAAAAGAAGAGACAACAGTCTGTTTCGACTGTTGCCCTTCAAAAGACTACTATGCCTGAATACGATTAATATCCGCATTCCCATCCCTCTGAAGAGTGAGAACCTTGGCAGTAGTCAAGTCCACATTATCCCCAACTTCCAGGTTAGAATCATTGGAAAGAGGAATATAAGTAGAACCGCCACTCTTCATGATAAAGCACACAGACTTACCAAACTCAGAAGAAACAATCTGAGCAGACTTAACCGCATCAATTTCCTCCTGATCAAAAGAACGAGAGTCCTTTACATTCCAACTACCTCCGTAAACTTGTAAACCTTTAAAGATATTCACATAATACACCTATGCCCTTAGGATTTATTTTGGTATCTGGCACACCGAGTTGCTGTTTGTTGTGTGATTGTTTGTTGTACAACTAAGATGTGATTACTAATGAATCACTATATCTCAGTCAAATACATGGGAAGTGTAATTTGTAGGTTGTTCTCTATGCGTCTTATCAGAAAAAAGATAGAGATAATTGTATAAGATATATTCAATTATACTCATTAATTGTAATATAGAGGAGGAAAAATGCATTTTATTTGTTAATGATTGGAGAAAAATAAGGATAAAATAGATGTTGAATTGCTAATTATAGGGATTGAGAAGTGTTAATAATCAGTAAAGAGTGCCATATTCATATTATCTTGGTGTTTTTGAGGTAGTAGAAAAAGGGTTAAAAAGTGTGGAGGGAAAAATAGTCCTTCATTCCTGCATATGTCATTGATAATCAATAAGTTATGAAGGAACAAAACTACCAAATTATACATAAATTAGTAGTATTCATTAACATATAATATATGAAATAGTTATTAATATCACTACTTAATAATATGTAAATGTTAAAAGTATTAATCCCTACTGCCCCTTCTTCCCAATCCTCCTATATATAATAAGGTATGGCAGTTGTTGGGAGAAGGGGTTGTTACTAGGGAATAGGGGGTTGGCAGTAGTGAGGAGGAAGGATAGATGCTGGGAGTAGTGAGAGGTTATTACTACTACCACCTAAAAGAAAAAAAGAGAGGAGAATCCTCTCGGACTCTCCCCTATAAACTGGCTGCTCAGGCATCAATTCTGTTAATGTCTGCATTGCCATCCCTTTGCAGGGTCAGCACCTTGGCCTTGGTAAGGTCTACTGAATCGCCTACTTCTAGGCTGGACTGATTACTCAATGGAATATAGGTCTGACCACCTGACTTCATCAGGAAGCAAACTGATTTTCCAAACTCAGAAGACACAATGGTTGCGCTCTTTACTGCCTCAATCTCCTCAGCATCAAATGCTCTGCTGTCCTTAACGTTCCAAGAGCCACCATACACCTGCAATCCTTTAAAAATGTTCATAGTTGTTTGTTGTTTGTTGTTTGTAATTTGTTGTTTGTAGTCTCTGCAATGGTGCTAGCTTAACGTTCCATTGCATAGACAAGGGAAGTGTAATTGGTAGGACTTCCTCTGTGCTGCTTCCACCTCTTGCTGCTGCTGCCACCTACTGAAAAAAAATAAAAGGCAGACAGCCGAAGCCATCTGCCCTTATTATTAGATTTCTATTCTATTTATAGTCTCTCCATCCTTTTCCAAGGTGAGGATTTTAGCCTTATCCAAATCAACTGTATCTCCAATATTAACTACAGAATCCCTGGAAACAGGTACATATGTCTGCCCACCAGATTTCATAATGAAGCATACACTCTTGCCATAAGTGCTTAACACAACACTTGCAGATTTCACTTGAGCTTTCTCACTCTCTTCAAAATCTCTCTTATCTTTAAGTTCATACTCAGAACCGTACTTCTTCAATGCTGCAAAAATATTCATATTCTAATACTCACTTACAACTGTATTTCTACAGAGCCTCTAGGAGCTTCTGGCTTTTGGTTTGAAATGTTTATAATATGTCCCACTCGGCAAGTGCCTCAGTTGGTGTAAAACCAAGATCCATCATATATTTGACTTCCTCTGTAAGACCATATTTCTCTGCTGTAGCTAATGCTTCCTCTCTTGTAGGATTCTTTCTTTCTGGAGCAGCTACAAAGCTCCAAGACATTTTGTTCTCTTCCATAATGTTCTTTGCTTAAAAGGTTAATAGATATTTAATAAGATTGCTTAATCATTACAACCTTGAAGTTCTCTTTCAAATTCCTCTTCCCAAGGTTGAATAATACTAGCATTCTTCATATCAATATCTTTTTGATGCTCTTCAAGCATAGAATCATATTCAGGAAGAATAGCATAGTCTACTAAAACCTCTCTGATCTTCTTTGCTTGTCTATAGTAAGTAAATAACCTGTTTTGAGCATAACAAAGGTCAATCCAATCTTCTATAGTCTCATAATAGGTTTCAGGGTCAAATATAACCTCTACCTGTGCTATAACTACAGCTGTCACCTCAACTCCATTGGGAGCTGTAAAGGTGAAAACATCATTCTTCTTCATAATCTCAATATTTAAAGGGTTAGACTATTAAGTATTAAGACTAGACACTCTTCATTCATCTGGAATGCACGGAATATTAAGGAACAATGCAGGACAGCCAGTAGGCACATCCTCCCCATACACTTCATCAGCTTTGATAGCCCATTCTGTGATACCATTAGCTTTCAGAGTAGAAGCACTCTTTTCATTGAAGATTCCATCAATTTTAGCTACAACACAACTACCAGGGCAGATGTAAGCATGACTAAATACTAGATTAGGACTGAAGGCTCTATTAGCCCATGATACAAAATCAGCATAGTTTCGACTATTAAAACTCACTACAGGAACATCTTTCCCTAACATGGCAATATCAGTAGGTGTGATTTCAACCATCGCAGTGTTAAAGATTTCTTTAAAACGTTTCATAATTTCAATATTTAAAGGATTGATTTATTACCGCTTGTCCATGAATCCATGTAATATGAATTATGGAATTCTTTTGCTGTCCAATCTGGTCTGCCCATAGCATGAGCATAACTATTGGCTTCTGCTTCAGAGGAGAATCTGCATCTAGCAACAATTGCTCCATATCTATCAACTAATCTCCACATAATTATTTTGCATAATATCTGTCATAGATATCTTTTGGAACCTCGATGAACTTACCAAAGCATGGAACAAAGTATTGTTCTCTCTTTGGTTTGATAGAATGCTGAACCCTATATTCAGCAAGTTTCATAAGCTCTTCCTTGGTAATCTTTCCACTCTTGAGCTTATTCTCCAGTACTTCACTCTTAGCCATAAAGCTCTTGGCTATCTCAGGCTCTGCATGATAGATAGCTGATGATTTAATTCTTGGTTTCATATTTAATCAGTTCTTCATTATATTTACCATAGTCTCTTAATCCCGATATTGAGTCCATCTTGCTGTAACACAGAACATAGTCTGTGAAGAAGTCAATATCTTCTACATTCTCTATTCCCTTGATGTAGAGCAGTTCATCTTCAGGGTCTGAATAGGTCTTCTTCAAGGCAGCTGCATCATTCTTGAATAGCTGTAATACCCTTGATACAGGCAGAGACAGCAAGTCCCTGTCAAGGGCATAACACATTAATGCCAGTAAAGTTTCCTTGTTCATATGATTCCTTTTTAGGTTAATAACACCAAACATATTCTCTCAATAATGAATCAGTATCAATACCTAATTCACAGCAACCTTCTTCAAGTGCAGAATATGCTGAATAGGTACAATTCTTCTCATCATCTTCAATAGTATCATATTCAATTCTAATAGCATCAGACAGAATACATGCTGCCTTATAACTTTCAGAATTTCTCTGATGATAGCCCATTGAATATCCACATGCAAGTAATACAACTGCAATGAATACAATTCCCAATACTTCTAAAGTCTTCATAATTTTATTTATTTAAATTAAACAATTATTTTCATAAACATCAGAGTGTAATCAGTCTTCAAGTTTATCTGCTAACCATGCTTCCTGCATATCCATCCAATCATCCTCATCATCAATTTCCATTTGAAGCCACTTGTCATTGTACTCAAGCATTACAGGAATGTCCTCAATGTTACATCCCATGTCTTCACAGAAATTTCGGTTAATACTAGGTGCAAGCACTTCATTTATTTTGAATCTTTTGACTACACTCTCAAGTTCTATTGAAGGAAAGTCTTTCTTGAACTCTTCTCTGATCTCTGGAGCTAGAATTAATTCTCTCATGGCTTTGTTGATGGTACTCAGTCCTTGGCTGAGGGTCTTAGTTATCATTGTTGGTGGGAGTTGGAGGCCAATCTCCCAACTGCCAAGTGCTAAGAGATGTAATTCCTGTTAGCATTGGCAGGGATTACTGTCTTAGTGATTGACAGGGGGGATAAACCCCAATTCAATCAAGCATGGGGGAGGTGTAGTATATTATCACCGACTTGTAGACATATCCCCCATTCATGGATATGTACCCCACCTTTATACATACACTATACTTTATCCCTACACACCACAGTTCCGTGTAATCTTTATGTATTATCCTAAGAGAATGTTATTGTGATTGTTATGTTGTTTCATGGTTATTGGTATTATGGTATTTTTGTTTAGAAAATTACAAATATATGAAAAGGATACATGAACATAATAAGGAGATAATCTATAAAGCAGAATATAGGGCTGATGAAATGAGGACTTGGCCTTCTCCATTGGAAAAAAGAATGAAGGATTTTTTGGATAACCATTCTATTCCTTATGAGGATCAGAAGATATTTTATATCTATGCTGATGATGGGTGGATCATTAGATATTATATAGCGGATTTTTACATACCTGAGAAGGATATTATTATAGAGGTGGATGGGAAGTTCCATGATGAACATAAACAGCATGATAAGATGAGAACTAAGACCATTCAAGAACATTATCCTTATGTTGAAGTGCTGCGGTTTACTTGGAAGGATTTATCCAATGAAGATAAAATGAATGAGTTGCTATGGACTTTAGCTTAAGATTAAGGGGGGGGGATAATACCAATTTATAATAAGGTGACGGGGGTGCTTTTATCTAAAATAACATATATTAAAATTATGCTTAACTAGATAAGAAGGAAATACCTATGTATCAGTCTGATATACAATACTTTAAATGTTTTCATCCTCATCTTATAAGATAGGTTTCCTCACCTTATAAGGTGAACTTCCTCACTCCATAAGATGAGGAACACTATGCTTATTATATTATGACTAATGTATCAAGTTAGTACAACTCCTTAAATGATGCAGTTTAACTAATCTTTTTTATTAGTTTCCTTTGCCATATAAAAAACTTTTTATACCTTTGCGGTATAAATTAAAGAGGCATGAAGAAATTTATTACAGAAACATCAAAAGACTATTCACTGATAGATAATCATACTGGTGAATTATTAGAGTTTAAACAGACTAGGAAATTGTCATTAGAAGAGTTTATAATGGTCTTCTTTAGTAGTTATCCTGAGCTATTCAAGCTTAAAGGATTACAACTTAAGATTCTTATGTGCTGCTGGAAACATTCTACTTATAACAAAGAAAACGATGCATTTGGTAACATTGTTCACAATAACGCTTCCTTTAAAGAACAATGCCGAGAGGAGGGTTTAAATCTTTCTGATGCTAGCATTGATAATAATATTAGCACACTTTGTAAATCTGGTTTACTGATAAAGAAGTGTAGAGGGGAATATTTATTAAATCCCGATTATTTCTTTAAAGGCAGTCTTTCTCAAAGAACCAAGATATTAATGAATTTCGTGGTTGATCCAAATATCACAGAAACTGAATGATACAATCTACTCTAATTCAACAGATTGTGGTTTTCTATGGTAATATTTTGATTATATTTAAATAATTTTTACCTTTGCAGCGTCAAACCAATGTATTACTATGGATGAAAGGTTTAAAAGAATACATTAAAAAGCACGGTCAGCATTTTACTATAGAGCTTGCCTATGCAATTGCTGGTAGAAAATATTCATCTGACGAAGTTGAAAATTATCTACAGGAGAAAGTGTATTACAATGTGGTAGGACATACTATTGGTGACATTACATATATTTTCAATATACTTGACAGTTATTATAATAAGAGGGAACGCAGGAAGTATGTCATAACGTCTCTAGGTAATTATGCTCAGCATGGAATACTATTTCCTGATTTTATTTCTGTTACAGAGCACTATAGGCCAGATTTTGATTTTACACCTTATATATAGAAGAAGGGGGCTTCACAGCTCCCTTTCTTCATACATAAAATAACCATGTACTAACTTAAACCTTAAACTGTTATCATCATGAAAAGAAAAATTTATCTTTATTTAATTTCGATTGTAATTTTCTCACCTCTCTTATAAGCCGCATACATTAGTTTATAAAGATTGAGAAATGTGTTTTTAGAGTCTGTTACCATACCAACAACAGTGTTCCTTCCAACAAGGATACATCCTTCTGAGTCTTTGGCTGTATTTCCAGGATGGATCAACACACCTGCATAGCCTGGTACATTTTCCAGTCTAGGCATCTTTGCACCGTTACAGTTAGTAACAAACCAAGGTTTTAATGAATACTTTGGACTGATCTGGTCCATTTTAATATTATATACTCCAGTAGGTATTGCAGTTACAGCAGCTATTTTAATTTCCTTAATCTTCGCTAAAGGCATATTTTGATTAAGGTGTCTGTCTGTATCTTCACAAGTTTCGCAAAAAGGTTTACCGTCTACACTTAGCTTGCCTATAGTATAGGTTTCCTTTTTCCATTTTCTTTCTAGTAATAGCTTCATGGTTAATCCTCCTTACTTTTATTCTTTCCCTTCTTTGCAGAAACTGCTGGCGGAAAAGAAACTTTTCTCATTTTACACGTAGCATCTAAGCAAATACTGCCTAATACATTGATCATCTCCATCTGTAGTTGTCCAACTTGTTCTCGTAAGGAGGCATTCTCTTTTTCCAAGTTGCTTACTTTTTGATTAAGAGATGATATTATAGTTTCGAAGGTGTCCTTCTGAGTGTTTAAATTACTCTCTGTCATTTTTTTATACACATTAAAAGAATCTTCAATATTCTTTATTTGTTGTGAATCTACTTCTGTGTTATATTTCTTTTTTTGCCACAGAAAAGTAACACTACTGGATACTATTGTACAAATTAAACCTACAATAGCTGATACAATTGTCGTTGTCATTTTATTCTAATTTTTCTCTGTACAAAGATATTTATATCTTTTTTGACACTTTCGAAACTAAAAAATGTATAAAGTCGACTTAACAATTATTCTAAGATTTAGAACATCTATACAAAGAAGAATTATCTTTGCATAAAAATAAGACCAATATGCTATACTTTATTATATATATTATAGGTATTTTTGTTTTCTATTTTACAATACACAGTGATGAGGATGGAGAATGTGCGCAGGAAATGGTTACAACTGTTAGTCTTGTATGGCCTATAGCCCTTCTTTGTTTTTGCATACTGGAAGTAAGAAGATGGTTAAGGAAAATGTTTAAGGATGTAGACATTGAATAGATATAAAATGGCTGGCTATGAGTAGAAGTAAAAGTTCAATCGTAGATGATGAATTACTGGACTGGGTAATTAGAGAAGAAGGGTTTATAGAAAAGCCAAGAAATATAGGAGATGGAAAGATTACTTTAGGGTCTGGCCTAACAGATCCAAAATGGCATAGGCTTTATAGACAAAGGGGGAACAAATGGTCTAAAGAAGATAATCGTACAGCTGTTAGGGAAGAATTAGAGAAAAGAAAGAAATGGGCTGAGGATACAATACCTAATTGGGACAGTCTTCCTGAACACTCTCAGAAGGCTATGCTTTCATATAAATACAATTTTGATTTTACTCCTAAGAATTCTCTACTACTATTTCAAGCCATGACAGATGGTAGATTTATAGATGCTATGTATCAAATGGATGCTACCAGTAAAGATTCTAAATTCAAGAAAGGATTGGAAAAGAGGAGAAAGAGGGAACAAGAATGGGGATTAACAGAACTATTGGAAAAACCCAAGAGAAACTCTTTTGAAGGGTACTTGAAGGAGTTTCCCGATATGGTTTTTGTTAATAATCCTTATAAGATAGGTACTAATAACAGAATACCTAAACCTGTTGTTATGCCCATAGCTTCAGATAATTATGTAGAAGCTGTATCTCTTCCAGACGAAAGACCTAATATAGATGCATTAAGAGCAATATCTCAGATTGGGGATATAATGCATTTTAATGAATCTATGAAGTGGGAGAACCAGCCTCAGCCTACGCATTTTGTTTCAACTAATCAGCCAGACTTTGTTGTTCATAGTGAAGGAGGTTCTCTTAATAAAAAGACATGGGATAATTTGTCTTTAGTAGAAAAGTCTGAAATGATGCGCGTTGCTATAGAGAATGGCATTACCAATCTTTCTGATATTAAGAAGAAGTATAATGAGTTTGCTGGAGGAGGAAATATCTATGATGGTGTTACTGAGGAAAGTCAGAAGATGTCTAGAATGGATAGAGAGAAGGCTTGGAGAGAAAGAGAAAAGAATATTGCAAAATCTATTGTTAAGAATAATTCCAGCCTACCAAATTTAATTAGTGCAGCAGAACATTATTTAAACAGTGTTCCAATGCTAATGACACCTCCTAGTGAAGTAACAGGAGTTATCGCAAGTGAGCCTTTGTTACCTGATTTAGGAGGAACTTCACAGTTTGTTAAAGCTAGTAAGATTGCAAGAGCAATAGAAGATGCAGCTGCGTATAAAAAAAGTCAGGGATATAAGAATTTAATTAAGAAAGCTCAAGAAGAGTCTCGTGCTTTAGGATTTGGAGATTGGGGAGAAGATCTTTTTGCGCCTGTTGAAAGTAAAGTAACACATACTTTTTCAAAGAGACCTATGAGTAGTCCAGCAGAATATCAAAGATTACAAAATAATATAGATATTGATCCAATTGTGTTAGGAGATAATTTAGAAAATGGAATTTTTCATGAAGGTATTCATTGGCAAAATGTAGGTAGACCAGAATATCCATTCAAATCCACAGAATATAAAGAATGGGTCAATGCACCTAATAATAGCTTAAAAGAGTTTTATTGGTTTAATGAGTTTTCAAAAATGCCCGAATTTGAGAAATTTTTGGAACGAGAAAAAGCAGAAGCCTATATCACAAAAAAAGTAAACAACGCTTTATATGAAAACGCTAGACCTTATTTAAAAAGACGTGGAGAATTACAAGCAAATGGTTTAGAGACTGGTAAAGCTATTGGTTTAAAACCTTTTCAAGAATATCCCGGATATAATGCTGCACACGATGTAATCAATCCAGCTAGAGAATATAATGGTTACTTAGATGATGTAAAGGCAGGAAATGAAACAGAAGTCAAAAACTTTTGGAATATTTTGACTGGACAATATACTCCAGTAATTTTACCATTTACCATTGGTATTGGGGCACAACAATATATAAAATCAAAACATGATAATAAGGGAAGATAATCATATTAGATATTCAAGTCCTGAGGTTTGTTCTTACTATTATAAAAAGAAGACAAAACGGTTTAAAAGGCTTTGTGAAGAAGCTAATTTAGATATGCGTGTTGTTAATGGTGAGATTGAACTATCAGGTTGTATAAGTGATAGTGAAGAAAAAAACTATTTTATGACAGAAATGTCTGCCAATAAAATATGGAATTCTATAGATGAAATGCAATTTACACCAAACACTCACTTTCAACATAAGGTGTTTGACAGATACACCAATTGGCTAAGGAAGAAAAACAAGGAAAAACATCTTCATAGGTTAGAACTAGAAAACTATAAACCTTAACAAAATCCTTAGCTTGTTGGATACTTTGTTAGCACTCTTTACCTTTGCAAAAAATAAAAGAGTATGACAAAGTATCTTTTTATTGTAATTGCCATTTTATTTGCTGCATTGGCAATCATGTGGAAGCAGCTTGATAATGTAAATAATTTGTGGAAAACTTCTGAAGCCAATGTTAAGGCATATAGTGAAGAGTTGTCCGCTAGTGGTAAGAAGAATACAGCTTTACAGCTTACTGTAGATCAACTTGAATACTTTAGCGATTCTGTCCTTGTTGCCCTTAATGAGACCAGAGAAGAATTGAAAATTAAAGATAAGAACCTCAAGGCTCTTCAGGCTGTTAGTTCTGTATTCACTGTTGTTGATACTGTTGTTATCAATGATACTATATTTAAAGACCCAACCTTGGCAATAGATACTCTCTTAGGAGACAAATGGTATTCACTCGATTTAGGATTAAGGTATCCTTCTACTATCACGGTGAGACCTGAATTTACAAGTGAGAAGCACATTGTAGTATATACTAAGAAGGAGACTGTAAAGCCTCCAAAGAAATTCTTTTTACTGCGCTGGTTCCAGAAGAAGCATAAAGTTTTAAACGTTGAAGTAGTAGAAAAGAATCCCTATGTACAAGGGGAGAGTAGTAAATATGTTGAGATTATAAAGTGAATTGTTATCCATAATATAATTTTGTTTTTTCATACGATTTTTGATTTTTCTCTCCTGTCTGTGAAGATGGGAGAGTTTTTGTTCCTTTTTATTTTTGATTATTGTGTACCCATTTTGTACATATTTACATTGTTTGTATAAAGATAGGTATCATACGTTTATAACAAAGTGGTTGAAATCTTAAAATATGTTAAGACATAAAACATTTTAAGGATAAAAATAATGTTTGTTAAATAAAAATGTTTATTTTTGTGCCATAAAACAACAACACAAGTAGCTATCTATAACAAGATAAACACTATTAGTCGAAGTACTACTTTAAGTGAAACTATATAATCTAAACAAAAAAATGGATAAAATTATGGGACCAACAAAGAAACAAGAACAGCAATGGCAAGCTGAAAGTGATGCCAGAACAATGGCGGCATATCAGGAAATTATAAGTGACAATGCCAGGAAGAATAGGGCTATTAAGGAAGCAAATAGACAGGCCCAAGATTTAAATAAAAGAGCGGCTGCCATGAGACAGGCTGCTACGTTTAAATCTACTACCAGAACCCCAAGAAAGAAGTAAGATTTACGTATCTGAATCAAACATATACCTTATAATACGTGAGATATGGGTAATCACAGAGAATATGATTCAGAGCCAGTTAAGTACTGCTCTAAATGCTACTCATTGAAAATAAAGTATGAGGATGCAATAGATGCAGAATGGTGTGCAGACTGCGGAAGTTCTGATATACTGGAAGCACCTGTTGAAGAATGGGAAGAAAAATATAAGCAGAGATATGGACATAAGTTTGTTACAAAGAATGAAGATCCAAAGAAATCTCTTATTTTTAAAATGTCGTTTAAAGAATTGAAATACAAGGTGAGTGATTCACCATCTTGGAGAAAGATAATACATGCTATTTATCCAAGATTTCCTGGTGGTTTGGGAAGAGTAGATTCAATTCTTTTATTTTTTGATAAAATCGTAAATGACGGAAAAGTTGATGATTTGAGAATGTTACTGTTAAAATGGAGAATATAAACAATTTAAACGTTTAAAGTATGGAAGAGAAAGAGAATAAAAAAGTTAAGTTAAAAACAGGAGACGCTCCAGAGAAAATCTCCTATGAAAGATTGAAGCAGTTGTTCGATGAATCTAGACAACAGATTGGACAAATGGAAGCTTATATTGAACAGCTTCATACTCGGATTAGTCAAATGAGCGATGTTATTGAGTCAAAGAGACTTGATTATCTGTTTAAAGTACTAGAGAATTCAATTATAATCAAGGATGCAGAGTTTATAACAAGGACTGTTGATGAGATTAAAGCAGCTTTGTTTGCACCTGAACAGCCTGAACAAGTTAAAGCCTAATGCCTCATGAATAGTGAAACAAGACTTAATAGTCAAGAAAAGAAGCATCCAAAGCCAAATAACATTATAACAATCCCCTTTGATTTGGATGATATAAGTTTTTACAGATGGTGGTGTATATTCATGAAACCGTTTGTAAACCTTACCAATAAGGAAATTGAAGTTATGGCTTGTTTCTTGAAGATAAGATGGGATCTGTCCAAAGATATATCTGATCCAGCGATATTGGATACTGTTTTAATGGGGGAAATGACCAAGAAGAAAATTATAGCTGAGTGTAAGATTACCCTTCCGCATTTTTATGTGATAATGAGTAACTTAAGAAAACATAAAGTTATAATAGGTAATAATATCAATCCTAGATTAATACCAAATCAGAGACCAGATGATAATGGATATTTCCAGTTATTAATTTTGTTTAAAGGAAATAAACAGAGTGCTTGATAAAGAAATTGTTTCAGAGGTAGCTGCCTCTATAGGACTGACTCCTACTTTGGTTAGTAAGATATATAGAACATATTGGAAAGCCATTAGAACTCATATAGAGGAGTTACCTCTGAAAGAAAACTTGTCGGATAGGGAGTTTCAATCATTACAGACAAATGTAAACATACCTTCAATTGGAAAGTTGTATATAACTTTAGACAGGTATAGAAATTTGAAGAAAATGTTTAATCCAAAAAAAGAAAAATAATATGTTACATATAACAGATATAGTACCTCCATACACTTCAATCCTTACTACAGGTGATAGATATGAAGAAGACATGGTTGAAAAAGGCATCATTGTAGCAAAAAAAGGAGACCTTAAGATGTACCAGACAATATTAAAAGTAGGTTCGTCTGTACGTGATTTTAAAGTAGGTGACAAAATTATGATAAATCCTGCTGCCTATGTACGAAGAAAATACAGTAAGGACTCTTTACAAAACGATATGGACAATAATCCTATTATGGAAATAGCTTTTAATTGGGTTCAGTTAGAAGATAAAGAAGGCAATATACAAGATTGTCTGCTAATTACTGATAGGGATGTTAAATTTGTTTTTGAAGGTTATGAGACAAATGAAAGTCTTATTTTACCAGATAAACCGACATTATCTTTAAATTAATATGAGTCAAGGTTCTTTTTCTTCAAGTAGTAGTTCCTCCAGTGGGGTAAGTTTCGTAGGACTTCTTACAATCGTTTTTATTGTATTAAAGCTGTTAGGATATATTACTTGGTCGTGGTGGTGGGTATTATCCCCTATTTGGATTTCTGGCATACTTGTAATATTATTGCTGTGGTTAATATATAGATTTTTGTTGTAGTAGAAGTTTTTAACAGGAGAAAGCCTGAGTCCATTTGGGCTTAGGCTTTTTAATAGGAACAAACACGGCTTTTAAAATAGGAAAAAATGAAGTTAATTGAAGTTGTTAATTTTGAATTAAAGGTTGCTGATGAAATATTGTTAAATAAACCTTTTAGAAAACTTTGGCATCAAGACAGGTCTGATAAAAAGGAAAAGTTTTATCAACAGATGGCATATGTGTACCATATGATAGATCCTAGATCTGGTTATATTTACATAACAGATGAGGAATTGAGAAAGAAAGCCATTATAGAGCAGGAGGGATTACAGGCTGATTTTAAACCTTCTGATCTGTTGTTAGAGGCTATGGAAATTTATAAAAAACAAACTACTACAATGTCTCAAAAACTTTTAAGGTCTTCAATAAATGGTGCGAATAAAGTCAGTGAATTCCTTGATCGTGTAGATCTTTATGCAGAGGATGATAAAGGTAGACCTAAATATCAGGTATCAGCCATAACCCAAGCCTTAAAGAATGTGGAAGGTATTGTTACCTCCCTTCAAAACCTTCAAAAGAAAGTTGACCAAGAACTTGAAGATAAAGGTAAAGCCAGAGGTGCCCAGGAGCTTACCATTGGAGATGTGGACTATTAAAGTTCTTTTTAGTTGTTGTTTGGCCCGCTAGTCACTTGATTAGTGGGCTTTTTTGTATTCCTAAAAAAATATTTTAACGGTATATATAATGAAGCACATCTGTATACTTTTGTATATCAATGAATAAAAGTATATAAACATGAATGTTCCTAGTTATGATACTCTGATGAGTAAAGATAAACTCATTAAAGTGATACGTGAGTTATGTGAATTAGTAGACAAACTGCAAAAAACACAACCAAAGAAAATGTCTGATTTGGATAATGACTCAGGCTTTGTCACACAAGACAGTATTGTCACAGGAGATGTTATTGTGGTGGCTAATCAAGAAATGCCTAGTGAATGGCTTGATGCTGAAAATATGGGCCAGTTGATTCAGAAAATTAACAATGATAACAAGGCCATTAAAGGAACCTCTTTCTTGTCCACTATGAGTTTAAGCGACTTACCAGCCGGTATGAGACAAGCAGAGATAAAGGCTGAAGTCCTCCTTGCAAGTGAGATGGGAAAGGTCATATTATTTACTGTTACAAGTGAAGATACTGCTCCTTATCATTGGGAATACACATCTGCATATGGCAGAACAAATGTTTGGAGATCATTCTAATTAAACTGACTAATGGGGAAGAGTAGAAGTATATGGAGAATGTTATATGGAATAAGTGTCAAACTCCTTTAGAGGAATTGACAGTAGTTGTTGATGGGAAGACACTTAAGTTTGACGAGACACCAACTGAAGTACAGGAACAGTTTTGGGATTATTTAAACAATGTACCTTTTATAAAGTATCTTGTAAGCCCTGATAGACCCTATGTTCATCAATTACCCAGAGACGCACAAGGTAGGGCTATTATTGATGTAACGCATCCACCTATATTAGAGAATAGTGATTACTTTAGACAAGCTGCACTTACGTGGATAAACAATAGCCATAAGTATACAAACCTTAAACCAAACCGAAACCCAAATAGTGAATTTGGAAGATATTTCAACGAAGAAAAAAACAGAGGTTGGAATGGTTATTGTGATCCAAATACTGGCATGTGGGTTACTGGTGACTATTATTGGATGCTAAACTATTGTCCTATGCACCTTGTAAAAAAGCGTGATGATGGTATGGAAATTCGTGTAGTTGAGCATCCTAGGTTATGGGATGGACAATTTTTCAACTCACATTATGTTTTTCAGGCTAGAATTATGAAGAAGCACGCTTTTATGCTAGCTAGTCGTGGTAAAGGTAAAACTAGCTTTGGCGGAGGTATGCTTTCAAAGAGGTTTGAGATTGGAGAATTTGCAGATAATACGGACGATGTCCAAAGTTTTGTCACTGCATCTGATAGAGGTAAACTGGATGACCCTAACCAAATACTTTCTGTATTTGTAGACAATATAGACTTTTGTGCTAAAAATACTCAATTTGCTGCTGCACGTTTAAAGAGCAGTAAACAAGATCTTGAATGGAAATCAGGATATAAATTATCAGGTTCAGATGTAGAATGGGGCAGTAAAAATACTGTAGCGGGAGTACTTACTGGTGTAAACCAAGATAAATTAAATGGTTCTCGTGGTGTCTTATATCTTATTGAGGAAGCAGGTATTTTTAAGGATTTGAGTGCAATGTATAATCTTATCAGACCTTCTGTAGAACAAGGTTCTTCTGTGTTCGGAGAAATATATGCCTATGGTACGGCTGGTGATGACCAATCTGACTTTACCACTTTTGCTGAAATGTATTATAATCCTAATGGTTATAAAATTTATAAACTGGAAAATGTATTTGACAAGGAAGGTCAAGGCGGTAAATATATAGGTAATTTTTATCCAGTTTATTTAAACTACGATGATACTTGCATGGACAAAGATGGTAATTCCGACGTTACTAAGGCTTTGTTGATGATATTGATGGATAGATATACTGTAAAGTATGGTAGTACCGATCCTAATACTTTATTAAAGCGTATCTCGCAGTACCCAATAACACCTCAAGAAGCCATCATTAGAAGTCAAGGTAGTATATTTCCAGTAACAGAATTGAATGAAAGGTTAAATGAACTAGACAACAATCCTAATGAATTCGATAGTACTTATATAGGAGAATTGACTCTCAACAACGGTAAGGTAGAATTTACCAATACAACAGATTTACCACTTAGAGAATGGAAAATTAAAGATAATAAAGTAAAAGGAGCCTTAGAAATATTTGAAATGCCTCAAACAAACTCTGAAGGTAAAGTACCTATTGGTAGATATGGAATTGGTATTGACCCTTATGATGATGATACTTCTGAAACAATGTCTCTAGGGTCTGTTCATGTTTTAGATTTTTGGACAGATAGATTGGTTGCAGAGTATACAGGCAGACCTATGTTTGCAGATGATTTTTATGAAATTTGCAGAAAGTTATGTTTATTCTATAACGCGAGGGCTTTATATGAACAAAACCTTAAAGGTATATTTGGTTATTTCAGCAGAATGAATTGTCTACATTTGCTAGAGGATACACCAGATTACCTGAAAGATAAACATCTTATATCTAATATAGGATATGGAAACAAAATGAAAGGGGTGCGAGCAACAGTACCTATTATAAAATATGGCTTCAGGCTTATTAGGGATTGGTTATTAAAACCTGTAACTATAATAGAGCAGGATGCGGAAGGCAATGATGTAGAGGTAACTGTACCCAATCTTCACTTTATAAAGAACAGGGCATTGTTAAAGGAGTTAATACTTTGGAATCAGTATGATAACTTTGATAGAATTATGGCGCTTGTTCAATTAATGTTATATAGAGAGGAAAAGATGATTTTATTCCAGGGCAATATCCAAAGACAAGAACAAAAACCTACAGGTATGGGGGCATCTGATTATTGGAGAAAGAATTATAAGAGGCGGAAAGAATCTTTTAAAGTAGCAACTTTCAATTCAGTAAATAGTTTCTCAGAAATGTTGACACATGCTTAAAATCACAAAACTTAGTATAATTTTTATTTGTTCTTAACCCGCGTATAAGATTTGAGTTTGTAACTTTTTAAGTATGTATTTTTGCACCAAGAAGATTGTAGAACTTTGGAAGTTTAATTAAAAAAGAGAAGTATATGGAACTGAGTTTTGAAAACATTCTTGGTGAACAGGAGATTGAAAATCTGTTTGTAACACCAGAGGAAACACCTTCATCGGAGGATGGAGGAAAGAAATCAGGAGAAAATCCTGAAGAGATTGACAATGCTGAACATAAAACTACTGAGGTTGATCCTGATAACCTCTTCGGAGTTGAAGAAGATGAAGAAGAAAAAGGTGAAGAAGAAGAGGATAAAACGGAAAAACCAGAGAGCGTAGGTAGTGGAAAACAAGAAGATAAAGATGGGAAAAAGGAAGATATCACCACTGAAGAAGGTGGTGGCACTTCTCCTAACGAAAACTTCTACTCTTCCATTGCCAATGCCTTGGTAGTGGATGGTATCTTCCTTAACCATGATGAAGAGGCTGCAAAAAAGATAACTGATGCAGAAGCTCTTGGTGAAGCAATTGAAGCTGAAATTAATGCTCGTCTTGATGAGAAGCAGCAGAAGATTTCTAAAGCTCTTGAAGCAGGCGTAGAACCTGATGAGATTAGAAAGTTTGAAGCCGCCATTAAATTCCTTAACAATGTAAAAGATGAGGAACTTAATGATGAAAGTGAAAAAGGTGAGCAGCTGAGGTACAGATTGATTTATCAAAGTTATCTTAATGCAAACATGTCTCCAGAGAGAGCAGATAAACTTACTATGCGTTCGATAGAAGCAGGTAATGATATTGAGGATGCAAAAGAAGCACTGTCTGCCAATAAGGAATTCTTCCAAAATAAGTATGACACGTTCTTAAGAGAGGCTGAAGAAACTGCTGAAAATGAACGTAAGGAAAGAGAGAAGCAGGCGGCACAATTGAAGAAGGCCCTTCTGGAAGAAAAAAATGTATTGGGTGATATGGAAATCAGTGGTGATATTAGAAAGAAAGCTTATGATAATATTACCAAACCTATTTACAAGGATCCTGAAACTGGAACTTATTTAACAGCAATACAGAAGTATGAAGCTGAAAATCATCCCGATTTTATTAAGTATGTAAGCCTCTTCTATACTCTAACCAACGGCTTTAAAGATTTCAAAAATCTAGCCAAGGCAGAGGTAAAGAAAGAAATGAGAAAAGGTCTTAAGGAGTTGGAACAAACACTTAATACCACAAGAAGAAATACCGATGGTAGTCTGAAGATGGTAACTAGTGTTAAGGAAGATCCAGAGTCATTTGTACAACAAGGATTCAGATTAGACTTATAAGGCCAAAGAAATAGAAACGGTTTTTAATGATTAAATTTATTTTAAAATGGCTGGTAAATTAGGAAAATTTCAGAAGCTTACTTTCGAACACTGGAAAGGTTTGACTAAGAGAAACCACCTTGGTAGTATCTTTCAGGAGCAACCTCAGATGGCAACCAATCTGATGGTTCAGCTTCTTGCTTTCTATAGAGGTAAGACTTTGGACACTTTCTTGTCTCAGTTCCCCACCAAGGAATTTGATTCAGACGATGAGTACACATGGAATGTAATTGGCAGTCCTATGCGTAACATTCCTCTGGTAGAGGCAAGAACTATTGATGGTGACATTGTAGCTGCAAATGATGCAAATGTCGGTGTAGGTGGTGAGCCCTTCTATTTGGTATTTGCTGAGGATTGGTTTGCTGATGGTGAGGTAATCGTTGGTGAACGTAATGAGGTTTATCCTTTGAGGGTTCTCGGTGATGGCCGCAATGAAGGTAACAACACTGTTTATAAGGTAGAGACTATGGGAGGTATTACTACTGGTGTGCCTGCTGAGGAGCTTATCAACGGTAAGAGGTTCTCTGTAGAGTATGCTCCTGTTGAAAGAGAACTTTCTCGTAAGGTTGGAGATATCCGATTCTCTAGTCCTATTGCTATGCGTAATGAGTTCTCTACTATCAGAATTCAGCACAAGGTTCCTGGTTCAATGTTGGGCAAGAAGATTGCATTTGGAATTCCTATGTTGGATGCTAGTGGCAAGAAGGTTGTACAGAACATGTGGATGCATGAGGTACAATGGCAGCTTGAACAGCAGTGGAGCGATTACAAGAACAACTTGCTGGCTTATGGTAGGAGCAACCGTAACAAGAATGGTGAGTATCTGAACATTGGTAAGTCTGGTGAGGTTATTCGTATGGGTGCTGGTCTGTATGAGCAGATGGAAGTTAGCCATACCGACCCCTATAACAACTTCTCTTTGAAGAGATTCATGGATGACATCTACCAGATTTCTCGTTCTAAGCTTGACTTTAATGACCGTAAGTTCTTGGTTAAAACTGGTGAAATGGGTGCTATTCAGTTTAGCCGTGCTGCTCTGACTGATGGTTCTGGTTGGAATCCTATCACTTATGAGTATAGTGCATCTGAGCTTGGTTTCATGAAGCCTACTACATCTAAGATGACTCCTCAGGGAGGTGCATTCCGAATGACAATGCCCCAGGTAACTGAGTTTGTTGCTCCCAATGGTGCATATGTTAAGATTGATGTAGATCCATTCTATGATGATCCAGTTCGTAACAAGATTCAGCACCACCTTGGTGGTCCTGCAATGTCTTACAGATATGATATCTTTGACATTGGTACAATGGATCAGCCTAACATCTTCAAGTGTGCTGTTAAGGGTCAGAATGGTGACTTCACTTCTTATGAGTGGGGTCTGCGTAACCCCTTCACAGGCCAGATGGGTAATCCCTACATGAGCCATGATGAGGATAGTGCGACCATCCACAAGATGACTACAACTGGTGTATGTGTTCTTGATCCTACAAGAACTCTGAGCTATGTACCTGCCGTTCTGGTAGCGTAAGATTTCATAGAAGCAGTGGGGTGGTTAAATCTGCCCCCTGCTTATTTTTCAAACGTAGAAGTATAAATTAAATAAAAGGAGAAGTTAAAATGGGAAGATCAAAAAAAGTAGAAGTAAAGAATGCTGATGCAACAGTAGACTTTAATGAACAGACAACTCAGCAGCTGAATGTAGGTGATATGCCTGCAATGCAGTTGGATGTAGAAGAGATGCAAAGTCCTATGCCCACTATTCAGTGGACTCAGACACAGGAGCCAGCCAGAGGGCAGAAAGCTCCAGAGGAAAAGAAAGAGAAAGAATTGATAAATTGTTTAAGAAACGAGCGTGTTGTAGTAAAGTTCTTACCTAAAGAAACAGCAATGGTTCATAATAAGAATCATGTTCTTTATGGTGGTATGGCTATTACAGCTGTTAGAAACTTTGTAGTGCCAAGACTTTCTTCATCTGGTATTTATAAGAATGTACTTACAAATGATGAAAAGGCTTATCTTGAACATGTAATGGGATTGGAAGAGGGAGCTCTTAGTATTCATAAGAGAGTTGACAATTTCTGGGATGATAGTAATCCTAATGGTATTGGTAGAGTAACCCTTCACAAAGAAGATAACTACTTGAATCTGAGCAATCCTATAGATTACATTAAGTACAAGATTCTTCTTGCTAACAAAGACCAAATCTGTCCTAGTTTACAGGAATATGAGGAGAGGCCTAAAGCAACATATCAGTTTGTGATTGTATCTGAGAATGCAGAAACTCAGAGCAATGTAAGTAAACTGGAAGCCACAGAGCAATGTTGGTTTGAGTTTGGTGCTATTAAGAATGATAAGGATGCTTTACGTGTTATTATTGAGACATTTGAGAAGAGACCTACAAGTCCTCAAGTTAGGCTTGATTATCTTCAGAGTGAAATCAAGAGGTACATTGATAAAGATCCCCGCCGTTTCCTGAGTGTAATTACAGACAAACTGCTACCTGCAAAGGTACTTATTAAGAAGGGTATTGATGCAGGAGTTATTAGTTGGAGAAACAATTTCTATTATTGGAGAAAGGATGGTACTCCACTATGTGAGCTTGGAGAGGAGAGCACATTGAATACAGCAGCAAGGTACTTGAGTTCTCCTAAACATGCAGATTTGAAGTATACACTTGAAGCAAGTGTTAAAGAAGAATAATCACTGCTGATTGGGGAGACTAATAGTTTCCCCACAGCTTTTAAATATAAAAGGTAATATGAACAATCCAGAAATGTCTGCACTCTTTGATGTGCTTTTTTCTAATGTTACAAGTAATCAAGCACCTGGTTTAAATGAAGGCGAGAAAAGTGTTTTTCTGACTAAAGGTCAGAATATGCTTATCAAAGAAGAATTTAATCCAAGAACCGATGGTGTAGGAGGTGGATTTGATGGTAGTCAACAAAGACAGTATGATTTTTCAAGTCTTATTGTTGTGGAAAATCTTATGAACATATCAAGTAACATTGATCCAAGTACAAAATTGGATAAGAGAAGCCTGGTGTTTAGATTTCCATTAAAGTTCTTCCTTGCAGTCAATGAAATATTGTTTGATTCAAAACGTCAATATTCTGTATTACCTTTAAGTTATGATGAATATCAAAGGTTAATGTTAAAGCCTTATAACTTCCCTGTTAAGAGGGGGGCTTGGAGAATATTAACGGGTGTTGCTGAAGATAGTGGCCATAATGTTTATCCAAAAGCTGAAATTATAGGAAAATTTGAAGGTACGCCTACTTATCAGTTAAGATATGTAAAGAGGCCTAATCCTATTATTTTGGAGGATTTAACTAACTACGGTGATGATTTTACAATAGATGGTAAATGGCGTGAAACTCCTTGTGAGCTTCCAGTTGAAATGCATCAGGAAATTGTGGAAAGAGCAGTAACTCTTGCAAAGATTGCATGGCAGGGTGGGACTGTGACCCAGGCTGCACAAGCTGCTGCCCAGAGAGATAACCAAAAATAAAAGATTATGACACTGGAGAATTTTAGTTCAGGTTTTGATGTATTAGCTAATAGCTTCGCTTCTGTCTCTCCATTTGGTAAAGAAAATGGAATAGCAGATGTAAGATTCACAGAATATGAGAAATCTCTGTTCCTAACAGATGCTCAAGAAGTGGTTGCTTTAGATCTATACAATGGTAAGAATCCATTCGGAGAATCTTTTGAACAGACTGAGGAAATGAGAAGATATCTTGCACCATTGATTGCAGAAGCTGAATTAAAGCCAATAGAGAGTACAGAAAGAATCCTTGGAATGGATAGTAAATCTAAGTTCTTTACTCTCCCAGATGGAAAAGGAGAAAAACCTGCCGTGTGGTTCCTGACTTATGAAACTATCATTCTTAGTGATAATAAGGATAAAGAAGGTAATTATATAAACGGCTGTATGCATGGAAAAGCAATAGCTGTTTATCCTACTAAGCAGGACGAATACAATAAAATAAAGAAGAATCCCTTTAGAGGAATAAATAAAAGAAGGGCCTTAAGACTTGATTTATCTGACAATGTAGTGGAGGTTAAAAGTGCTTATGAGGATTACACTTATTATATAAGATATCTGAAGAAGCTTAAGCCTATTGTGTTAGAGGATTTCAGTTTAGAGGAAGTGTCCATAAACGGTGTGAACATACCTACACCTTGTGAGCTTCATGAGGGCCTTCATCAGAAAGTACTCGATTTAGCGGTTGCACTAGCTTTAAAGAGTAGAGGTATTATAGATAAGAATGAGAATAAATAACGCTGATAGTTTTGCCATGACTTGAAGCAATTGTTTAATTTAAATGATTATATACTATGGCTATTTTTTCAACAAATCAAAATCGCCAGTTGTATGTTGCAAAGGCATACAATGCTAGCGTAAGTGATGCATCTGCCAAAGGTACTATTGGCGATGTAAAAATTAAGGATGGTGTTATGTACTTTAAGTACAAGGGTGCCGATAACACTTTGAAGAGTGATTATATTACTCTGAAGAACTGTGAATATCTGAAGGTTATTGCAGCTGAAGAGATGATAGCTCCTTTGAAGGTTACTGAGGTTAAACTTGACAGTACTATCAATGGTGGTCTGCCTGTTACAGGTCAGGATTACATCTTTGGTATTAACTTCCGTCATTGGGTTGGTATGAGTGAACTCGATCAGTATTATAAGGATGCAGCTGTACATGTTACTTCTGCTATGGATAACGCTGAGAAGGTACTCAAGGCCATGAAGAAGGAGTTGGACACTGTCTTTGCAAGAGAGATTGGTGCTAGCAAGGATTCTAATCCTTATCTGAAGTTTGAGGTTAGTGGCAGTGGTGCTAATGCTAAGTTGGTTATTACTGAGAAGCCTCAGGACTGGTCACTTGGCACTGAATCTCAGGAGAGGGTATTGTTCGATGTACTCTGTGGTCAGATTTATACAGGCGGTGAAGATGTAGTATGGGGTATTGTTGAAGATAAGACTCCTACTAAGGCAGTTGCTGCTGCTGGTACTGAGAATGTAAATTACATCGGCAATGGTAAGCAGATTGCAGATCTTGAGTGGTTCTGCATGGGTGAGAGAGGTGATCAGTATAGAATGAAGGGTTGGCCCAACTATATTAAGACTGAGTATCTCGCTGATCCTGATAAGCAGTACCATGCACTTGAAATTCACCACGCCTTTACTGATACTGGTGTAAATAGCTATCGCAGTGAGAAGGACATTACTGTTGTATTTGCAAAGGATGCCCAGGCTGACTTGATTGCTTTTGTAAAGGCTATTGAGGCTGCTGGTGCTACTGTTGCTAAGTCTAATGCAGCTGCTGCTTGGACTTGGTCTAAATTGTGAATTGAGAATATCTGAAGGAGGGTTGGGCAGCCCTTCCCTCCTTTATAGTAATAACCCCACATATGTAATATGAAAGAATATAGATTAATTTTTTCAAGTACTGAGCCTGTTGCAAGGGATTGTATATGGGCTAAACCTGTTGTTGGTGGTTTTACACTATATATGTTACAGAGAGGTATCTTAGTTCCATTAAGAATCGTTGATGATAAGAAAACACCTTATATCCATGACGACACCATATTTGATGTAGCAGATGTACAGCACGGTGAAATTGTAATTGAGGGAATAAATTGGGATGAATAATTCTTAAAGATATTCCTTAAAACAAACAATAATCTCTTTAATAAGCCCCAAGGATGTATTTAAATGATATATCTTTGGGGCATAGTTTAAATAGAACAGTATGAAAGTTAGTGAGTTAATATATGAGATTCTTGATATCCTTAAAGCAGCTTCTTCTGATGATTCTTATTATACAGAGGAACACGTTCTGTTCTTATGTAAGAAATACAGAAGTTTTCTAATTAAGAAAGAGCAGGAGAAAGATAGGAATACACAAGACTCATCTTCTGAATTTGAGACTCAGGAAATCTGTTTGGATTTAGAACCCAAGAAGAATGATTTATTATGCACTAACGGTAGTTATCTTTGGAGTATTCAGAAAGTTCCCCAATTACTGAAGGCCAATTTGCCCAGAATATATCCTTTGGATTATTACCAAAACGTAAATATAAGTTATGTGTCTAGGGATAGAATGAGATATGTGGGCTCAAACAAGTATCTTAAAAATGTTATATATGCCTCTTTAGGGCCTGATATGCATTTATATATTACAAGTAGTAATCCCCAATTTAAATATCTTAAAAAGCTTAGACTAAGTGCAGTATTTGATGATTTTGAAGCTGCTGCTGAACTATCTTGTGATATTAATACGGAGGGCTCAGAAAACTGTGATATATTAGACATGGAATTTCCAATTAGAGATTATCTTGTACCTCCTTTAATTGAATTGGTAGTTAAGGAACTTGCTCCAAATGTATACAGAAGGGAAGATACCAAGAATGATGCAGCCGATGATACTCCTGTATTGAATAGAACCTCTAAATAATCTGTTATGCAAGATATTGAAAACTTCAAAACAGAACAAATAAGAAAAGGCCCAAAGAAGTTTAAAGTAACTAGTTCATGGGGTGTATATGATGCTTATAAGTGGATTAGAAAAAATAAATGGGCGGGTATTGGACAAATTGTAAGTGAGCATGATTTCTATGCTGTAATAAGGCAAATAAACGACATTGTTGCAAAACAACTTGCAGAAGGCAGATCATTTATATTGCCTTGCAGAATGGGTAAATTAGAGCTGAGAAAATATAAGAGGGGGGTATCTATTGTAGATGGAGTGTTGAAAAATACTTATCCTGTAGATTGGATAAAGACATGGGAGTTGTGGTATGAGGATAAGGAGTGTAAACAGAAAGGCATTGTAATGAGAAATGAACAAAAGTATGTTTACAAAGTCTATTATGACAAGCTAAAGGCAAATTATGAGAACAAAGGATTTTATAAATTCTGTCTCAATAGATTTATAAAAATTGATTTAAAAAATAATATTCAAAAGGGTAAAGTTGATACATTATGGTAAGGAATATACAATATACAAATATTAATAGGGTGTTGGATGACCTTCACGATGAGGCTTTAATGGAAGATGTTACCTTAGAGCAGGTAGTCAGATATACCCTTAGATTTATTGAAAAAAACGGTTTTTCTAAATTCTATGAAGACAAACTTGCCAAAGTAGAAATAAATGAATTTAGGGGAGCTTTACCTTGTGATTTAATTAGTGTTAAACAGGTAAAGGATTTATGTACAGGTCTTTGTATGAGATCCATGACTGATAATTTTGGCCCTAAACATGAATGTGTAAGAGAAAGAAGATACTCAGAACATACTTTTAAAACTAGGGGACAAGTAATTTTCACATCTTTCCCAAAAGGAGAAGTAGAGATTGCCTATAAAGCCCTTGCTACTGATGAAGAAGGCTTTCCTATGTTAATAGACAATGAAGTATACCTTTCAGCTTTGGAGTCTTTTATAGCCATGAATGTTATAAGAAATAAATTTAGACAAGGTAAGGTAAACTTGGCTATTTATCAGGATGCACAAGCTCAATATGCAAGAGAAGCAAGACAACTTAACAGTGAATTTATGATACCCAGTGTGTCCGAAATGCAAACTATAACCAATATGTTTAATACTCTTATTCCGAGAAATAGAGAATTTGATTATGGGTTTAGAGATAATGGCAGTCGTCAATATTTAAAAAGACATTAAACTAGAACACTATGCAGAAGAAACAGATGCTCTTTAAGACAAAAGGAATGAACAGGGATTTATCTGTCTCTGCCTTCAATCCTGAATTTGCCTTTGAAAATATAAATCTTAGACTTTCAACAAATGAGAATAATACGCTCTTGAGTTGGGTTAATGAAAAAGGCACTGAAAAGATAAATTTAAAGTGCAATATGAATACAGTTGAAAATCCTATATATGTGGATTTGCCAATTGTTGGAACTCCTATAGGTACAGCTGTTATCAACCATAAGCTTGTTATCTTTACAACAGAAGATAAGGATAGATTATATGTAGTGAGAAAGGAGTGCAATATTTTTACCAACACTTGTATATTTGAAGGTAATCTTAAATTTAATATAGAATACCCTTTAGAGACTCTTGTTTCCTATGAATCAGACAATGTTGAAAAAGTATATTGGACTGACAATTTAAATCAGCCTAGAGTAGCTAATATAGCAAAATTATTCAATAATCATATTAGTGACACGTCAGGAGAAGTTTATACTAAGTTTGATTTTGTCATATCTGCTAAATTAGATTCAACGCTTACTGTTAATAAAAGAACATCTGGTGGTATGTTTGCACCAGGGGTTATTCAATATTGTTATACATACTTCAATAAGTATGAACAGCAGAGTAATATAATTAATGTTTCTCCTCTTTATTACCTCACACACTCAGAGAGGGGTGCTAGTGCTGAAGATAAAGTAGATAATAGTTTTGAAATTACTATTAGCAATCCTGATGAGAGCTTTGATAGGATAAGACTTTATTCTATTCATAGAACCTCTCTTGATGCGACACCGCATGTTCTTGCTTTGGAAGATTTCCCTGTTACACCTAATACCACTATTACATATGTGGATAATGGTTCTAATGGAGCTACAGTAGATCCAATGGAAATGTTGTTTATAGGTGGTAAGGAGATTCTTGCTTACACAATGGAGGAGAAGGATCAAACCCTCTTTTTAGGAAATATTACACAGGTGAATAGTGACATTTCTGATGTACAGAGGTACTTTGATAAAATCAGAAATGAAAATAATAGAATAAACATTGAATTTGTCAATGGTGTTAAAGTAAAAGACATACCAGCTACTGACTGGGAGTATATCCCAAACAATCCAAAGTATGGGAGTATCATAATAACAGGTATTCAAGGGTATGATAACATTGAGCAGGCCTTTTTAGATAATAAACCATTAAATGTTTTCTATAATAACAATGGACTCATATATATTGGTTTTTACGGAACTCAAGAAGATATTCCTTCTGGAGATACCGTCATAACTATTATAGGCACTGAAATTAATGAAGAGAAGTATAATGTATTGAAAGATTCAACTGGAAGTTTATATGACAATACATTTACACTGAACAATAGTCGTAGAAAAGTAACTACGTTTAAGGGAGGGGATTATTATAGATTCGGATTTCAACTTCAGAAAAATACTGGAGAGTGGACTGAACCCATCTTTATAGATGATGCACAGAATGATAAATATCCTAGAACCTCTATTTTTGATGAAAGGGTTAATCTTGTACACGCAGAAGCAGAGGTATCTTTAAGTGTATTTATAGATTCAACTAGTCCCTATTACATTAAAGACTTCAACAAAGTCTATAAAAGAATAAGACCTATTATAGTATATCCAGATATAAATGACAGAGTTACATTATGTCAAGGTGTGCTTAACCCTACAGTATTTAATGTAGAAGATAGAAAGGAGGGAATTCCTTATGCTCAGGCATCTTGGAATTTTAGACCATATTCTATTTGCAAACAAGCTCAAAAAGAGAATGACAACAAAGTTGAATTCTTAAGAAGAGGTGATGAAGCTGAAGCTCCGAGTGATCCTAATGGTTATACTGTAATGATGTTAAGAGTAAAGGCTTCTGAAGCTGGATACTATTTTAAAGAAAAATGTATTGACTTTCAACATAATGATAAGGGGGAGGGTAAATATCCTTACTATACAGCTTTGGTATTTAATATAATCAATATTAAAAATAAGAGTGATGATGTTAATCTTACCGAATGCTGGGATATTTTATTTTGGATGCCGAAAGTAAGGGGGAGTATGAGTATTATAGAATATGAAAGACTCATAAGGGCAGATATGTCAAGTGCGTCTGAATATTATGGACAACCTGACAATAAGATGTATAGGCTATGGTTTTGGACTGGTTTTGATGAGAATAATGTAAGAAGATATGCCCTTCCTGATGGTGTGGTCGCTGATGATTTCTGTAGACTTTTAAGATATACAGGTTCTGAA